ATAGCGACGAGCCCGCACCCGCACGCCCCCGCGACACCATTACCATCGAAGGCACGACATATGATATCACTGATTTCAAACACCCGGGTGGAAGTATTATCAACTACGTAAAAAACACATCGGATGCGACCGACGCCTTCCGCGAATTTCATTATCGTTCGTCGGAAAAGGTGAATCGAGTGCTTCAATCACTTCCGAAATACGAGAACGAGAACGAGGGTGGATCTGTCACGGTGAGAGAACCTGTGTTGACCGAGCAACAGAAAGCAATGACTGCCGACTTTCGAGAGATGCGCGAGAAGCTCATTGCGCAAGGGTGTTTTGAACCGGATTATATTCACGTCTATTTCCGCCTTCTCGAAATCGCATTTTATTTCGGGATGGGGACGTGGCTTGCCTCGCATAATATTTACGCGTCCATTCTCTCGTTTGTCATATGTAAGACGCGCTGTGGTTGGATTCAACACGAAGGAGGTCATATCAGTTTAACGGGTTCGCGCACTATTGACCGCGCGATTCAGTCGTTTACAATGGGATTCGGTGGTGGAACAAGTGCGTCGGTATGGAACCACATGCATTCACGACATCACGCAGCACCACAAAAAATCCAGCACGACGTAGACCTCGATACGACACCACTTGTCGCATTTTTCAATCGCGCATTTGAAACGACGACACAAGGACAAATCACCGCGCGATATATGAGTCGTTGGTGGATGCGACTTCAGGCGTGGACATTCTTGCCCATCGTCAATGGAATAATGATTCATTATTTCTGGGTGTATTACTTACATCCAAAGAAAGTGGTCCATAAGTTATATTCCGCAAAAACGAGATATGACCATAATTCCGCTTCTCTTGAACTTGTATCAATGGTATTACAACATATCTTATTCCCAATTATTTTTTATACCGGTGGTGTCTCTGGTGGTGGTATCGTGTGGTGTTATTTTCTTCTTATGGTCACGAATTTTTGCGCATCTATTTGGTTGTTCAGCCACTTCCCTCTCTCGCACACATATACGCCAGTTATTCCAGAGGACAAACATCTCTTGTGGTTTGAATATGCTCTGAATCACACTGTGAATATTTCAACAAAGTCCGCATTGGTGACGTGGATTATGGGATATCTTAATTTTCAGATAGAGCATCATCTGTTTCCGTCAATGCCTCAATATAAGAATGCGCTCGCGGCACCGTATGTGCGCAAATTTTGCGAGAAACACGCACCTCACGTGAAATATACAGAGCATACCTATAAAGAGGCGTGGTGCCGGATGTTATCCAACTTGAACGAGGTTGGAAAACACTATTATGAAAATGGGGTGGAAGCGACCACGACCACGTCCGCACACGAACACAATGACTAACATCAGAGCCAGAATCGTGAAAACTCACGAGCGAAGCGAACGGCGCGCGCCCTGCGCGCGGAGTGAGCGTAGCGAGTGAAAACTAGAACCCAGGCGTATCTACAAACACCGCAGGTGCGCCACCGCCACCGCCACCACCACCGCCACCGCTACCACCCACTCCGATATTGTCAAATTGGTTTAATATAAACACTGCCAACACCGCAGAAATACACACCATAATGGAATCGCGCAATAAAATCTTCACTGGCTTTTGTCTTTCTGGTTCAACAAAGCGCATCTCTATAAATTTCAATAAAAAGTAAATGATCGCAACCGCCGCTCCTATAATAAACATTTTAGTAGAGTTCATCATCCCCGTGGTATGTATATAATTCTAAATAGAGGTTATATACATAATTCAAACGATAGAATACGCGGATTTATACGAATTATATTGACACACTCATTATGTTTGAAACGCCATCATCACTGGAGGATAACACACATACATAATACCAGCTGCGATTGCTAAAAACGCAAAAGAAAATACGAAAATGAGAAGGTCTAATAAAACAATATTGTCATACCACTTGCCTTTTTCTTCTGAATCATCTGCCATTTTGTTATTGTATATTTATTACTAGTATAATTCTACAGATTTCACGATAATACTTCAATATCGTCTAATAAGGGGGGTGCGTTGATTGTTTGTATATCATTGAGTGTGTGAATATCAAATGTGTCTAATTTAATATCCCCTCCGATTGAAAGGCGTCCACTGTCATTATCATCTGCGTATGCGTCGGCGTATGCGTCGGCGTCGGCGCCCGCGTCATCGTGTGTCATATACTCATTTTTTCTCTCGCTTGCGTCCGTTTCAAAGGTGCGAATCTCGTTCGCACCAAAAGATACACCTCCGTTATTGCCACTACCCGTATGGTCTGCGGCGGTGCTCTCGCGACTTGCGTTACCACTACCATTTAATTCGCCAACAAAATCTAAATTGTCAATTCGGTCAGAACCTGCGCCAGCATCGTGTGGGCGGCGTTCGTGGTCTCCATCATCATCCCCGTCTCCGCTGCCATCCCCAGAAACTCGGTCGCCGCTCCGTTCGCGATGACGACGACGTCGTGTCGAAGAATGGCTTGTGCGTCGTCTCGCCGAGAGATTGGCGTCCTCTTCCGAGAGAATTGGCTCTTGCTTAATCACCTCTTCATTTTCCGTGACTTCCACGACATCCTCGATTGTTTCCTCTAAATACATCTTGATGAGTTCTTCAACCGGTATATTATCGCGAATTGTATTATAAATACACTCCTTCACGATGATTTCAAACTCGCGATTGTTGCGCTGGGTATGAAGCGGTGCGATACCACGCTCGAAAATATACACATTTGAATACAGCTTCCGCGCACTATTCACGTATATTTTATGAATGAAATCCGAGAGTTGCGGAATCTTGATATCCACCTTCTTTTGTTTGTTCCCAACTCGCATCACGGTCATACACTTCAGATGAATGATATGGACGCACGTAATAAGATCTTCTAAATATCCACACGTGCTTCGCTCCTTAATTCTCTCTGTCTCTTCCTTGATGATGTTCGGATTCCATTTGGGAACTCGCGAGAGAAGATTCTGAAATGTCATCAGGTATTTGTCTTGTTCCTTATTTCCGACACAGAGTTTCACCGCTTCATCTAAAATAGAACGAAAACCTTCTTGTATCAATGGGGTCAAAATATTGACGAGACGAGACGCCCATTCGTTTTTTGATTCGTAAAGCGAAGTAACCGAGTAATCGTCCATTTGCGTAGGTAGCGCGTTTCCGGAGTTTACATAAATGAAATATTTTCTAAAGTCAAATTACAACGAAATACAATGAAATGAAGTAGATACATCATCAAAAGTTTTTCATTTCTAAATTCCTTTCTCACTTTATCGAACATAATCAGTAATTCATATCGTTGGAGTTCTATCATATTCGGATAGGTGTGAATGTAATCAATGATATCGAGCGCAGAATATCCTTGTTCGTATAATGATACTGACAAATCTAGTATTTTTGCGTATTCTTCGCGGGTCGTCGTCGTCGTCGTCGTGGTCGTCGTCGTGGTCGTCGTCGTGGTGGCGTCGGCGTCAGCGTCAATGAGATAACTTGGATGAATTGGAATAAGTTCGTTTAACGAAGATTCTCTCGACTTGACGATTTTGTATGTATCACACGCTCGGTCAACAAAGTATGTGTGTAAATTTACCGGCGTTCCTGTCTCAGGGTTCACTGGTGGCGGAATATAGATATCACAGAAACGCGATAGAATCGGACGAAGGAGACTATCTTTGTTTTCAACAACAATGAAAAATCGGGTAGATGAACTGAATAATTCAATACAACGACGAAGTGCGGATTGAGCGTCAATGGTGAGTTTATCCGCATTGGTTAAAATGACGGATTTGAATATCGCGCCTTCTTTCAGGTCAATATTTGTCTTTGCGAAAAATTTTAGTTCTTCACGTATAAAACGAATACCTTTACCGTGAGCACAATTTGCGCGCATTACATAATTCTTCATCGTGGTTTTATCGCCTTCATATACTGCGTGTATAAACCAATCCAATATATGTGTTTTACCGGAACCGTGGGGGCCGTAAAAAATAATGTTTGGGATTTTTCGGTTCTGTATGAATATATCCAGTTTTGCGCGGACGTTTTGATGGATGGCTGCTATCACGGACTCTGCTGTCGTCGTCGTCGTCGCTGCTGTCGCTGCTGTCGCTGCTGTCGCTGCTGTCGCTGCTGTCGCTGCTGTCGTCGTCATTATTACTACGTATCAGAGTGTATTGTAATAATGACGTATTGTATGTTTAATTGGGTTTTCGGCTCGATTTCGTCTCAATGCTCCGTGTTCTCGGCATTCGCCTCGAAACACTTCGCATCTCGACGCCTTACAGATGTTAGCATCCATATTGCTTCGAAAAAAAAGCACAGGCGTCGAGGTGCGAAGTGTTTCGAGGCGAACGCCGAGAACACGGAGCACCGAGACGAAACACGGAGTACCTCGACGAACCTAGAAGTTAATCGTCTGCTCATATGGTTTGACATTTGTTAACTTCCCTGGCATATTACTCTTTCCATCCCCACCTTCTCCGTGTGCGCTACCATCTGTATAGTAATAGTTGGTCGTGTAATAATAATTCGTTGGTTTGGACGCACCATAAAACGGCGATTCTTCTTCATAACCCTGTCCGTTATACATTCCAAGGTAGGCCGTCGCCGCAGGAGAACCATCCTCATAATAATACGCATTGTGGCGGTTCGTCCGCTTGTTCGCATTTGGGTCATTTGGATCAATCCAGTTGCCGATTCCGCGGATAAGATTACCCGCTGTATCGCGAATGGAACCGAAGAGACCCGGCGCAGGCGGAGGCGGAGGATTTCCGGAACCACTGCCACCCGGAGGCCCAGCCGCACCAGCACGTCCATAACCGCGAAAGTTGCGTGTTATACCCCGACGATAGATATCATCTTCATCCAGTGAAGAGTAACTCGTATCACGCGCAATATCGTCATATCGTGTGCGGGTAGTCGCTAGCAAGTTCTTTTCTATTTGGGTGCCATCTGGCAAATACGTGGCCCATCGTGTCACTTTCAGACAATCCGCATCAATGCGGCACGCATCTGACCCGGTCATACCCGGATTATTACACTTCCACGGGCATTTCCGGAACAGCAGTATATTGTTACCTTCCGCCGATTTCACAAGATTGCCGCTCGCGTCCATTCTAAAAATATTCTGGCAGTTGCCTTCATTACTAGATAATGTAGACGGTTCAACGCATTTACGAACGTGACCATCGTCGCCGTATCGCCAGTTCGCACCATCATACCACGAATCAGGGTGACTCGCAATGAGACGGTTTCGGCGGGCAACAATGACATCATATTTCAGTTGCGCGTCTGTCTTCGCTGTTACTGTCGTCGCAGAACGCAACGCCTTATACGCAGATTCATATTCCTTCTGTGCCTCAATCGCCCAGTTCATTTGACGTTTCACGTCGGAGATGAGAACATTTGCCGCAGCAGCAGTGACATATGTCGTTCCATCGTTCGCGGTTCCGGATCCGGATACTGTAGCGCCAGCTGTGCCGGTGGATATGGCAGCATTCGACCGAGCCTCAATTGCCGGGAGAATATATTCACCCTGATCCAGAACACCGCCATCCACAGAAAATGAGTTGTTAAGTGTGGCGCCTGATTTATAGGTGCGGATTTTCGCCGTTGTAGTGCTGGTTCTCGCCGCAGGAGTCTGAAGACCGGCGATCGTTAATTTCACAGGAACATTGTTGGGCACCGACCCACCCAATGTAAATGTAACCACATTCTGACCACCGCCATATGTATTTACATCAGATGTCACTACACCCGCATTCGAAATGGTAGATAGTGTGTCTTGAAGACTCGTGCTCGCATTTGTCCATACGAAAGAGATACCGAGGTCAACATTTGCCGTGCGCGTGACATATGGCACTTGAACCAAGAAAATATCACCCGACGATAGCGCATTTGTAAGCATCAATGTAATTGAAAACGTAGCCGCAGTGCCGGTATAATTCGGTGATAATTGCGGGCTTTCTGTGGAAATTTTACGGCAAGGAAGCATTGTCGCCAAACCACCATAGGTGGTATCATTAAATATACGCAAACGTTTGGCGGCATTCGCATCACCTGTCGGCCAAAGGTTCACAAGGACTAATGTCTGTGGGCCTGTAGAAGGCTCAGCGTTACTTATGAGAGACACATTGGTCAAATCGTTGCCAGGTGGTGCCGCTGTCGTCCCTGGTGTGATTTCAGTGTTCCCCCATTTCAGTCCCGACAGTTCCAACGCGTATTTTCCAGCGGACATCGGATTCGCGGTTTGAATCGTATACGTGATGACGCAATATCCGGCGTCCGTGCTCCCGCTTGTCGCGCCAGAAGCAGGAACTGTGACTGTCAAACCACGGCCATCCGAAGCAGTATCCAAATCCGCACCTGATCCACTGGATGTCCCTAATGTTGCGGGTAATGTTCCACTATACGCACGCATTGTCGCTTTCATTCCCACTGCGCTTGTATTTTGAATATAATACGTCGGAACCTTTATTGTGATGACTTTCGCTGCGGTGGTTCCACTGGCGCCTCGTAATTCAGCGCTTGTATTGAAAATAAACCGAAATGTAGTTTCAGAATTCTTTACATAAGAGCATTGATTAATGATAAGCGTCCCGTCCGACCTCGAACCGGTAGTATTGGATGGAGCGTGTGATGACTGCGTAAAAATTTCGCCGTTATATCGCACGTGATCCGCCATCGTGAGCCCTTCAATTATTCCAGTTCCATATCCTTCCGATGGTGCCATCCAAGAACCAAACCCGCCATTTCGATAGGTTCTCGAGAGCCATACACTCACCAATAACACGATAAACAGAATGAATATGACCGTAAATTTATCACTCAATAATTCGCGAAGATTCATATCGCTATCAATGAATATAATATTATAACTACTATAATGTTATAAAATTATATAATGGCTCCACCGTTGACCTAATACGTTTGTAAACTATGCGTATATGGGTTCTGTCTAAATGCGTTCAAGATGTCTGGTTGGATTCTCTCGTTGAGCTTACTTTCATCGTATCCCTGAGGCATCGTCATTTTGCCATAAATATCAATACTGGGAATGGATGACGGCGCATTTGTCATCACCATCTCACGCTGATTGGCGCGGTCAGCATCGAGGCGGTCGATGTGAACGTTGGTGTTCGAATTAAAGAGAGACATCGACCCGTGATTCGTGATATTCTTATACGTTTTATTCACGTTATTGCGTTGATTATACGCGGCATTATAGAGTCCATTTCCTAATCGTGTTGCTGAACCTCCCGCCGTTCCTAAATAATCTGTGCTCGTCGTCGCACGTTCCGTTTCCACCGGTGTGTTCTGAGAGATTAAATAACCAGCCGCGGCCTGGCGTTCTACATTGAGGTGGTCAAACCCTACCAAACCCACCGTCGTTTCCTTAATTGTCGTTGGTGCGCGGTCGGCCGGATTAAATGTCGCGGTAACCGCCGCAGGCACAGGCATACGCGCATTCTCGTAAAGTCGCGCGTTTCCAACCACATTTTCTTTACGAGACGGTTTGAGGACATCCAACAATGGCGCAACCACCGCTTTCAGTGCGCCGTGAATCCCGCCCATCTCATTGGGGCGAACGGTTGTTCGATTGTTGTGTGTGAATTTATAACTCATCCGGCCAAAATCAGCCTCTGTAGCGGTATTTTTCTCAGCAGCGTAAGGGTTAATCATCGGCTTACCATCATAGGTCTGTCTGCGCGTATCTTCGAAATTCCTTGGCGCATACATTGCGCTGCCACCATCTGCTGGAGCGGTTGTGCCGAAATACTCCGTCGTCGTGGTCTGGCGATTGCTCTCGCGGTCCATTTCAATCGCGCGCTGAGTTTCACCCTTCTCCGCGCCAGTCGTCGTAAACCAACGGTCAGGGGTATTCACGAAGAATGTGTCGGGTAGATGTTTCTCAACACGACCAAACGTTTCCGCAGTAGGCGCGTTTTGGACGTAATGTGCTGCGGGGCCTTGGTGCCCTTCGAGTGAATAGGTCAACTTTGGATTTGTCTTCACGCGCAGTTCATCCACACCACGGTCAATCCATTTCTCTCGCGCATCCATTCCAGAATTGAATCCGAGTGTTCCTTGCGTGCCATATCCTTGATCCAATCCAGGTCCGACTCGCACCTCTTCCCACGGTTTCACATTTGCGATTTTCATACTCGGCATCATACGCGACTGTAAAAAGTCGCTTTGGTTCTGCATTCCGTGAGGGAGATGAAGATTGTCAAGGGGGCGAAATAATGGTGCTTGTTCGGTCTTGGAGAAGAACTGAGAACCGGTTCCGACTTTATTATCGAGGACATTTTCGTGCATATTCGCACCCGTCGTCATTCCGCGCACCTTTGCGCCATAATAGGGCTCCATATTGTTATGCGTAAACGTGCGTGGGTCGATTTTCTCACCCATCAAGGAGGTGAAACTGTCTTTGCTATAATTATCACCGAATTGCGTGTCTAAACTTTCGCCATAAGGGGTAGAAGGGACATTTATGGCGCCTGCTCCCGCGCCAGCACCCGCGCCAGCACCCGCGCCCGCAATGAAGTTTTTACTGTCATTTGTTGCGTCACGGCCTCGCTCAGCAATCCCGCGCAAGATACCTACACCACCAACACCACCAGCAACACCTGCTGACATTTTATCAAAATCCACCCCTCGCGCATAATAACGGTCTGTAGCCGCATTTGCGTTTTTGTAATCATTGACGTTCGAACCGGTATTCGGCCGAATGACAGGATAATTTGAGGTCGGAATATTTGTGTTTGGGAGATACCTGGATTCGTGGACACCTGCGTTTCGATATCCTTCGCGTGTGCCGGGCATTGTGTTTTTACGATTTGAAGCAATATATGCTGCTCCAAGGCTTCCCAGGAGTAATGCGATTTCAGCCATTTATGATACACTTATACTATCGTATTATAAATATTATTCGATGATTATTATTATTCGATGATTAATATTCGATGATTATTATTATTCTATGATTATGAAAACAAAGCCGTCGTTCCGCTAAACTGACGAATATCACCAACGCCTTGGACGCCAGGGATGGTGCCGTTCGCGCTCGCTAAAGCGCCCCCACCCTCTGACACGCGTCGCCCACCAACCATTCCTTCAAGCGCCGGGTTCGAATTTGCCGGATGAACTACGATATACGTATCATCGGATAATCCAGGCACAGTGGTTTGCGGAACAAAACGGTCTTTTTCAATGACACGTGTATTCAAGTTATTGAAGAATGGCATAAATACATTCTCTTGCGGGTCAAAATGAAGCATCTTCCAGTTGTCTTGCTCTACATCGCGCAACAACCACGCAGGATGAGTTGCCCTAGATTGTTCCACGGCGCTTCCGCCACGTACTGGACACTGTATCATTTTATTCGTGCGTGTAGCCATTGATGCTCGGTCATCGTGATGATAATTGTCAGCAGAGTCGCGGTTCAATTTACGAGACAAACCAAACAACTCTGTCTCAATATCAACTGAATTTGTCATAATATTACCGGCCCACAACTGCGCACGGATATAGGGGTCTTCCATATAAAGCGGTTTGTCACCGGGGCCAGGGACGTTTAAAATATACCGTCCTACATCAGTAGATTGCTGAAGTTCTTTTTTGATACGGTCGGGATCGTCGTGAAAGCGAGTAAAAGACATATGAAATGAATGAAATGAAATGAAATGAAATGAAATGAAATGAAATGGAATGTGTTACTATAACATAGTAAAATAAAAGAGACCTAAAAACAATGATGTAAGAAATACATCTATCGGATACGTGAAAATGAAAATCACCGTGATCAACGACGATGAATTCGTGAAGGACGTCCACTCTCGCAAACCGTCTAAACCCTACACAATCGGCCTGAATATGATTGTAAAAAACGAATCCCATATTATCGTGAAAACACTAACGAATCTCTGTTCCTATGTCACATTTGATGCGTATTATATTTCAGATACCGGTTCAACCGACAACACAATAGAACTTATTCGCGACTTTTTCAAAGAGCGCGGGATTCCCGGTCATATTGAGCAGACGGAGTGGCGTGATTTCGGCTTCAATCGAACCCTTGCGCTTCAAATGGCCTTCAATAAAACAGATTATCTCTTTATCTTTGACGCCGACGACAGTATTCACGGGGACTTTCGTATGCCGCAGGAACTCACGCTTGACGCATATCAGTTGAAACTCGGCGAATCCTTTGTATATTTGCGAACTTTAATTATCAACAATCGAAAACGATGGCGGTTCGTCGGTGTGCTTCACGAGTATATTTCGTGTATAGACCGGGAAGAAAGTTCGCAAGCAATTCAGGGAAATTATTACGTGGAATCTGGGCGAAGTGGCAGTCGGAACAAAGATCCAAATAAATATATCAAAGACGCAGAAGTCCTAGAGCGCGGCTTCTACGCGGAAAGCGCGCAGGGAGGCGATCGTGCTCTCGCTGAGAGATATTCCTTCTACTGCGCTCAGAGTTGGATGGACGCAGGTCTCGCGCATATTGATAATGCGATTGAATGGTATTTGCGCGTCCTGACCCAAAACAATTGGTCGCAAGAAAAATACTATAGCGCGCTTTGTCTTGGAGATTTGTATAATCGGAAGGGGGATAAATACAATGCGCTTAAATATTACTGTAAAACGATGGAATATGACGAAGAGCGGATTGAAGGCGTCGCGTCCGTAATGGAGATTTTGCGCGCAGACGGAAATCACGTAATGGTAAACGCATTATATCACAAATACAAGAACTATAACAAGATTCCCCAGAATAAATTATTCTTGAATACGGATAAATATCACGACGTCATTGAATACAACAATTCCATATCTGCGTTTTATATCTTCGATAAACGCAGTGGGTATGAATGCTGTAAGACGATTCTTCGACATCATATTATGGCGTTCCACTTCCTCTCTTCAACGTATAGTAATTTCATCTTCTATCGGAACTTCCTTGACGAGGACACATTTCCCGAAATTCTGCGGTTGTTTTATACGGTAGACCATTATCTCTCGGTGGTCGCGTCAAAAAATGATACATACAGCGACGATGACATACGAACGTGGGATATTCTCTTCGCAAAGGTGCGAGATTCTATTGTTGCGCCGTGTAAGCAATTATCGCATACCGCCGACACCAGCGCCGAGTATCGCCTGGCTCGTCCGATTGACCGACTCCCCTATCTTGAGAGAAATGTTCCAGCACAAGATCCATCCATAATCACTGTGAAACGTTGTAACGCGAACAATACTACCGCTCGCGTGATAATAACATTTACGACGTGTAAACGCTTCGATTTATTTCAACAAACCGTCAACTCTATTTTGAATATGTGGACGGATGTAGAACACATAGACCATTGGTTTTGCGTTGATGATAATTCGAGTGAAGAAGACCGTGGGAAAATGCGCGAGGCATATCCTTGGATAGAGTATTACTTCAAAACCCCTGCGGAAAAAGGACACCGACCAAGTATGAAAATCATTTGGGATAAACTGAATAAAATGCGCCCCGAATATTGGATTCATATGGAGGATGATTTCCTCTTTCATACACCAGGAAGTTACGTTTATAAAGCAATGCAAATGATGATAGACGCGCGCAATTCTGGGTATAATGTTCGACAAATCCTGTATAATCGAAATTACGGGGAGACAGTTCGTGATTATAAAATACAAGGGCATAAGCTCATTCGTCGAATGAAATACGAGATGGCGCTTCATCAGCACAAGACCAGTAATGACGCCGGCGGCGGCGATTTTGGATACGGGAATTGCCATTACTGGCCTCATTATAGTTTTCGGCCATCTCTCGTCGATGTCGCCGCGATTTTAGCCGTGGGGGATTACGATACACCCAACCAATTCTTTGAAATGGATTATGCGAGTCGATGGACGAGCCTCGGTTTCTTATCTGGATTTTACAATCAAATCACCAACCGGCATATTGGGCGACTCACCTCAGAGAGAAATGACCGGACACAGCCGAACGCATATGAACTTAACAATGAAAGTCAGTTCGTAGCACCAGCCACCGCCGCAACCGCCGCAACCGCCGTGACTGCCGCAACCGCCGTGACTGCCGTCACCGCCAAGAAGCAATACTACTCCACCATTCAGTTTACAGACGGGTTCGGCGCACAGTTTCAACGTTTTATTTGGACGTGTATCTACGCGGAAGAGTGTGAGAATGCGACCTTTATTTATAGGACACCCGACAAAATCGCACATAACTATACCAACGACCCGCGGTTTATCGAAAAAATGGAGGAACTTATGAATATGAAGCCATATTATCTCAATTATACCGACGTGATTCGTAAGAATGCGGAACACGAGCACGCTGGACGTCGCGATGACGTCATTGAGATATTGACACCTGATTTCTATGATATTTTTAATTACATCGAGAAAAATATAGACAGATGTATGAAGAGCCAGAGTATGGCGCGAATCAAACAATATTACTGGCAAAATAAAGACCGTGCGCGCGAACGCCAGAGGATATATCGTATCTGCGAGGAAGGCGATACCGCCGCTCATTTGTATACACATCACCTCGCGGTTCACATTCGTCGACCCAACTGTGACGATACTCGTCCAAATGGAGGTGAAGAGTATAACAATGCGTATTATATTCGTTGTTTACTGAAAATTCGTGACGAATACATTGCTCGCGGAAACGGGGCGACCCCGCGAATACAGTTTCATATTTACTCTCAAGGTTCCGTTGATCGATTCACTGATTTTACAAACCACGCTATTTTGGGGTGCGATGTAATGCTACATTTGAATGAAAACAATCAGGACACCTATTTGGGAATGACATTGGCAGACATTCTCGTTACATCGGCGAGTTCTTATAGTTATAGCGCAGCGTTCTTCTGTGATGGTGATATCTATTATACGGAATTCTGGCATTCTCCGTGTAGTTGGTGGAAGAAACTAGAGAAAACATAATCGCTCGCTTCGCTTCGCTTCGCTTCGCTCCGCTTCGTTCGCTTTTATTCTAATCATATAATAACTGAAACGTCATTATCCGTATAAAATATGGAGGTCGCAACGCATTATGGAGATTCCGACCTTTTAGCAACGATTGATAATGTTACTCGAGATTTTCGAACCGATGAACGAGATACAAAACGTAAGATCATAAAAAATATGCTCACGTTGCGTCATAATATGAAGTATAACAAGCATTTGGTTTCTGTATATGAAAAGGCAAAGGCACTTTTTGATACAATGGTGGAAGAACATCGGGGACAAATCCAGGCTTTAGATGAAATTCATCGTCATATAAACGAAGTGATTCGTAAAGAACTAGGATACAGTAATAAAATGAATCAACAAAGTGAAATCTATAAAGATAAGAAACGTATTGGCGCACTTCTTAAACGGATGCGGGCGAGTCTTGAACATATGATGAATGTCGATACTGTAATTGGCGTAACAATCGATAATATAAATAACATTACGTTTATGGACGAACATATTGAAAACAACGACGGCGATGACAGCGATGACGACGATGTCGACGACGCAGGCGAAGACACGGAGGACGACGACGACGCCGACGACTCGGAAGACACGGAGGACGAAGACACGGAGGACGACACGGAGGACGACGACGCGGAGGACGACGCCGACGACTCGGAAGACACGGAGGACGACCTTTAGCGAGAAGCATATTCTCTCCGGATTAGATCCTTAAACAACCGCGAAGACCGCGCATACTTTCGATTCAATATCCATTTACGACACTTCCGCTGAAAGATACGCAGCCAAAATGTCTTGTAAATTGCTACCATTTCATTTCCAGGAGACAGCATTACTGGGAATATGATTTCAATCGTTCCGCGGCAATATTCACCCAACGACCTTGCGGTAGAGAATTGTTCGGGGTCCATAAAATCAAATGGAAACAAACAGAGATAATGGTGGTATATTTCGGGTGAACTCGTTTGTATATCGAAACCGTGAACTGTTTCGTTGAACCGTTGGCATAACGCGATTTCGTAGTAGGACATATGAAATGAAATGAAATGAAATGAAATGAAATGAAATGAATGGAATCAATTTTATTATATTTTTACATATATATTATTAGTAACGAAAAACATCAATGGCAACGTATTTATCGCGTGTATTTTACACGCCATTTTTTCAGAACAGAATTGTTTTATATGGTAGTTTATTGCTGGTGTTATTGAGTATATTGCGTCATCTGGCGAATCGAAATGTCAATGCGGTCGTCTTGATGGCTCTCATCGGTCTTGTAATGTCATACTTTAGTAAAAATATGATTATCGTTTTATTGACTGCGGTAATATCCGTATTTTTACTCGAGATGTTGGATTCGCGTGGTGTTACAGAAGGAATGAGCACCAAAGAGAAGAAGGACGATGATGAGGAAAGTTCTGAAGGAGGAAAAGGTAAGGAGGACGGCGACAAGGACGACAGCAAAGGTGGCAAGGATAAGAAAGGCAGCGATAAGAAAGGCAGCGATAAGAAAGACAGCGATACCAACAACAATAATTCGGTGAAGATGGAAAAGGAACCCTCAAAGAAAGAAAAGCAAGGAATGACAAAACTAAATCCGGCGAAATACAATGAAAATGCGGATGATGACGATGATGACAACGCAACCAAGTCAGGGAAAGGCAGTAGTTCCGGAAATCGCATTGATTATGCGTCAACATTAGAGCAAGCATATGACAATATTGAGAACATCATTGGAGAAGAAGGTGTGCGCGGCTTGACCGACCAAACGAAATCGTTGATGAATCAGCAAAAAGAACTGATGAATAATATGAAAGATATGGGTCCACTCTTGAAATCGGCTGAAGGATTTATGAAACAGATTACTGGCAGTGGAGGCATTGGTGGCATCACTGAAATGTTGAAGGGGTTTGCGACACCCGGCAAGAAATAAATAACAATATATAATAATACTAATCTTTGCGCGTTTAGCATTATTCAATTAATCAATCAATCATCAATGGTGAAACGATGTCCACCTGGTGTGTTATGCTTTGAAAATATGACGTTTATCATTATTGCGGTCGTTGTTATTGGTGTGGGAATATACGTGCATTCACGTGTTTTTGGACACGGACTCGGACACGGACACAGACACGGACACGGACTCGGACACGGACACGGACACGGAATGCTTGTCGCATCGTCAGATCCTCTCGCAGATTCATTAGATTTCGGAATTGGCGGCCCATCCACGAATCAAGATGTTCTACTAAATCCATATGTCCCACCTCTTCGAGATAACTCGGTAGGCGCGACTCGACCCGTATACGATATCCGAGGTGGTGTTTCCACAATTCACTACGGGCAGCATAATGGATTCGGCGGTGGCGGCGGTGGCGGTGGCGGCGTTCCCGTAAATGTTCCAACACGTTCAGTAGACACGACCTACCGCCAAGTAGGTATTCTCACACGTAGCGATAAGACCGGCGGACAGGAAACAATTCTTCCACTCATTGGTCGTCCCCTATTTACGAACCGTGATAAATGGCAGTTTTATACATTGAGCGACAAGAACAATGCCATTAAACTACCCGTCACCATTAATGGTAAAAGTGGAACCAATGAATATGGTTGTAATAACGTTAGCACCGGTGATATTATCTATGTAGAAGGTTACAATGACGCGTTTCGCGTATCAGCATATGACAGTGCGTCGTTGAGGTATTTACCATTTTAGCGTAAAACGGCTTCTGTGATTCCATTAGATTCATTGATTATTTATCATTCTATTGTTTCTTTGTGAGAGACTGTGCTACAGACGCAGCAGCCATCGCGGCTGCCGTTGCTGCTGCTGCCGCCGCAGAATTAGAATTAGAATTAGAATTCACCTTTGATGGAGAACGTTCCGATAATTCTTTCGACTCTTCCTTCGCTTTTTCGGCTTTCTTCTTCATAACTTCTTCGGTATAGATTTGTTTCACCTTATCAATGGTGTCGTCCAGTTGAATATAACTTCCGGTGATTGTTTTGGAATCTCTCGGTAATATTTTTGTAGACTCTTCTGATGCGGGGATAAACTCATCCGACGATTCATTCCATCCCATAAAATGAACGAGAATCAAATCCTGGCCTGGTGGGGGGAACGGATACCGTTTAATCACGTATGCTTTGAAGCGTGTTCCACGTGAATCAATTGCGTCGACTTCTTTAATTTCGTCTGGTTTTGAGTCATCACGGGCTTCGCCTGCCTTTGCGTCGCCCTCGCCTGCCTTTGCGTCACCCTCGCTCTCGCCTGCCTTTGCGTCGCTCTCGCCTGCCTTTGCGTCGCCCTCACCTGCCTTTGCGTCGCTCTCGCCTGCCTTTGCGTCGCCCTCACCTGCCTTTGCGTCGCCCTCACCTGCCTTTGCGTCGCCCTCGCTCTCACCCGCCTTTGCGTCGCCTGCCTTTGCGTCGCCCTCACCTGCCTTTGCGTCGCCCTCGCCAGCCTTCTTCACCGAAGAAACCCCTTGAAGTTCATTTAAGAAACGAGCCACTCCAGTAATGTCAGTTGCGTTTTCAAGCGTTGTTTGCTCTAATACATCTCCATTTGCCAAGGGCGTAACGACTGTTTTCAATCGAAGAGGAACACCTGGACTATTAAATGCCATACACGCTCCATTTTCACCAGCGGGCCCGTGACCGAGTAATGATAGCAACTTCATATATTCATCCGTCAATGTCTTGGAGACATCCGTTCCAGCGCCTTCAAAAAACGTACTAAGTTGCGTGAATCCGTATTTTCTCTCAGAGCCAGGAATCTTATACGAATAAGCAAATACCTTCTCCTTGAAATCATTGTATCCATCATTTTTCATAAACTCCGGGTCTTCCAATAACTCGTTGAGAGATTTGAATACATTCAACGCTTCTGTTTTCGTGTCATCGTCTTCATTTTCAAGACTGGTTCGCACCATTTCGAGCGCTTTTCGCAGAGTTTGAATTGACGTAATTTTACATCCTTCCGAGAGATTTACGATGTAGCTATTCGCATCATCAGAGACCACCTTCTTCCCGGGTTTGCCAGTCGCCGCAGAAATCTCAACCGCCTTTTTGAAATCATCTGCTGACATCGGCACAACTTGTATTCTGAATTCACTTGGGTGAATATGATTACCGAAACTCCGTATGATTTGGACATCATCAATTACCTGTGGGTCGCCATTTTCACTTAATTTATACAAACGATTGGAATCAGTGAGTGTAATTGTCTCAGCACCTTTTTTCAGTTTAATGTCATACATTTTCCCGCCTTCTAATTCTTTGGAATCCTCATTGATCTGACCTTTTTCCTTCGTAAAAATAAAGACTTTATCGGGGTATTCATTTCCGAGTGTATCACCATCCGCGATTCCAACTTGATTGGGTGCGGTGAAATACATACCCTGTTTTTCTTCTGGAATTTTGCCGCCACTTTCGAGGTCTTTTTTTGGAGCGAATTTACCATACAAAATACGAAGAAGGTCAAAGATGTCGGAATCGCGTTTGGTGAATTTTTTAGCACTACCCTGACCCGGTTTCAATTCAATCTGAATATAATAAGGAAGACCACTCTTCACCAAAAAGTCGAGTAACTTATAGGATTCATTTTCGTTCGTGAGTTCGTGTGTAATGCTTCGAATCGGAATATCACCCGGCACTTCGGGTAAATTAAGGCCAGTGCCCGAGCCTTTCTTGTTGGCGTCTTTCATTCCTACATCTTCTTGTTTCTTTTTCGCATCTTTGTTTTCACCGCCGCTCATATGTATCATCTCGTGTCGCGCATTTCGACGTTGTTTTCTTCTCAATTGTCGCATATTGTCATATTTCTCTTTTAAATACGCTAATACTGGCATAGGAATGTATTTCTTCAATGTCTTATTGAATATCGTGCTTACTTTCACCGGGGGTTTCACCTCTTTTTCTTCTTTCGGACTTCGTCTAAATGTATGCCGCCGCATTGATTTTCGTACCTTTTTCCATTTTCGCACACTCTGATGTTGCTGTTTCCGTATTTTTCGTATTCTATTTCGTGTTAGTTTCATACGATTCCATATATTTAATTTATATATTATAATAAAAAATAATACATTGTTATAGTAATACTGTATTCATAAAAAAGAAAGATGTCATCTAGAGGCCGCGATGCCCCCGTAAACCTAACATCAGATATAATGCGGAAAGAAGACCGCACGTGTTCGTCGACGTGTAGTTATTCGTATCAGTATAACACGAGCACGTGTAATGTATTTCACAAGGGTTCATATTTGCGTATTCCTTATGACAGCGGTAGCGGTGGAATCTATCCGGCGCGTTATAATGGCGTGGATTACAAAGTAGACCACATCCATATCCACCAACCATCCATTCATCGATATGATGGGGCTCTTGCGGATGCTGAACTCCTCGCGTATCATTCTAGCGCAGATGGGCGCAATCTCATTGTATCGATTCCTATCAATATCGGAAACGGGGCTGGAAAACAGAGTTCAGACATAATGAATACCATCTTACAAAATTTGCCGAGTCGTTCGGAAAGCGGCGGCAAGTATGTATCGGATGTGAATAATTTCAATTTAGGAAACCTTATTCCAAAGGAGGGATTTTTCACATATGTTGGCAAGCACTTGTTGCCACAATACACGGGGGTTTACAATTACATCGTATACCATAAAAAGGACGCGATCCTCGTATTCCGGGATTCTCTCGCAAGTATCAATGATTCCTCGCGTTCCACATCGATCACGAGAACGGAACCGATCACTGAAAATAGAATGCCGCGCAATATGTATTATTATAATAAGCGTGGTGCGAATAATGCGAAGGGTGCGGGGGATATTTATATCAAGTGTAACCCAACTGGTGAAGACGGCACGGTATTATACCAGCAATCTGCCAATAACGGTGAACTTGGAAGTATGGCGGAGTTGGATTTGACTAAATTTGGTTTAAGTTGGGATGCGATATTACAAAATGACATATTTCGCACACTGATTGGCACGATGGTTGGGTTGGTCATTGCGGCCATTCTCTTTTATATGTTCCGTTTCATATTCAATCGCATTGGCAATCGCGTAAGTTCGTCGGGTGTTGTGATGGGACAAAGCGGTGGTGGCGGTGGTGGCGGCGTCGCAAGATAAAGTGTCTCGATTTCGTTTATAATCAACCTATTGTATTATACACGAAATAACTCTATTTTCAATATTCGATTAGATCACGCCGTCATATTCTGGTTCAACCGCACCGTGTAGTTTTCCAAGAACCGGTTGAAATGAAAACCCATCGGTAATGCCGCTTCTCTCATCATTTGGCGAAATGACCACGAGTTTATCCACGAGTTCTTCTTCGAGTGTCTTGGATGGAGCCGGGTTCATCGCAGTCATCACTTCTTGTTTTTTCTTCTCCGTAGGGGAAAAGGTTTCAATCCCGTAAACGCCCGTCACACGGCTTGATCTGCGAATAAATTCGTAGGCAGCAAAGAATCCTAAAATACCAACGACGGGGTTGGTGCTTAAGAATAACGTAATGGCAATAATCACAACAACGATCTGCCCCGTAGTGCTTTCCGCATACTCAGCCAACGCAGGTGGAACCGATGGCGTGAATACAATATATAATATCAAGAGCACGAAAATCACCATTTCGTGTTGTTTTTCTTGACGCATCAATGTTTGGAACATATCCATTATACCTATATATAAACCAAATAGAATGTTATTACTATTATATGATATAATATTACTTGGAATATTCTAAAACTAACATTGATAGAATTGAAATCTCTCGAAGTGTTCTTCCTGAATCTATACCGACCGACCGATAATGACCACCGCCGCCACCGCCACCGCCACCGCGGCGACGTATTACGGCCCTCGCGGATATACAATGCTTAAAGAATATATGGACGCGGACGACCTGAAATTACTGAGAGATGAACTCACGGTTGGCGCGTACGTTCCTAAAGCACCTGTCCAACCTCCTAAATTCCCAATCTACCGCGAGTGTTCTAAAAAAATATACATTCCCCGATTTTATGGAACGAAAATATACGGCATTCCTGAAGAAACACGCATCCCTCCCGGCGTCCCCGTATACGATTCTCTCGTGTTCTCCGGCGAGATGCGCGAATATCAAAATGTCATCGTGGATAAATACATCCATCAAGTGACGAAACCCGAAAACGCGGGAATGGGTGGCGGCGGGCTTCTCGATGTAGACCCTGGTAAAGGAAAGACTGTTATGGCGCTCAATATCATCTCGCGGCTCCGGATGAAAACACTCGTCATTGTCCATAAAAGTTTCCTTTTGAATCAGTGGATTGAGAGAATACAGCAGTTCTTGCCCGCAGCGCGCGTCGGAATGATTCAGGGACAAATCGTGGATATCGACGACAAGGACATCGTCATCGGAATGCTCCAGTCACTTTCAATGAAGGAGTATCCGAGAGATATGTTTGATTCCTTCGGTCTTTCTGTATACGATGAATGCCATCATATGTCAGCCGAGGTATTTTGCCGTTGTATGATGAAGGTTGTCACTAAATATACGCTCGGATTATCAGGCACAATGGTGCGGAAGGATGGACTGACAAAAGTATTCAAATATTTCTTAGGAGATGTGGTTCATAAAGAGAAGAACGACACGACGTCACACGCGGTGATTGTCAAGGGGATACAGTATAAAGTCGACGACCCGGAATTCAATGAAACGGAATATGATTACCGCGGTAATCCTAAATTCAGCACGATGATTTCTAAAGTGTGCAACTACAATCGTCGGAGTGAATTTATACTCGACGTCCTACAAAACGAACTGGCGACGAATCCCGACCAACAAGTGATGATACTGGCGCATAATCGGTCATTACTAGAGTATTTCCACGACGCGATAGAACATAGGAAAATCGCGTCGGTGGGGTATTATGTTGGCGGGATGAAAGAAGCCGCACTGAAATTGAGTGAGAGCAAGAAGGTGATTATAGCGACGTATGCGATGGCGTCGGAAGGTTTGGATATCAAGACCTTAACCACGCTTATTATGGCATCACCCAAGACGGATGTATGTCAGTCGGTGGGACGTATCCTGCGCGTAAAACACGCGGCGCCTCTCGTCATTGATATTATCGACCCACAAGATGTATTCCGCAGCCAGTGGTTGAAGCGCCAGACGTACTACATCAAACAGAGATACCGTATCATAATGACAGATACAGAGGGGTATTACAAAAATAAGTGGACTGTGAAATATGAGCCGGCGGCGAAGTCGAAGATGACGGGAGCGGCAACCGAGGCATCCGCCGCGTCACTTGCTCACGCAGACATAATAGAAATTGATGAAGAGACCGGGGTTCTCTCGGTGACGACGGAATCGAAAATGAAATCGACGATTCCAAAGATGAATGGGACGTGTTTCATTTCGTTAGATTCGTTGTAAATCGTTGTAATATCTCCAATGACTCCCGAAGGTCGTCATTTTCGATATTACAACACCAGTCAAGTCCGTCTCTCAACGCCCGCTCCTGAAGGTCGTCATTTTCGATATTACAACACCAGTCAAGTCCGTCTATCATTCGTCATTTTCGATATTCCAATACAGAGAGGTGATAGAGTCGGAATAACGGAGCCACCGTTACGTTGGTGCAGTTATGAAGGCAATGTCACTTTGTCTGGCGGATTTATTGTGGCGCCGTCGAACAACTATTATATGCGGTAATCGGTGTCGGATTTGCTAAAGCAGTCGTAGAAGGGCCAACTTCAGTTAGAGACCCTCCGGTAGAATATGCCGCATTCCCAAGGATTACTCCACCACCGTGTTGACGCGTATGTGCGTTGTAGAGGTTGCGGTGACAACGACACCGTTTCATTTTTCTACGTAAAGTCTTAGACTTAGATTTAGATTTAGACCTAGACTTACCGCCTACCCCAGTCACAATGTCGCATTTACACATTTTACACTTGCGACTGCGGCTGCGAGTGCCACGCTTACCCTTTTTACTACCACGGCCACCACCTTGTGTCACCGAGTTATATCCAACCGTGACAGGCGCATATGAACCACGCGCATAAGCACTATCCACATTTCCGCCATCAAACGAATGAAACTGACTCATCCCACCACCATTTTGGACGAACGCGCGACCGGCTTGCCCCTGATACATATTTCCGGTTCCACTAGCGTTTTGTGGCACATCTTTGCTAGATAACGCAATACCTGCGTTATGTTCGGCGAGTGGATTTGAACGCAAATACATTGTATTGTATTGTATTGTATTGTATTGTATTGTATTGTATTGTATTGTATTGTATAATAATACGATTCCTACTATAGAATGATATTATTAGTATTTATGACTTAGTATTTTTTATTCGTGCGCCTCCGGCAAAATGAACGCTTTGTTCCGCGAGCAAACTTACAACTTTGACGCAGTTTACGGCTATTACATTTCTTCTGTGTTTTTGACCGGCACGGGGAAGAATGTAAACGCGCTAAATACTTCTTCGGATCACGAGGCACAAACCCCTTGACCTTTTTGATCTTTTGGCCGCTAATCGGTGCTGCGGGCTGAAGATTCATATGTTCCTGACCGAGACGAATCTTACTGGTTCGCCTCCTTCCTCCAGATAAGGGCTCTTGCGACATTTCTGGTTCTGACATTTGAATGTGTTGTCTATATATATTTATAGATAAATGAATAAATGAATAAATGAATAAATGAATAAATGTTACTTCATTTCCTTGTCAAACAACGCGTCCACCAATAAGTGTATTTTGGGTCGTTCTGTCGACTTTTCCCATAAATAGTGACACCTACGCAACGCAAACTCGTGAAGTTCAAATAAATGGTCGGTATGTGTAATCACATTGCGTCCATCCATCATAATCGCCGGAGTAGTTATACCGTATTCTTTCTGAAACGGATGAACCATATTCCGAAACACGTAATCTAACGCGATTTTATAACTATAAATCGATGGAATAAAAACGGAATTGCTAAAGTTAGAGACATTAAAGACAATTCCGTTCAGAATGTGTTTGTTCGCCCATACATATTCAAACATTTGCCGCGACTGTTCCAATTCATCATTGGATACCACCGTATGTATCCATACTAACGCACCGGTTCTTGGCAGTCTTTCTAATTGATTCACCGAACCAACAATATGTTCACTCCCGCGAACGTTTCGTTTGCCACCGCACTCCATTATCGTCAGCGAAGCATCATTAACACGTCGAATTTCTTTCGGATTATGACAAATCAATGGGACACGCTGTTGACGCAAGACCTCAATAAGTTCAGGAGAGGATGCCCGGGACACGGAGTAACACGGGCGAAGATAAGGCACATATTTATTCCATACCTCATATAGTTTTGCCATTTGATTCGTATTACTGTATTGTAATATGTTACTACGGTTTATATTCGTTTGTAACGATTTACATATTTTATTTCGTGCTGTTTTACCTGCTGATGCGTGATGACTCTGTCCAACGGCAACGTTTTTGAATTTGTAGAGGCCAGCATTTGGATGGGAACCCATCGACAGAATCGTTTATTGAAACGGCACATCATCAAATACTCCTTTTCGAGATACACATATTTATCTGGGTCGGTGTTTTCAAAAGAAGTTTCGTCGTCACTTTCTTCTAATGCGTCCAATCGTTTATTCTCGGCAATTGTGCGAAAGTATCCATTCATTATTACACTTGTTTTATAATTGGGAATGTGTGCGAAATTATGAAAGACAAGGGATGGCGCAGTGGACGACGCAGTGGACGACGCAGTGGACGACGACCGAACAAATAGTTCATAGATGTCATTTTGAACGTTTGGACGCACTACAAAAATGGCCTGAATATTTGTTAACATTTCATCTGGGGGTTGAATATATAAACGTTTCGTGGCAATCGGCGCGGGAATCTGCGCGGGAATTGGCGCAGGAATCGGCGCAGGAATCGGCGCGGGAACAGTCCCGCCTACATCTACCAATTGATGACAAACTCGTGTAGTATGAGTATAGCGAAACTGAATTGCGAATACTTGATACGGTAATGTATCAATGACCGAATGAATATTCACGGTGGAATAACATAATACCGGTAGTCCAAATAGTATACTGTTTTGTTTTGTATATGCGATTTGTGAAATGTCACGGGTTGAAAAAATGTGTTCACATAAACGAACGTGGTCAGTCAATGTCAATGGAGGGATAGAATCTCCCTTATACCAGTAAATGTGATGAATTGAAAAATAGGTATTTGCCTGAATGCGAAAGACGGTGCCACTAAAAACACTACCATAAGCCATTGTTCTATCCATACACGCATCATAAATGCGAACTGCCCCAGGTATCCAGCCATTTTCTTGTTGAAATTTGCGAAAAAATGGAGACAATGTCTGTGCGTGTGCGTTCCCCTGACGCGAATGCGAATGCGAATTCGAATTCGAATTCATTATTTCTATGACAGCAACAATTTTGACGGATTTCCATTCTGTAACCCACGCAACGCAACGCCGACCCTTTGGAATAATAAAACATCTATATTCACCCGATTGTATTGTCGGTTTATCGTTCTTATGAATAACTGCTTCATAAGAAAGTCGTGTCGTCGGAAATCCAAACAATAAGTGCTCGCTTTGTTGTGAAGTCAGTAATGTAGGGCCACACGTCAATGCGGGAGTCGAGGGTATAGGATTACGAATACCATTGCGATACATAATGAAATGAAATGGAATGGAATGGAATGGAATGGAATGGAATGGAATGGAATGGAATGTATGTTAGTATAGATAACATTTTACCTTTAACTCATTTCATAACTCGCGCGAAACGAATTCGCATTTGAGGATTTGGATTTCAGGCCAATTCCGCGGAGGAATGTCTTTAAATCCTTTTTCATATCATTGACGGTGCTCTCATCGTAGTTGCCTAAATCACGGATACTACTACTATGAATTGCTCCGGAATCATTGGATTCTATATTCGTATACGACGACGCCGATGCCGCCGATGCTCCCGATGCTCCCGATGCTCCCGATGCAGCCGATGACGACGACGACGACGATGACGACTTTGTATTGTCTAAATTTTTATGAATTGTATCGAACAATGATTTATATTTCTGTTTCGGACAATGAATCAAATCTTTTACTTTTGGAGCGGTAAGTGTTGTTTCAAAATAGATATACAAATAGTGGATAATGACAATTAGACTGATAGAGAATACAATATTTTGAACTAACCACAACATATTCACGTGTATATTACGAACATAATTTGAAGTGGTCTATAAACGAAATGATGTCATCTTTACACGTTCGAGTAAGTCGCTCTTGGTCATTCCCTACTCTTTCCACGCATTGCGCCCGATCATTTAGCGGGTTTACACCATTTTCAGTGGTCATATAAAAATCAAGTACAGACGTTTCATCTTCATTAAGTATAAACACAAAGGCGTTCATTGATTTCGGGTGCGTCTTTACAACCATTTTCACGTGTCGGATGACAATATGATGAGATGAAAGGAGTGAACGATATTTCGAGTCTTCTCGTGAATGGATAATGTAATAACTCTCGTCCAATAAAACGGGTAGCGTATCAGAAACGGAAATGGTCGTATTTGCGCAATCTACGGGTTCATATTCGTATAAAACGAAGGATCTAGACTCTCCGTCACGTCCGTGTCCGTGTCCGTGTCCGTGTCCGTGTGTCCGTATTTCATAGATCGCATCGTCGGACAAAATAAAATGCTCGATTTTCTTAGTAACGAAATAAATTTCGGTTCCTTTCGGACGTAAACGCCCACGTTCGATGATATGATATAGTTTTGAATATTGCGCGTTGATTTCATCCAGTGTAATATCCAAAAAATAGATACGTGGTTCGGTTCGTTGTTTGGAATGGATATGATGCGTGCTTGTGGTGTTGCGATAGATTGTGTTCAACCCAGATATCATCATTGCCTGACGGGCGCTTTGGCCTTGTCGTTGTGTTCGAACGTGATTTTTTTCCATATTCCTCTTTTAGAAGATTGCGTTATATAACCTATCACGGTATGTTTATGTCGTATTTGTTTCTAGATCACGTTACGTAGCGCTTATGAAACAATATAGAAACATTTCGCGTATTCTATACAACTCACGGATATATTATATACAATGCCGTCGTCGTCGTCGTCATCGTCGCGAACTACAATTATCATTGTTTCAAAAACAGGAACACTATCTGAATGTCACGTGGAACCCAATAATGAGACAACCATTGAAGAACTCACTAACTTACTTTCTAAAAAATGCGGATATCGAAATCACTCTGGATTCAGTTGTTACCATACGTGGCGGTATAAAAATAAAAAGAAGTTGGCATTCGCTGTTCAAGGTGTGAGTGATGACCTTGAAGTTCCGAAATATATTTATGTCGATATTTGGGGGAAGACGGATGGCCGAGCAGGCAATGAAAACAAGTATGAACTACCGCCGCCGATTGATGATTTATTGTTTTACGGAAATACCGCACTTGTTGCGCGAATGGATAAGGAACACGCGATAAATCTAACCATAGATCTCTGGTCGAAAATATACGAAAAGTTATTTGGAGGGTTTGAAGATTTAACCGCGACCGCAATCGAGGATGAAAATGAATCGGATGAACTCGCGTCGATTCCGGCATCAATGAAAACGATCAATGGGTATTTGAAGGACGGATTCATCGTAGAAGATGATTCGGAAGATTCACCACGCTCGAAGTCGAAGTCGAAGTCGAAGTCGAAGTCGACGAAAAAGAAAAACATATCAGAATCTTCTGAAAGTGAATTTGTTACAGAAACAGATACGGACTCCATCACACTTTCTTCATCCGATGCCGATGCTGCCGATGCTGCCGATGCCGAGACAGGAACTGATGCCGCGGCGGAGATGATCTCCACTAACAATGTTAAAAAACGCACACGGGGCAGTGATAGTAAACCCAAACGAACCATCACAAAAAAACAAACAAACACTAAAAAACCGGTTGTAGAAGAAAACAGCCAACACGAAGAAATAGAATCTGAATTAAGCGAAGAATCATACGATTAAATTGAATAAAGAAAACAATGTAATATACATACACATAGAACAAGAGGGTTCAAATGTCTACTTTACTTTCGATTTCGTATCCGGACCATTTTCGTGTGGAAGTTCGCAAACGACTTTTAGCGTGTATTGCGAAATCGGCATCGGCGGCATCGACGGCATCGACGGCATCGACGACCATTGACATCGACGTCATTGCTACCAACATCGAAAAGGGTGTATTTAATTGGGCCATTCAACACGCCAGCAAAAACAATATCGTAAAGAAATGGTCAAATCCATATTTCATCACATTATACATTGATCGTCTTCGGTCAATCTATGTCAACGTGAAGAAACCAGACGTATCCAGTGCGATTTTGTCAGGTAACATCAAGGCACAAGACCTCGCATTTATGACACATCAAGAAATATGTCCTGACAAATGGAAACAACTCATTGAAGATAAGAAAGTGCGGGACAAGCAGAAATACGAACCCAATATCGAAGCATCTACAGATAACTTTACGTGTAATAAGTGTAAATCCAAGAAATGCACGTATTACCAACTTCAGACACGCTCTGCGGATGAACCGATGACGACATTTGTTACGTGTTTGGAATGCGGAAAACGATGGAAGTGCTAAGGTCGGTCGGTCGGTCGGTCGGTCGACGCCAAACTAGCCACGCGGTAGATTTGTAATATAATAATATTCAGATAGTAAAAAGATGACTTGTAATTTTTTTACTATCGTAAAATCTTATTTTCATTGCTGTATATCTAAAAAGGATAAGGATCACGAAGGTGAACCCGTTGAAGGAAATCCGTGTCTATATCCCCCATCAGGCGAACATAGTCCATTTTCGTTTGATGACCTTACAAATGACAGTGAAAATACATCATCAACACCAATAAGCAGTTGGTCTTCCGCATCTTCTTTGGAAGATTATCGCTGCCCACCGCCAGTAGAGAAACACAAACAACACATCAAAGAATCGTTGTATCGTGTCAAGAAATACAATCAACAATTTCTTCATCGGCATTATGCGGATGTTTATCAGACATCTTCGTAAATAGAATTAGCAATAGAAATAAAAATAAAAATAGAAATAGCAATAGCAATCACTGTCGTGTCGTCTATAATATTTCTAAATCTTGAACTCGCCAATATTCAGAACCGCCATTTGGTAATGGTCGACGAATGATAAATGGCGTCTTCTTCTGTTCTAACTCCTTGACAGCAATCAAATATCCGTCGATGACAGTGGAATCGATCTTGATAAATGCGGGGGCTCCTTCATTAAGTTGTTTTGCGCGTTGTCCGAGTATACGTGTTTTTTCGTATTTCGTCATTATAGGAATCGTGCGATGTAAATCATCCACGATCACGCCATCAGCATTCCGAATCACTCGAGAAAGCGTCTGAATCTCGTCATAATTATGCGACATCGACTCGGGGTGATACGTTTGGATATAACTTTCACGGACAGTAGATGCCAGTTTTTGAAAGTATTCCGAGGAATCGCGGTCGGCGTCGTTGTCACTATCACTGTCGCTATCATTGTCGCCATTATCACCAAATATACCGTGAGGGACGCCTAGAAGTGTAAGGTCATCTTCTGGGTTTTTTTTTCCAGAAGAACGTTTCTTCTTGTTTTTTTTCATTTGTTTTTCATCATCACTGTTTTCCTGTTCACCGCCGATCGATGACGATGAATCATCGTTTTCACTCGCATCATTGTCATTGTCATTGTCATTGTCATTGTCGTTGTCATTGTCGTCACCATCCGATGACACTTCGGAATCAGTATCACTGGCATTTGTAGAAGTATCATTGGTTTCATCATCCGACGCACCCACGTCTTCACCTTCGCCACCGCCTCTACCGCCATCACCTTCGCCACCTCCACCTCCACCTCCTTCACCACCGGCACCTTCGCCTTCGAATGCTCTGTGATATTCGTCATCGTCATCATTAATATTACCTACATTGTTACGAGATACAATTGGAGGAGGAATGGGAATCCCGCTGGACATCGTCAATTGAAATGATATAATATATATATATTACACTTTATTATGTTTCAATTTTCTTCACTCGCTCGTATTCCATATTTTATCACACTTTGCACACAAGTATACATATTTCAGGTTTGTATCGTCGTAACGAATATAAATGATTTCTGATTTGGGTTTCGCAGACGACCCAGCAGATGCCTTATCGGCGGAGTGACTCGGGCATTCATCATTGGGGCATCGCATCGTGTGGATACGCGGCAAGGTCGGATCATACTTTGTATACTTATTCACCACCTGCGAAAACGACGTCGTTGTGGTTGTCTGCTTTACATTCACTTTGGATACGCAAATATTCTCCGAAGCAATGGTATCATCGATATTACCACAATTGCGGCAATAATATTGTAACTCATTCTCCGGAGTCACTGAGATGTAATACATATTCGCACAAATCGAACAAAAGTGCATTTCCAATCAGTAAAGTATGTATATTGTAATATATAATGTATATACAATTAAATTCAATTTAACTTGTTTAAGTATTACAATACCGACGCCGACGCCGACGCCGACGCCGACGCCGCCACCGACGCCGCCACCGCGTCGTATTGTTCCATTATTGTATGATAGGATACCGATGTATTTATCCCACCATATAGCCCAATCGCGACCGTTTTACGTTCCGGATATTGCTTGCGTCGTTCTTCCAAAATCTCTCGAATACGCGTTTTATTTTCGCGGAATCGCCTGCGCATAAACTCTTGAAAATCAGAGACAAGTGCTGGCTCGATTGTGATATACGTCGTAAGTTCCGTCAATAATGTTAAACACGCAAACTTATAGTTATAGTATTCAACCATTGTGTGATACGGGATGAAATCACTGTGTGCCGCGCGAATCCCGGGTTCGTGTAATAACGGTTCTTTATCCAACAACGACTGAAACGTCATAAGCACAGACCGAATATTTTGGCACCCCGACCATTGTTCACCGCGCCACGTATTTACAATCGACACACACACCTTCTTATTCGCATAAAAATTCGGATGGAACCGAATATTGTTTGTATTCGTCAAATACGAAACAATCGGCGGGGAATGGGGATAATTTGTAGGGAACTTAAAGACGAAGAAGTAGTATCCTCCGAAATAAAGTGAGTCTGCTGGGCCGACGATACACGCATAACCCGTCAACATATCCGTTTCGCTATGTCGATATATAATCCCGCATTCTTCTAATGTAGGGTCAGTCATTACGCCGCGAATGTCTTTGAGTAGACGCATTACGGTTTCTTTGGGGATAACGACTTTCGTTGTGGCGGCGTCGGTGGCGGCGTCGGTGGGAGGTTCCATAAAAAGATGTTTACAGTAAATTATTGAATTGTGTTTATGTATTTTTTACGTTGGTGTGTGTCCGGAATGGGGGGATAACAAAAAAGGAACAATTCCGCGCACTTTTGCGGATTTTATGACGATATATCGAGCAAAATGGTGATGTCGAGATGAAAATGTTGTGACCATTATGGTCTCATAAAAATCGGTGTGACGACATATCGTCACAAAATGAAAATCCGAAACCCTAAAAAAAAATCCACCGTCTAAATCGATTTTTTTACAAAAGTCCCGCGCCAAGAAAAACGAAAAAAAAAACATCCCCCCCAAATCGCCAATTTTTGCGAAGAAATAGTTCGAGGGCCATTTTGGGGGGATATAATTTAGAGATAAAACCTCTGGAATATATAAACCGGAGGTTCACGAATTTTTCAATTCATAACTCTGACAAAATTGAACCTGAAACCTACCCGATTAAGAATTCAACCAGGACAGATTACATCACAATGAATCACGGCAATGACAATGGAGGCGGAGGCAATGGCGCGGTAGACGCAACGACTGCGTCGTATCAGTCTCTTTGTGCCGGGATGACTTACGAACAATTTATGAAACATCACGTATCCAAACCGGGTGAGGCATATACGCATACACGTATCGGTGATAAATCACTGAATGTTCACGGTGGTGTTTATACGATCCCACCCGCAATTTTACCCGTGTTTTGGAAGAAATATTACAACTATGTATTTGAAACCGGAAAACAGGAATTTCTCACAGAAAAACAAAATTCTGAAAAAGGCGTCATTGTGGTTGACTTTGATTTTCGATATGAAACAAGCATCACGAAGCGTCAACACACCAAAGAACACGTTCTAGATATGATACAATCGTATTTTCAAACTCTGGAAACCGTCGTTCATATCCCGACCGATGCGCAAATCCCAATATACATCTTTGAAAAAAGCGACGTGAACCAGTTGGACGATGTCACGAAGGACGGAATTCATATGATGATTGGTATATATGTCGACCGTCCAATTCAGCGGATGTTGCGTGCGCGTATGCTGAAAGAACTTCCAGAGATTTGGACGGATCTCCCCATCACAAATAAATGGGAGGATGTTCTGGACGAAGGTATTTCGCGAGGACATACCAACTGGCAGTTATACGGTTCGAGAAAACCAGGACACAAGGCGTATATGATGAAGTATCATTTCATTATGATGCGTGACCCGGAGGATGAAGAGGGTAGTGCGTGGATGTGTCAAGAAGAGAAAATCAGCAAATTCAACGTCAAGGACAACTTCGCGAAACTCTCCGTTCAGTGCGCAACGGGGGTAGATACGGATTATCCGACGTTTACGTTGATCCCCGATAAACCCGCATTAAAAGCCGAATACGACGCAATTCTCAGTCAACAACGCGGAATGCGAAATGGCAACGGCGGCGCAGCAGGAGATGGAAGTCGGCGCATTCGTCTGGTCGTTACCGGTGGCATTGGGACGAGCGGTGGCGCTGGTGGTAGCGGTGTCGGTGTCGGTGTCGGGGGTATCGGTGCGAGTGGTGGCGGCGGTATCGGCGGCACGGGAACCGCCGACGCATTGATGTCTCATAACGGCGTCATTCTTATGGATAAAATAACAAACCAATCCGAACTTTCAATGGCAGTGGAGATTATGTTGAATGCTTTGGAACCGAAAGAATATGAAATCCGAGAGACGCACTATTACACAATGGCGCTTCCAGCACAATATTATGACCCTTACGACAAATGGCTGCGCGTTGGTCTGGCGCTTCACAACACAAGCGACAAACTCTTCTTAACATGGATGCTTTTCAGCGCAAAATCCGCGAAGTTTTCGTGCGCACACATTATGCGTCATTACGAGACCTGGTGTAATTTCCCATACAGTCCGGATGGTCTTACACGTCGTTCCATTATGTATTGGGCGAAGAACGATTGCTTGGAAGAATATACTCGAATCCGTAATGAAACCATCGACAACTTCATCCATCAGACGATTTGTAATGAGACGACCAACGACGCGTCGACGGATGTGGATTTAGCGACGGTATTGTATACGATTTTCAAGGATCGATTTGTCTGTGTCAGCGTGAAAGACAATCTCTGGTATGAGTTCGAGAAGAATCGGTGGGTAGAGTGCGACCAGGGTAACTCGCTTCGTGCGCTGATATCGAAGGATATGCACGACATTTATACAAAGAAACATCGCGATATTATGGATACAACGTCGGGATTAGATCCCACGTCCGACCAGTATACCAATGCGCGCAAAAAGTCGCGGCGTATTGTGGATATCTGCACCAAACTCAAGACAACGAGTTTCAAGAACAATATTATGCGTGAGGTGCGCGAGCAGTTCTATGACAAAGACTTCATCGACAAGATAGACACCCGCCCTGAACTCCTGTGTTTCAAAAATGGTGTCATTGATTTCAACACGAAGACCTTTCGTCGCGGGCAACCCGATGACAACCTATCGAAGACGACGAAGATCGACTACGTCCCACTTGACCAAGAACGCCATCAAACCCAAATCAATGAAATCAACGAATTTATGGCACAGCTCTTCCCCGAAGAGGAACTTCGGACGTATATGTGGGAGCATCTTGCGTCCACACTCATTGGGACAAATCGCGAACAAACATTCAATATTTATATTGGTGGTGGCAGTAACGGCAAATCCAAACTGATTGAATTGATGTCGGCGTGCCTTGGCGAGTATAAAGCAGTTCTACCGATTACAGCAGTCACACAGAAACGCGCGATGATTGGTGGTGCTTCACCGGAACTCGCTGTTCTCAAGGGTGTGCGATATGCGGTGATGCAAGAACCGACGAAGGGCGACCGTATCAATGAAGGTATTCTGAAAGAGATAACTGGTGGTGATGATATGACCGCCCGTGCGCTGTTCAAGAATACGATTACGTTTGTTCCGCAGTTTAAACTCGTTGTTTGCACCAACGTCCTATTTGACATCAAGAGCAATGATGACGGCACGTGGCGCCGTATTCGTCTGTGCCCCTATAAATCCAAGTTTTGCGAAGACCCGCGAACCGACGATCCAGAAGAACCGTATCAGTTCTTGATTGATAAGAATCTGGATGTCAAAATCAAGACGTGGGTAAATGTCTTTATGTCGATGCTTGTCAAAAAGGCATTTGAAACGGATGGAAAAGTCAGGACGTGTGCCGCAGTGACGGCGAGCAGCAACAAGTATCGGAATACGCAAGATTACCTGTCGGAGTTCTTGCGCGATAAGATTCGTCCTGCGGATGAAGATACGTATATCAAGAAGACCGAGGTATACGAAGAGTTCAAGAAATGGTATATCGTCCAGCACGGCAAGAATATCCCGAAAGGCAATGAAGTTTATGATTATATGACGAAGAAGTTTGGAAAACTCACGAGCAAGGGGTGGCGCAAGTGTCGTATCCTCTATGATGATGATGACACTGGCGACGAAGAATATAGTGGCGGCGACGGAGCGTTGTCATCGGCAGCAGCGTCGGCGACAGAGGACTAAGCGAAGCGACCCGACCATTCAAATGATAGTAGCCGGTCATTCATTCCAAAACCGAACATTCTTCAACCCAAGAATTTCCGTAATGCTCGTGAGTGACCGCAATATCCACAATACGACCTGTAAGATGTATTTTGGATAAACACCGAGTATCACCAATATAATAAAGTTGCGTTTATCATAGGAACCACTCGAAGAGAAATAATCGCGCAATGACATCACAACAAAAATAAGAAAGACCGCGTAATACAAAAACGAAACAAGGTCTTCGTAAAAGGCGAGACTGTTGTATTCATCGTAGTCATATAGAGCATTTTGCTTATGTAAAGCAATATTTTTCTTTTGATTTTCGAGGATGCTCTTAATGTCTGAATTATCCAAAAGAAGTTTCTCGATTTCAGCATTCGACTGACTTCCGCTACTGTTAGGCAATTTATAGTATGTATTCAATAAGCGGTCTGCTTTATCAAACAATGCGTTTATGGATGTGATATACTCACTTTTCTTAGCATTCGCAGTTTGGCAAATGAGTTGATCACCGGGAGTCTGCTGCTGCGAACAATCCGTATAATATTCATTCCACGGAAGTGTTGTTTGCCCCTCTTTATTTATACCATTGTCTTCCGTGTAACGTGGTAATCGAGCATTCATATTCGTAGATATAGTGTTGATATTGGCGGGATCGTTATGAAATTCGAATCCCTCTTTCACGTCAGTTCCGAATCCTTCGATACCACCGGTGCCGAATACTGGATACATATCCCCTTCAGCATTCTTATTTGCGCGCACACGACGGTCGGTCTCAACATACTGATGCGCCTTTTCGTATAAGTCATCACGGCTCTTTTTACACATATCGCGTGTGTCAGACCATTCTTTATGTGCCCGCACAATTTCGTGATTCTGCGCGTGTCCATTTACTAAAGCCGTATATTTTACACTTGTTTCTTTGATACTACTATCGCATTTCATATACTTGTTACGCGAATGAATCCATTCAGCGTGATGAAGGCTCACTGTATATTTATCTTTATCTGGGCCCGTAAAACCACCTTGGTTAATAATTTGGCGAACTTTCGTTAGGTCATTTTGTGATTTTTGAATGGCTGCGTCAAAATCGCCCGCAATGTCAGAACTGCCGCCACTACCACCACCCGATATTTTCAATGCTGCTTTATCTGCTTCTGCTGCGTTTTTCATTGCGGACTCACCGCTTTTAATACTATCTTGTGCTTTGGGATCATCCTTTGCTAGATCATAATCGATTTGACTCATTTTATTTATACCAATAATTATAATACCAATAATTATAATACTACTATAATTATTAGATTATAAAGCGAATCGAATATTCGATTAGATACCGACAATATATATACTGCCCTGTGTAGGTTCCTTCGTCGTGGTTACCTTAACTGTCTTATCTGTGCCGGAACCATACGATAAACCAGTGATAGTGATGGTATGAATCGTATTCGCTGATTTTGCGCCAGGTATGACATCAAACGGCCCATCCGTCTTCGGTGTTCCTGTTCCACTAGCACCACTGATTGCTCCATTTGATAACGTAAATCCACTTGGCAATGTCAATGTAATCTTATCACCGCTCACCAATGGGACTTTAATATTGATATTTACACTCAATGTGCCAGAAACAAACGTGGCACTTCCCACGGGAACACATTTCTTATCCGTTTCATCCCACTTCGTCCCGATATTACAGCATCCTGGACCATAACACGGCGCCAATCCCATTCCCATCTCCGAGAGATTTGCGGGGTCTGAATTCTGCTGAAGGAGTTGCTTGCGATTTAATTCATCTTCATTGAAATTCCAGTCGTATTTATCAAAATCGTGGTCGTTGCGGCGAATAATATCGAAGACTTGGGTTCCGATGACGATGCCACCCAATGTAAGAACAAAAATAACGCCTAAAGTCGCGATGGACGCAGGTATCAAATCCTTATTGCGTAATACTGCCAATACGATAAGAGCGATGGTAACGAAAATAATATTCTTCATCACTTCGGTATTGGCCTCATAATTACGGGTATAATAGGTATTGATTTGCGCCATACGACGCTTATTCAAGTTGTCTTGCTTCAACAAGTTCGCGTTTTTCGCAGCACGCTTCTTCTCTCTCTCGATGAATTCCATCGCGGTTTTCTGTGCTTCGTATAATTCACCAGAATCAAACACCTTACCAGCTTCTTTAATCGTTCCGTAGGTATAGGCAAGCACGTTCACCAGCGCATTTTGTGCTTTCAACAGATTCGCCTTTTCCGCCCCCTCTGGCGCCGGTGTTTCATTCAAACGCGAATTGATACTGTCAAGCGCGGCGCGAATTTCAGTGATGGATGTGCCTTCTAGGCCACTATTTGAACCAGCGCCCGTGGATGGGGCAAGCACTTGCACTTGTGATAGGACTGCCGGCTCTGAACCCGCAGTGGTTGTAAACGAAAAATCACTGATTGCATCATTGCCGCTCGCAATACTCACATTCGCCATATTGATTTGAATTCGCGTGTTTCTAGAGAGGGTAGAACCCCCATTTGTGAACCGAAGTGTCGCAGGGTTTGACGATGTAATAAGGGACATATCATTGGTTGTTATACCCATTACGGTATAATCACTAAGGTTGGATGATGGTCGAATTGCTTTACCCGTAGGCCATCTCACGGTGATTACGCCATTTGAACCCAAATCTGCGCCTAATGTTGTGTTGAGTGTAAATGTTATACCCGTTACATCCTGGTTGGGGTTTCTCCTCAATGGTTTATCCGCCACAGGTATGACAGTGAGCCCTTCAATATATCCCCGCCGAAAGAGGTAGTCTTTAAATAATTTCCCGGCACATAACACCACAATCGCAAATAAAGCGATAAGTATTTGATTTTTTTCACTGATTTGATATACCATTGATATATAATGAGTCCATAAATACTGATTATATATTATTTATTTCCTTCTTTTATTTCCTTCTTTTATTTCCTTCTTTTATTTCCACTACCGCCGCTTGTTGTGGCGCCCGCAGCGCCATTGCTGCTGGCAGGTATAGTCGATGAAGCACCCGATGTTGCTGAAGAAACCGCATCTCCCACTTGATTCACCGCATCTGTCGCCGTTTCACTGACTTTATTTGCGATGCCTTTCGCGCCTTCAATCGCCCCCTCTGCGGCCTGGTTTACAGAAGAGACTAAATTATCCGCCCCTTCTGTAATACCGGATGCTAATTGTTGGGTGGTTTCTTTTAGTTGTTCGCTAGCGGAGGAAAATGCGGCCTTCACATCCGATGTTCTATCCGGGATATCACTGGTATTCGCACTCTTAAAAATACTCAACCATCCTAAAATTGTTGCTAAAATGCCGCCACCTCCTCCTCCTCCGTCCTCATCTGGGTCGTCCTGTCCGAACATTTCTTTGAGTTTCAGTAACGCCAATACGCCCAAAATGGCTAAAACACTCCAAAGAATAAATTTATAGGATTCCGTTATCAAACGCTTATTGCTTTCGTCCGTCATCGCAACCAAACGTTCACGCTGGTATTCGGCATTTGCGATTTTTAATAAGTTATCGGAAACATCCCTCATTGCGCCGATATATGTATTCGATGACGATTCCATTCCTTCACGCATTGTGGTAAATGATTCATCACCACTTCTCCCACTTGACGTCTGTCTACGATATTCGTTTGTTTTATCTGTTGTTTTCTTGATTTCACCTTCCGTCGCAGAAATAATACCATTTATGGTAGGTGATGTAAGTGTGCCATCCTTCGGAATAATCTTTTTCATTTTACACGTAGTCCCCGAAGACATCGCCCCCGTGTCTGGATAATGTGAATACCACGCGCTGTCAATCGGTTTGTATTTACCATTGTTTACTCTACACTCTTCATCCCCGATCCCTGAATTGATGACTGGAACTTTCAACATCAACTCTTTTGTTGGATCTGCCACACGCACACCCACTGGAAACATTTTTGTCTTGTCTTTCAATTCGCATTTTCCATCACCACCTCCTGTAGTGGATTTGGTGTATACAAAACCACCACACCGATCTGTATCGTCGCACATTTGTCCGCATTTCTGCATGGACGCCGTAATACTTTCGCCGACAGGCATCGTTCGTAAACGCCGCACATAATCGGGTGGGTTTGACCGTGGAAACGTATTTGGATCTACGGAATAGACTTCAACTTCACTAAGTGTATGGGATTCATACGAACCAAAACCGCGGCGTGGGAAATCTTTGTATGTATTTGTGAGATTCAACAGATATTTTCCACCACCTGTTCCTGAATAATTATTCCAATTGGCCGGATTAAATTGTCCGATGGAACCGGTATAATATTTTTCTTGCCGGTCACCCGTCACCATTTTCGTATATCGATCATCTTCAATCGCGTATACGACCTGCCCATTCTCTAAAAAGAGAACTTGGGCGTCAATGTTACGCCCGACCCACGGCCCATTAATATACCCCATTTGTATTTTTCGTGTAAACGGCGCAGACTTGTCTTTCAATAAATAGGAAAATGCGTTGATATACATTGTTTGTCCGCCAATAAACAAATCGTGACCACCGCCAAAGGTAGGCAAATAACTAGGATTCATATATACCGCATATTCTCCTTCTCCCCAGGCACCATGCGCCGTCGTATATTTATTTACTCCATCATACAGAAATGCGGTGGTGTCCTTTACATACCCTGGGTTTGAAGTCCAGCTTACAGAAGTATATCCACAAATGACGCGGCCATCTGACAGTGTTGCGCGCGTATAGGTAGCCCCCTTGTTATCGCATAGTTGGTGAAATTTCTGCCCCGACCATCCATCGCGGGACGCCTTATAGAGTAAGTTCGCAGCATCACTGAAACTACCGGGTGTTATTTCATTGATCGCATATGAACTCTCTGCCGAACGCGTATCATAATTTCCCACTTTAACGTAATTCCCGCCGGGGTTTTCTCTCGTGGCTTTAACGAACGAGAGTGCGGAATCGGGATACTCGTGTCTCTCGCCATTATGATCGATATACGCGATTTTACCGACAGAACCGCGAGTATTACGGTTGTTCACATCAACGCCGGTCGTTCCACCGGATTTCAATGTATAAAGTCCAAATGAACGAACGACTTTGGTCCGTTTTACAGGATTATCATCCAAGAATTCGTATCCCTGGGTTACTTTACATTTTTCGATATACTCATTTACCGCATTGCGCTCAATCCCGTCACCATTTCGGTCGTGAAGGTGTTTCAACCATCCCTTCAAGTCGTTCTTACTATAGTTGTATAATCCACCATACGCCCAAGTGCCGTTCCAATTATCTGGATAACAAATTCCGTCTCCGGCGTGATGATATGTTTTAAATATACAACGCGTTTTCGTTGTATGATCACACTCTGGATTCGGCGGATTCAAAGGTATTTCTACATTCATATTTTTACCATATAGACGTTTTAGGTTGGTAGACGGATACGCTTTCAAATATACATCTTCATCCACTTCCTGGTTTCCGACATTATGGCATTTATCATCGCTTGCTAAGGTCATTAATCCCCTGAGATTCGGTGTTCCAGACTCCGTGTATACCCAGCACCCCCCGCGATTATTGGGTTCTCCGGATTCTGGCGGAGATACGAGAAAATGCGTGCTACCTAAATCCTCCGCACGACGCTTACATTGTGAAATCGTCGCACTGGCTAAATCGGCTTGAAATGTAAAACCGCGGTTTTTGAGATCGCTGTCGGTGACATTATCATCTAAAACATAACATCCCATTTTATCCGATGAATTGAATTGTAAATCCGCCGACGGTCGTTCGGTTACAATGACATTTCCCCGTTCTTCGCCACACGAGAATTGTTGGAGTCCATCATTACGAGAACGAACATTCCCTTGTCCCAGCATAAAAACGGGGTTGGTCTGACGAGTATCGTTATCCGCGTAGACGAGTTGAAATGGCTTGATATAGTCCCAGTTTCCAGCAATTCTAATTTTCTGAACCGAACTGGATGCCGCAGGACAACCGATAATCCCGGTGTTTTTCTTCATTTCATCGGTTCCAAGCCAGTTCGATGTAGGGGACGTGGGAGCGTGCCAGATTTGAAATATACCGTCCTTGGTGATGTATCCATATTTCGCGACGTTGTTGGAATCAGTGACTTCAACCCAGTTTTGGCGGCGACTATTATCATTTTTCGCGATAAACTTCAGGATGGAGTTCACCTTATCATCGTGGTTCAATTCTTGTTTAAGGAATTGTTTGGACTGTTGTTTCGTCTGGTCTACAGTAGCGTCTGTATTGGCGACCATTCCTTCTTTCATCGAAACTGTATGTATTAAACCTTGAATCATATTTTGAAACTTGGAACCGATATCGAGTGATGATCCGACGTCGTAACCTGAAGATGGCGGAACTTGTGGATTCGGGTTTACATTTGCCGTAGGCACCGCGCTATCTGCGGCGTCTTTCACCGCGATTTGTTTCATCAATACCCCACGTGTCTCGTGCGAATTTTGTATATGTCCCGATGTGATACTCGCATTTTTTACTAAATCATTTGAATTTTGATAAAACATTGTAACTATATATAATAGTAAGAATTGGACTACTATATATACCAAGTAATATTATTATCGAATTATTCGCCGCCACCGCCACCGCCGCCTTCACCATTCAATGATGCCTGAATTCCTTTCATTCCGGCCTCAAATTCTACGAAAAAAGACTTAAATGTCGCGTGTAAGAAAATCACAATCAGCATCAAAAATGTCACACCAACCCACCATAATTGCCCTGTCCAGAATTCGGGGTCAGTGATATACCGTATTATCATCATAATATTACCGCGTGCGTCCCATCCGTAAGATGAAATGATAAATACGAGAACGACGACCGCAATAATCCACCAATTCGTCCACCATCCCCAGCCAATATAGTTTCGAATTGTATCAATCTGTTCGAGTAAGGTCGACTTGGAGGTATACGACGCATACCCGATAATCATCATTATCGTGATAATAATATAAAAAATAAACCGAAATTTGCGAGTTCGCAACGTTCTTTGTTCGTTGATTTCACTGTATACATTATTCATTTCCTTGCGCTTATCCGATAGATAATAGTTCGACGAGATGTCCGCAGCAGTCGTATTCATATAATAGTTGATTTTACTGATGAGAGCGCTTGCGTCCGTTGAACTGCCAATGAGGTCATTTAATTCCGAAGTGATACCCGTGTTGGATAAAGCGCTAATTTCGCGCGTAAGTGAATTCACGCGTACTTGAATATCTTTTAATTGTGATGCCTTGTAAATGTTCGCATTGTCTGTGGGACTGTTGATACCGAGTTTGGTATAGTAAACGCCTGAGTTCCCCGATCCACCTCTTCCTCTCATTATAGTATACCCATTTGACGGTGTATTAAACGACATTTCCGGGGGCGCGTCGTGAAGCAAAGCATAACAACGATTATTCCACTCCGGTTGTGAGGGATTTGACCCTAATTCTCTGTGCCCGGTATATACAACCGTTTTGAATAAACGTGGGTCATTTGCCGCTTTATTCCAACATATTTGCGAGTTCTTATTGACGTTATTTTCAGGTTCACTTTGTTCGGATGACGGGTCAATCTTCCCAACATATTTCCAATACTGACCATAGTCCTCACCCGGGCGTGTGACAAGAGGAGTCGCTGTGTTTGACATACCGTTTTTATTATCTTCTTGCGTGTAAACATCAGCATTACTCGAAGGGGTCGCTGTAGAGGATAATGCTGGTGTATAACTTTGTGTCAACTCTTTATATTGCGCTGTTAGACTTCGTAACTCGGCCATTTTTGTCAACAGCTGAGAATAATCGGAATTCGCCATTGTAACTGATACATAGAATATAGATTATATTATGCTACAGTATATACCGAATCGGAATCGTTGCGTGTAATATCTACATTCAGATTATATGTATATGAAAAATAGTAATAAACTGCGAAGATGATGATGAGTGCCATAATGACAACGCCGAGAAGCGATACACCGCCGCCTTCATCGCCACCATCGCCGCTGCTTCCATTGCCACTGCTGCCACTGTCGCCGCTGCTGCCGCTGCTGCCACCCCCCGGGGTCACAAAGAAGAACGCAAATTTGAAAATCATAAGCACCGCAAACAAGATAACGACACACCAGAAGATATAGACCGCCGGATAATAATATTCACCGAGGACGCGCTTTACGACGGCGATCATATCGTCATCCAATGATGCCCATTTTTCTGCGACGGTCTTCTCTCGTTGAACAATCGTGGTGTTCGCAACCGAGTTCAATAGGTTTTGATTTTCTCTTTTGATCTCTGCGACCGTATCATCGATTTTCTTCTTAATATCAGCCAATTTTGTATGAATGGTTGGTGATACACTTGCGCGAAAACATTCACTATGTTCCTTCATTGGATCGTTCTCTGCGGTTGGAATCGCATTGTATTGGTTTGCGGTGAGAGAAATAGGTTCACCGACCACCGCCGTCATACACGTGGAGTGACGTTTATCCGGCCAAACCCCCTTTTCATAGACGTGCTTCTTTCCTTCTACATCCACCCACGCAAACTTATCTTCGGATGAAGTCGCACCGGGTAGTTTTACATTTCGTGCGGTGATACACGGGCCATAATTTGCCATATCATAACTTGCTACATCGGCGAATTTGCTAAATCCACCACCACTACTACCGCCACTGATATCCACGACGGAACCCGGCGTAATTTTAAATGGATTCATACGGTCATCGCTGGGTAATGACTCATTGCGCGTAATTGTGGGACACGTCTTATCGTCATATAAAAGCACCGACGATAGGTCTTTGTAACGGTGTGTATATCCAAAGGAATTCACGTAGTAATAAGCAACACTGGCATCTGTGCCTGAATATGAGATATCACGGACGATTTTATTAAGATATTGGCTGTTTGTCTGAAGGAAACGTGCCCGTGTAAGAAGATCTTCTGTATATAACCGATACTGATTCGTATACTCCGTCGTGAGTTCGCTTAATTTCTTTTCAAGGTCAAGCAATTTCTGGTTCTTGATCGCACTGGTCGTTCCGGTGGTTGTTGTGATGACCTTCCCAGTTCCAGTGTCATTGGTAAGCCCCTCTTTATATGAAACGACACCGGATACGTTTCCTTTTGCCTGAAGCATTTCAGTAAAGGGCTGAATGGGGTTCTTCTGAATATCAAAACGCGAGTAATTCAATAGGTCACCCTGAAGTAAGTTTAAGTTCAATGATGTTCCGGTAAGCATACCTTCTTGTTTCTTGTCTCGCGCGCCACTGCCGCCACCGCCCGCAGTGTCCTTGGCGTATTCTGACATCAATGACGCCATTGCCTTATCAAGGCCTTCGTCATCGTTTACCGTAAGCCCTTCTTTCGTCCCCGACCCGCGTTTCTTCGTATCATAATTGTCGAGAGAATAGGATGTTGCGTTTGGAAATAAGGATTCCCGGTCTTCATCAGAATAGGATGTCATTTCTGAACGGTGTAATAGATGTTATATGTAACGAACGTTATATATAACGAATATTAAAATCAACGCCTGCTAGTTATGATGCTTAGCGTTGCGAGAGTGAATACGGGTTATTTGAAAACAACTGCCCGACTCTTGACCTGCCACTACTGCCCAATCCTAAACCACCGAACCGACTAAATAATCCGCTTCCACTGGTTCCGAATCCCGTGAAGAATCCTCCACCGCCGCCGCCACCGCCGCCGCCTTCAAACGAAAAGTATTTCTTCACGAGTTGCGTGCTTATGATAAAAACACCGACCACCATAAGAATCAGATTCAGGAATTTCTCTCGATAAATTTGATTCTCTCGGCGCGCGATTTCTTCATACGTCGCCTTGATCGTATTTCGTTCTTCGAATTTAGCGGCTTCCGCATATGCGTTGGTGTTCGCGGACGTCCCGCGAAGTGCGCCCACTTTTTCGGCGATTTGTTTTTCAAGTAATTCATTTACACGGTTCAGCCCATAGATGCCTTTAAATTCCTCGGGACTATTGAAATCCTTTAATGTAGTCGTGATTGATGATGGAATTGACATATATGTATCACGGCCGGTATCTTCGACACCTTTCATAATGACGCTGACTGCTTTTTTATATTCGTCGTCTGTGTCCGTTTTCTTGGTAAAAATCGTATAAAATTTATTGGTAGGTTCACCTGATGTATGTTCGTGGTTTCGTAAATAAAAAGACGGCTTGGTAGAATGACTTGCGGCATTGGCGGTGGTATACTTTTCTGTAAAATCCTTGTGTAATTGTTCCAGAATTTTCGTGGCTTTACATATCTCGATATTGTCGGTATTCGCTGTAAGTTCGTTTGACCCGGTACTTCCAATACGGAATTTCGTGGTTCCGGCGTAACACGTCATTGTTATAAACCGATGATGCTATCTAAAAACGATGATATTCAAGTTATATAATCGTTACATAAAAACTGCGGTTGCTCCACCACGTCCGCCGCCTATTTGTCGCGGTCAAGTCCATCATCGCTCCATCGCTCCATCGCTCCATCGCTCCATCGCTCCATCGCTCCCTCGCTCCACGAGATCTATATCAATAGAGTTTCGCGTTACTACGCGCTACAATACCGATAAAACACACTCGTCACTGCGGTCTTGCTTGACCGGGTGATTTTACAAATCTGGCCGGGTCGCAATCCAATCGCTAGCGCAACCGGGTCATATCGCGAAATACACGGCATCTGTTTTGTATCTGTGATATTATACTTCTTCAGCACTTGTTCGTGTTCTGCCTCGTTCAATACCACGTGTTCGGGGACATATTGATGCTCGAGAACATTGAATTGAAGCCGGTCAAGGGAATGAATCACGATGAATATTCGGTCTTTCTCCCAAATTTCATTGAGAATACTGATGAGAGTATCATTTACCTCCTGTTTCATCACAATGATGAGCGTGTCTGTGGGTTGAAGAACTTGTTCCAGATAAAAGAGGTCGTCGATCATATGATTGATATTTTCTCGGCGAAGCGTTTTGGCTAAATAATATTTGACGTATACCTTGCGGGACGGGTGAATATCTTTTTCCGTCGTAAGAAGCATATCCAGTTGATTATTCGCATACATCGTCTGAACTTCAGAAACACCATAATCGGTGTAATTCGAGATATCCAATCCTTGGCGTGCGAGCAACTGGAGCAGAATATTGCGAGACTTGAATAATGCGGAGATGGTTCCACTGCTTACGTGTGCGGCTGCCATAATGAATCTACTATATATTAATAACAAATCTTTATTATTCAATTTTGCCGACCGGGTGAGGTTGGCAAAATCGGCTACTCTGCCGCAATTTTGCCGACCGTGAAGGTTGGCAAAATCGGCTATGTGCTAGTTATGCCGCAATTTTGCCGACCGTGAAGGTTGGCAAAATCGGCTACTCTGCCGCAATTGTTGCCGACCGGGTGAGGTTGGCAACATCGGCTACTCTGCCGCAGTTTTGCCGCAGTTTTGCCGCAATTTTGCCGCAATTTTGCCGCAATTTTGCCGCAATTTTACATTTTAATCGTAAACGACTTCACTCCTTCTGCGTTCGGGGCAGGACTTCCTCCAGTTGTGCCGTTGTTATTCCCACCACCAAGTTGTTGCCCGCCAGGAGCGCCAGCAGCAGCAGCGCCAGGTGCTGCCATTGCCACAGTCGCCTGTCCTAGCGTCGCCTGTCCGCCGCCGCCACCCATCGGTAACATCCCCGCCATTGGCATTGTCGCTACAACAGGAATATTCATTGTAGGTAAGGCTGCGCTACCGTTGCCACCTGCCATCACTCCTTGTGCGTTCGACGACGCCGATAATGGTGCGTGGGACGCCGCTCCGCTTCCATACCGAGAACTTAGATAACTCTCCAAGACACCCGTCGGTATTTGAGGAATATAGCGTTCACGTCCGCCGCCTCTCTGTGCGTTTGGTCCGCCTCCGCCGCTATACATTGAAGTATACTCTGGCGACATTGGTGTGCGCGGCGACGGCGACGGTATACTTTCAGGGTCTTCGCCAAATTTATCAAGCATCTTTGCGTTAAATGACGCAACCGCACCGCGCACACGGTCAGCATCAGATGCTGCTTCTCCTCCGGGTGATGCCATCGGCGTAGAACTCGTATACTCTGGTGTCTTCGGCTCATACGTCATCCGAATCTCCATCTCTCGGCGCGTAGCATCCAATTTCACGCGTTCATCCATCAATCGCGTCATTTGAACTTTCAGTCGTTCTTCTTCCGCCACATTTCCTTCACGTTTGGCACGGTCAATTTCGCCAGAAACACGTTCGGTCTCTTTCGTATTGGTCTCAATATTACGCAGATTCTCAGCGATCTCGACATTCACGGATTCCAATTGACTCATCGTTTTGCGACGTCCGTGCCTTTCAATCAGCGCAATAATAGAAAGAACCCAGTTCAAGGGTTTACGTGTCTTCCGGAGTTCATCCACCATTTCACTTGGCGAAATGGGTTCGTCGTCGGGATATACAAGCATCTCAGATAGCCATCCTTCCGGATACCGCGTTGGATAATCACCGACCCATTGCCGTCCACTGATCGTCCATCTCTCGGTGGGTTCGCCATTTTTATCCATAATGACAGACTCGAGAACAAGATCATCACTGGTGATATCACTCACGGTCAATGTCGCACCCGCACCCGCCTTCCCGCGCATTTGTCGCGCAATATCCGCTTTCAATGCGAACCGCCAACCTAAATTGCGTATACTTGTGCGAGTATCAACATCCAACTCCGTAATGATTTCTTCTGGATGTTCATCGGGGTCAAACGCGTTGGTTCGCGCACCCACGGGGACAATACCTGCGTAAGGTCGTGTGTCTTCACCAGTATATGTGTCTTCACTGCGACTTGGTAAATAAACGCGGCTTCCAATCGCGGCTTCTTCACTGGATGCCTCTGCGCCAGATGTATCACTTTTACGCATCGTCATATCGCGTGGTTTCAGACCGGCCGCCAGACGATTTCTCTCGATAATATCATCCACGCCCATCGCGCCCTTGCCATCCTTCAGCACTTTGTATACATTATTCGAATACGACATACTCGGAAGTTGGTCGATATTGTCTTCGGTGATAATACGCATTTGGACGTTCATTACGAGTAATTCCTGCATCAGGAGTTTCAAACAGTAAGGGATTCTCACAATACTAAACGAACGCCCGAATTTGGTCATATGGATGACGCTAGCGCCTGCGCCACCACCGCCACCGCCCGCGTCCACGTCCGTCGTCAAACTCCCCGAATACTGAATGGGTCCATCCACCATCGGGCTCATAAAGAGGTTCTGATTCGGATTGTATATCGCAATCATACCCGACTTGTTACAAACCGCCATATAGTATTCATCACCGCGCACCATAAGTGATTCATTCAGAAAATGCGCGGCACCGTGGCCTAATATACCATCGCGCTCCATTTCACCCACACGAAGACCGCCGTCATTTGCGCGGCCTTGGACGGTCTGGCGCGTAAGTTGGGTGCGCGGACCCTGGGAACGATAGTTGATTTTGTCCTTGACCATTTGCTTCAACCGCATATAGTATGTAGGCCCGATATAAATGTCGCTCTTGATTTGCTCACCGGTCATTCCGTTATATAGAACCTCTGTCCCTGACGAATGAAACCCATATTCCGTCAAAACGGAACCGAACGATTCGTGTTTGGTTCCATTATTCGTATATGCGGTGCAATTTCCGAACCCGCCGTGAAGAACGCACGCCTTCCCCATCAACGATTCAATCAGTTGGCCGATCGTCATACGTGTCGGAATCGCGTGTGGATTGATAATAATATCTGGGCGAATCCCGTCCTTCGTAAATGGCATATCCTTCTCTGGAATAATGAGGCCACACGTGCCCTTCTGACCGCAACGTGAGCAAAATTTATCGCCAATTGCCGGCAAACGTTCTTCGCGGATTCGGACTTTCCCGATACGAAATCCAGTATCCCCCTCCGTCATAAATGCTTTATCTACAAAACCGAGTTGCCCTTTCTTTGGCATCACTGAAATATCGCGCATTTGACCGCCATCATTATGAATACTCACCGACCCCATTCCGATGACGACTTTCTTATCATCCATCTCCGTATTCTCGCGGATGAGTCCGTTATCATCGAGATAACTGTAATCATAACCGGGTTTGACGCCAATTGCGCCTTCTTTCTGAATATTCGCGAACCGGGTATCGCGTTGCGCGCCGCGAATACTGCTGCTTTCTTCGCGCGCCTCATACATATTGTAGTAAGTGATACGGAACATACCGCGCTTGATCGACGCCTCATTGAAAAGAATCGAGTCTTCCACATTGTATCCATTAAATGACATAATCGCTACGATGGCATTGAAACCACACGGGTGTTCTTCGTGGTTGATAAGGTCGAGATACCGGCTTTTCACAATGGGGACTTCACCATTGTTGAGAACGACACCCATTTTATCAATACGCACCTGATAATTGCTGTGGTAGAGTGACGCGGCTTGTTTCGCTTGTCCGCATCCAAACACATTACGCGCAACAGGATTATTTTCTGGGAAACAAATTTGGTTGCCCATCACACCCATCAATAAGGAGGGGTGAATTTCAACGTGAGTATATTGTTTGCCGTCGGCCGAAAGAACCCGGGCGCGCGGGCGGCGACGGCGACTACTTCGCTTACGACGCGTCTTGTTCGCCTTTTTGGCAGCATCTCCGGCGGGTTCGCTGTCGCTGCTGTCGCTGCTGTCGCTGCTGTCGCTGCTGTCGCTCTTTCGCCCACCTCCTTCCGCCGGATCCGGTCTCGCGAATTTATGACTCATCGAAATCAAAGTAGACTCCGTCTCCGATGTATCGATATATTCAATAATTGCTTGCGTCGCCTTTAACCTACGAAAATCCTCAATCGTATTCACACGCGCAACGTCTTCACGCACTTGTTGTTTCGCACTCAACGCCGATGTATCGTTCGCACGTCCATAAAGTTCGTCTATCGTATAATAATTACAGTGCGCCGCTTGAAAAGTCGGGTCTGATTTCGCGGTGAATCCCGTTGTCATTTGCTCCCACGACGCTTTCCCAGCACGAATCATTTCCAGGATTTCATCCTTATCATAACTGGGTCGCCCCGTATCTTCGTCGATATAGAAAATGGGGCGGCACAAACGCCCCGCATCCGTAAATACGTGAATCTCGTTTGTCTTGATATCCCATCGACAACTCACGTAAATCGGAATCAACGCATTCCGACGATGAAGGCGAATAAGACGCATCGTTTCTTCCGGTCGTGTCACTGCGCCCACCCATGTCCCATTTACGAACACTTTCGTGGTATAATGAAGAAACATCCGCGTACATTCTTCTAACAAGTGCATCTTTGCGACCTCGCGCAACCACATCGTCATTGGATACGCCGAACATTGATTGGTAACTCGTGTTCCAAATGCGAGATGCTTATGAAACCCGATGTTCGCACCATCCGGTGAATCAACGGGGTCAATCATTCCCCACTGGGAACCGTGAAGCATACGCGGCGCAACGACTTTCGCACTGCTATCCATCGGCAAGTTGATTTTACGTAGATGCGAGAGAAACGAATTATAAGACAGGCGATTCAAGTCCTGGATGACCCCTATCCGTTTTGTATGTTCCGTTGCGCCCCAATTTCCTTTAAATGCCTTCTTGAATCCACTCTCTACGATGCGTTCACGGAAGAATTCCTGGTAGTTCATTTGGACGAGACCGATGAAATTCTTCTCGTATTTCTTGGGGTCTTTGAAATACTCGCGGTCCATTGCGAGACGGATATGCTGCTGCTGAAGCGCGTAGTATTCTTTGAAGAGGTCAAAAATCAGCGACCCGCTTAATTCAATGCGCTTGAATTTGAAACTGTCGCGGTCGGTGGGGCGGTCCATTTTCAGTGACACACGTATTAATTTATATACCATATTCCCGAGGAAATACGCCTTCTGGATATAATTTGTCTCGCCTACCTGGGGGAGGAAATAGTTCATCAGGATATCGTGGACTTGCGGAATGGTCTTGGATTTCGTGAGTGTCGCAATGAATTTAATCGCACCTTCTTGTGTAAAGATTTTATTCGCGTCATGGATGGACGGGATGAAATGGTCGAGGAGTTCGGCGTTTTCATCGAGGTCAAGTAGACAGAATTCTAGAATATCGCGATCCGAGAGAACACCGAGAGCGCGCATCACGATAAATAGGGGGACGGGTGAGCGCACATTGGGGATATTCACGACGATTTGTTTGTTGGTGAGAAGGGTGGTGGGTGCGACAATGCGGACGGACAATGTGCGCTCGGGTTTGGAAGCATCCTCACTCACCGTGCGGATATCGGCGGCGTGTGTGTATACGTTATCTTCATTGTTTTCGCGGATATAAAGCATATTGTCGGCAAACTTCTCCTGAGAGATAATGGTCTTCTCCTTGCCGTCGATGATGAAATAACCTCCGTAGTCATTTTTACACTCGCCCATATAGAAACGGGCTTTGGGTTCAAGACCGTGGAGAATACAGTGATTGGATTGAACCATAATAGGGAACCTGCCGAGGAGAATTCTCTCGAGAGTGGCGGTGGTGACTTCGTATCGCGCGCCGCCTTCGCCCGCGCCGCCGCCGCCACCGCCACCACCGCCGCCACCGTTTGCGATTTTAAACACGACATCCACGTCATAATGGATCGTTGTCCCATATGTCATATTGCGCAACCTCGCCTCATTGGGGAACATATAATGCTCGCGGTCGTCGTCATAAATAATCGGTTTTCCAAAATAGACTTTGTCGCCATTTTTTCCACCTAAATACAACTCACAGCGAAGATTGAACTCCTGTGTGTCTGGATCTTGTTCTTTTTGAAGAATGATTGGATTTCTCTCGCGAAATATCTTGAAAATCCCCTTGCCGTAGAAGTCATTATAAGAATCAATATGATGACGAACCATCATTTGAGGGTCATCTTCAAATAGACGTTGGATGACTTTCCAAGGTAACTCGGGGTCAGAATCCATTATTATAATTATAATTATAACGAATGATATATACTATATGTATACAATACAGTATATACTTTATGTGCATTTTATTCAACGAAACCCAAAAGGGTCAACCACCACCGCAACGCTTGCCTTATTCTGTTCGTGCGTATTTCGGATTTCGGCTGCGCCAAACAATAGAATCATCATTAGCAAAATAAAGGGGAAGAGCAGGATGAACCACGCGATATTGGTATATCCGCGCGAGCAGATGAAATTCAGAAGCCACGTCCAGAAAACGAGGAAAAGGATTTCAACAATAAATATGGTAGACGTATTTGCGACATTACAACTAACGTTTCCGAAACAATATTGGTTCGTGTTTTCAATATTATCAAAGAGCATTCCAAAAAGGGCAAGCACTGAAATAATGAAATAAACCAGTGCGGGGGTGCATAACGACTGAATTTTGCTGATGACGCCGTCCATAGAATCGAAATGGAAACACGAATGTATATATACACATTATAAAAAAGTTATATCCTGTTTATAACGCTCCGTTACGACAATTGAATTTGTTGACCGATCGGCTGAATTGTAGGATCTGCTGAACGATAACCGGTAGACGCACCTTGTAATGTGTTCGAAAGACTACTAGGGATTCCGAGCGTCCCGCGTATCGCTGGATTCACCATTTCTGGCATATACTCTGCCATTCCTCCGCGCTGTTCGCCAATAAATTTACGGTGTTTTCGTGAACGACCACGACCACGACCACGACCACGAGATGATTTACGCCGTCCACCAAACATACCCTTCTCCACGAGATGATTGCTGTTTTGAGGTGGCGCCATTGGATTCGATGAATTGATCGCGTAATGATTGCCGTTGATAGAAGACGGCGTTCCTGTGAGACCGCTTCCGCCACTCGGATGGACATCACTCGCCCCCCAAGGCCAACCACCGGTCATACTACCACCCCCCGACTGACATCCTTTCTGATGCCATTTGCGTGATTTTTTGTTACGACTCCCACCGCCGCCGCACCTACGTCGGGAACTCGTCTTACGTCCACGACGCGATTGATACTTTCTAGACGCCATTTGTAATATACCTATATAAATAAAAATACATATCGTTTCGTCGATTCGGAAACTAAATAATATCCACGTGGGTTAACATATGACGCCGGCAACACATCTTTGTGAGTCCAAGGGCATCCATCACTTCACCTTCCGGGGTCTTATCAATATATTCGGCGGTCAAGTAAATGACCTTGTCAACATCGAGGTTGCGAGAGAGCTTGATTTTACGCACTTCGGCTAAATAGTATCGGTATTTGTCGGCGAGAACCTTGCCGCACGTGAAGCACTTGACGGGGATAATCATCGGAATCAAGAATGTGTGTGAACGATGTATTGATATATATATTGTTTTTATATATCAATTTTTACTGAAACAGTGACATAATCCGGTGAAGTTCCTGGTTCGCGCCGCCGACATAAGCAGTGGCTACGGGCGTAGGTCTTCTCACCGTATTTCGTTTCGTTGTTTTTGATGGTGATGGAATTCTATATCCGCCAGTTTGCTGCGGTGATTTCGTAAATGATGGCATCATTATAGTATAATCGTATAATAAACATTCTATCCACGAATTGCTCCCTGTTTCATACATCCGCGCCCACCAACGCATTCGCCTAAATAATAATAGTATGCGATATCGCGGTCTTTGTTATTTGCGTCTTTCATATCGAAGGGGCGTTTCGAGTTTCCCGCCACACATTTTCCAGGGATTCTCGTGCCGTCCGACTTACCACTGGGATCCGCTACATTGGCTTCCGCGGTATTCATTACAACTGCTGGGTCATTATCGCCTTCAAACCCCGTGTATTTTGTCCATCCACAGCAGCACTTCGTCCCGCACATTTCACGCGTGGTAATCGAGTTACACGCGCGCTCCAATTCCTGTGGGGACTTCTGATGGAGGACGCAAAACGAATCGCTACACTTGGTATGGATTTTCTCTAATTCAGCCTCAGTATAAGCAGTTCCGAATGCCTCCTTCAGTTCATTTCGTATACTGATGGCAGGGACAGTCCACGGGACATCGGTGGGGAGATCGCGCACAATACCTGTATTCGGTTCAATATTTACGGTGCGTTGAATGAGGCCGGTCCCGGAACCGCTCGCGCCCTTTTCGTGGCTCCCGGAACCGCTCGCGCCCTTTTCGTGGCTCCCGGAACCGCTCGCGCCCTTTTCGTGGCTCCCGGAACCGCTCGCGAAATCGATGTAAATGATCCCCCCCAATAAAATCATCACCACGACCAAAATCGCGCCGATATTCTTAAAAAATGACTCGCCTAAACTGGTTCCTTTAAATGCCGTAACGCCGCTCTCCGCGGTCGTCGAGAAGAACCCGCCAACACTAGTCGCGCCGGATACTCCCGCGTCTTTGACTGCGGTGACTGCGTTTGATAGTCGGTCCATTGTTTTAAATGAAATGAAATGATGAAATGAAATGAAATGATGAAATGATTTAATTTGATTGACACCTCGGTTGAACCCAATTACATTAGATATAGATAATTATCGCGAATTTTCGCGAATCCAATTTGCGGCTTGATTTTTTGCGGTTTCACTATAATAATATTCCAAACGTTCGCGTAAGTCATTATCTGTCATATCATCTCCAGCTAATTTTTCATCTGATAAGTCCTGATTTCTACCCATATGTTTCTCCCAAGCGTCTCTAAATTTACGCAGACTACTTATCATTTCTCTGCGCGACATCTCACGTAATGGTTTCGGTGCTTGTGTCCACATACCTTTATAATCCGTTATCGGGGTTTCGGTTTGACGGGCGATCATTTCCCGTGCTTCTTTTTTTTGCTTACTTGGAAGTAATGTATGAATCTCTTCTAGTTCTCGAGTGGACAAAGCATTCCCGCGAATATTAAATAGGAGTTCTGCGATTGCCCCCTTGGACTTTCCGGCGGTTGAAACATTATTTTTCTTGCTGATTTGTTTAAGTCGACTTAGCGATACAATATCCTCTTTTGGGTTACTCTTACTCTTACTCTTACTCTTACTCTTACTCTTACTTTTAATTTTAACCGTGCGCGTATGATACGACGAAGGTGGTATTTTAGACCATCTATGAACTCCTGTTCCGGTTTCAATAATCTTCCATTTATTTCCATCGTTGCCTTTTTTTATTGTGCCTACGGGAAACTGGGTGGCGCTTTCAGTCGGGCCTTTGCGTATCTTTTCCGTTTTTGACATTCACACTATAATGAATGTATAAAATATTTTAGGTAAACAAAGCCTTACTTCGAAGATTCCTTCACCTTCGCCTTCGCCACAATCCGCACACCCTTCCCCGTCTTCACCTTCACGTGTTCCACCCCCGTCGTATGAATCTCTCGGTGACAGTCTTCGCAAACCGACGCCAAGTTCGCCGGATGGTTCTTATGGATATGTCCGATGAAGTTGTCCGCGTCGGCGCTCTCCTGATGCTGTAGATGATGGACTTCCGTCCCCTTTTTCTGCTGGCACAATTCACATAATCGCCGCAACTTGGCCGCATTATATCGTGACGGCACCGCGTCATCTAAAATACTCGCCGTCGGTGTTTTCGTGCTTACCCCCCGATATTTCACGCGAATCGTGTTCGCATTCTCCAAGAAATCATCCGGGAGATGAAGCGACTTACACACTTCCAGACCATACATACTTTCACCCGCACCGTCCTGGAGTTTCCTGTCGTATACGAGTGTGTCGCGTGCTTTGTCATAAAATACGCGCATATGTGCGAGACGGAGGCGCGGAGCCATCTCTCGGATTTCGCTGTACCCCGCGATTTCGTGGAGGTGTGTGGCGAAAATAAAGGACGCACCGGCGCGGTAAAGATGCTGTAACCCCGCCACGAAAATACTAATCGCGGAGTCCATTTCAGTGCCCGAGCATAACTCGTCACCTAGCACGAGTGTGTTTGCGTCGGCCATTCGCAGGATCACGCGGAGCTCCGACATTTCCACGACAAATGTTGAAAGACCCTTAAATAAATTATCATTGCCGAGAATCCGTGTCATAATCGCGCGGTAAGGTCGGTATACGAACCCACTGGCCGGGACATAAAATCCGGCTTGCGCCATAATGACGGCCACACCTATTGCGCGGATGAGACTTGTTTTACCGACGGCGTTTGTCCCGTAAAGCAGCATCCCGTCGCCGTTCAATTCAATATCATTGGTGACATAACATTCATCTTCATTGATTCTCTCGATGAGACAGTGACGAAGCCCGGTTGCGCGGACAAAAGACGCCTGCGCCTGCGCCTCCGCCTCCGCAATCACCGGTCTACAATACCGATATTTCCGCGCAACATAGCATCGATTTTGTATCATATCCATTGCGGAAACAAATGCTGTCATATTTTCAAAATCGCGGTAGTATTCGTGTAAGGAAGCGATGAAACCCTGATATAATATCCCGACCATATCTGATATTTTCACCCGGAGAGAAACTACGGTGGCGCATAATTCATAAATTTGTTGACTGTGGATGGTATTGTTGCTGCCGGATGCGGCGGGACACGTGATGCCGGCAGTGTCGAACATCAAGACGCGTCCATTGCTATTGCTATTGCTGTCGTCCAAACGAATCGCGATAACTTTTCCCGCCGCAGGTAATTTCTTAATCCGGTCTTCTAGGATTTTGGTGCGTCGTTTGGTGGCTTGGAGAGAAATTCCCATTTTATCTGTTTCGTGAATTTTGACGTAGTCGGCACCCGCACTCGCACCCGCGCCGCTTCCCATCGGTCGCTCACCTTCTTGTATCAACTCATTTAATACACGCTGGACTTCGTCGAGAGATTTCTGTGTAATCTGCGCTTCATCGGTGAGTTTATCCAATTCTGCGGATATACCGCGCCGAATCATATTGGTCTCGAATAGAGTATCGGTAATATCGCGACACCGGTCAATATCCAAGGTTTTCTCAAACATATCAAGTAATACGGTGCTTTTCCCGACAATGTCATTACGGACGTTGCATCTCTCAGAAATATAGCGCGATATTTCCGAATCAGAATAACACGCGGTATACAAATCCCGGATATGACGGAGATTATGGAATAAACAAAAGATATGATAAGGTGTGATCTTTTTTAGAATAATGTGTCGGTGGAGTTTCTCGATATCTTTCATATTGGATAATCTCTCGCGGAGAGATGTGACGTCGGTTCCCGTGTCGAGAGATAGAACATGTGCCGTAATCGCATAATCTTGTTCGAGGTCTTTCGCACAAAATGTTGGATGGAGAAGTGTATATTTATACGCACGAGACCCGATGGGGGTAACGGTATGATTCAGTAGCGATAGAACAGAAGAATAGCGAGTTCCTGTGCCTGCGCCTCCGCCCGCGCCTGCGCCTCCGCCCGCGCCTCCATCCTCAAGTATATTCAGCTGCCGCAATGAATGATTCGCAAGAATCAATCTCTCGGACATATTTTCAAAGATCGGCTCTTGAATCTTAGAAACTAGATTCGGATTGTGTTCGTAGATGAAGTTCAACAAATAAACCAGTGATTGCGTGGCAATGGCATAGTTCATAAATGTATCTTCCACGATGATTTTGTCGCGGCCTTCTGGATAAAAGGTAGAGAGAACTTCCAGTTGATAGTTTTGTTTGGAACATCTCTCGGCTTTTGCTCCCGTCGTCGATACACGATGAATAACCTTTGCCTGAATGTTGGTATAGTGTATGATGTCTTCTATTTCTCTCGCCGAGAGATTCGAGATAAGAATAACCTCGGATGGAGTATAGGACGCAATAAATCTCTCGACTTCATCATATGTCGTTGGATTATGTGAATCCTTCGTCTCCGTTTCAAAGATAGTTGCACGACCTGTGTAAATATCAATGTTTGTCATTCCCATTATGAGTGTGCGAGAGATCTTCTCCATCCATACACAAACGATGTTATTGGATAGAACGCCCGCACCGCCAACACCGCCGCCCGCACCGCCGCCAGCACCGCCACCGTGCGCAATATCCGACGAAAAGTATGTCCCTGGGGAATAAATTCCTTGTAATATACGCGTCGGTGGATTCTTCATTCCGTCTTGAACATAAACCACCGTGGTATACCCTGCGTCCTGTAGTTTTTTCAAATACTTATCCAATCCATAATCACGAAACCCAGCCATCACGAATCCAGGTGTCTTATTTGCCTTTGCAAGTTCACAAATCAGGCAAAAATCATCGATGCGACTCCCGGAACACGAGACGCCCGCCGTTCCCGCCACATCCACCGGAGTAATTATTTGTCCGTAAACTTCGAAAAACGCGCCCACCTGAAGGAGGACGATTGTGTTTGTTCCATATTCCGCGGTATATTTTTCAGTGAGTGCGAAGTATTCTTTCATAAGTGCCATTGTGTGGGGGGGGGTGGTTTCGGTGGTTATATATCTCTCGCATTATACCTTTATTATACATTCTATACGTTCATTATCTGTGTAATACTCGCACGACATATCGGGCATTCCTTTTTTGATAACTGTAAATAACACGACGAACAACAAACGTGATGCTCGCACGGAGAGAAGCGGGTATTGACACGATAATGAACACACAGAATACATTGGGAGTCCGTATCGTTTGTTTCTTCGAGTGGTGATAGATGTGCGGTAGAAAGAGTGTTCTCGGCGGTGGTAGGCACGGTTGAGCGCAGGGCGGCAGTGGCTTCGAAAATACTCCCCCAAACGGGGTCCATTGTAAGTCGTGCGTAAAACCTGATATACCTTGCGCGCGCATATTCATTGTCACAAATCTGTATGCTCGTTCCAATCAAGCCGTCGTTTCTCTCAATACATACACTTCTATTTTCATTTCGCGTGATATTGAAGACGATATTCGGCATAATATTTGCGAGATCTATCGTAACGATTTGGTTCGCTAGAATTCGGTCGTCGTCTTCGTATTCCGTCACGTCTGTTCCGCGCGACATATAGGATTTTCGGATTGCGTGAAGCGGATCATACATAAAATCACAATACGCCCAGATTTGATAAGAGCGCGCAGGCAGCCAGTCAAATTGCGTCCGGTCGTTCGTCATCACAAATACGCGTATATCATCTATATCAAGAATTGGCATTGTCAAATCTGCGGTTTCAAGTTCATTGTGAATTTCTTGTGAAATCACAACCGTTCCATTATGAAGAACCGGTAGATTATTGGCAATTACGATCCTGGTTACATCTGACATTTTAGCGATATAAGTCGGCATATATGGATCATTGTCAATACGGTAAACGATGTATTCGCCATCACTATACGGCACGCCTCGGTAATTGTGTTCGCGCTCTTTGTATTGGGCGTATACATCGCGAATTGCGGGGGTGATGTATGTAACGGAGGATGTCCACGTATGCGTATGCGTATGCGTATGCGACAATGATGGAACGGCGCGGCGGCGTTGAACGATACGATCGTGATCAGGAACACGCAGACAAATATTCATCGTAATTGAGATGAAGATATGATTATATATGATCGATTTATGTTTCTAAATGTTGTCATCCATTGGTATATAGCAAAAGAAAATAGTCTAAAGGGTTATATATTCTTATTGTAATATCATAAGAATGAATCACTTAGAAGATAATAATATTCATACGATCACACTTGATGTTCGTATATCGTGCGATACGTTTTGGGACTACCGATTCAATATCCCGATACGAATCAATGATTATTATGATAGGAATTATAGAGGCGGTGACAATGACAATGACAATGACAATGACGACCGAGGTGACCCAAAGTTCAAACGCTTACAAGAATATTTGGTGGATTATGTAATACAACACATTTATGATGACTTGATTCAAAAACGTCAACATCGTGATATCCCGATACTATTGAAGAAGGCGAGAAAATTTCATATTCACGGAAGAACATTAGAAGACTTGCTCTTTCCAGGAAACCAGGATAGGATGATGCCGGAGAATATCGTGTATGTATGTACACACTAGCGTGTGCGGTGCTTCCCGGCATTACTCTCCTCCACCTCCCGCCATAAAATTATGTAACATAACATTGTCATTTGTGTTTTTTACATCACCAGTTAATATAGCGTCTTCATACATACGCCGCAATACATCCGGTGGTGCGTTTGAACCAATTTTTAACAAGTGGTGATCGTATAAATATTTCCGAATTTCGCCGATTGTTTTTTGCCGCAATGTTAGATGCTGGTTTTGAATATGTCGCTGTGTCTGTTTATTCTTTAATAACACACCGACAACATTATCATGCTTCCCAATACGATAACTCTTTTTCTTTGTTTTACGGATCTTTACACGCATCGCAGAAACGTTTTCATCACGACTATCATCATTTTGCTCTTGCGTCGTATGGTTTCCGCTAGTTAGCCCTTGTCCTTGTCCTTGTCCTTCCCCTTGCTGCGTGCCTCGATTATCACCCAATATCTTACCCACCCACTCCCGAAAGGTCGGTTTTTTTCCTTGCTTCAAACACCCGTGGGGAGGGTCTTCTTTAATGAATATCGAAGGCATATAGTCTTCCGGTTTTTGTGGTATATGAAGCGGTGGAGTATCTACTGGTTCAGGAACATCTACAGATGCTACCGTATTATTATACATCTCCGCAAGTTCCGTTAGTTTCGGTGGTGGTCCTTGGACGTGCGCAGGATGAGCGGTGACGGTTGGCAATGTTTCATTTCGTATGGGTTGTTCCGGCATTGTGAACACTGGTGCGGCCACTGGTGCGGCCACTGGTGCGGCCACTGGAGTTGCGATCGCCGTCATTCCTGGCGTTTGTGTCGCGATTTGCGAAGAAAGCATTGGAACAACTGGCAGTCCCAACAATCCCGTATTGGTGATGATTTCGCCATTATGTAATGTCTCGCTTACCTGGTTCAATAATTTTGCTTCTGGTGTTTTTGATTCTGTATCTGATTCTGTTTTATTTTTATCCAAATGAGACCGACGCTGGGTTCGTCGTTTCAACGCAAGTTCTTTCAGAAAATTCATTGATTGTGTGAAATTATCATTGTTGCTTGCCGATGCGCTACCGCTACCGCTATTGCTATCGATGCCACTGCCGCTACCGCTATCGACGCCACCGCCACCGCCACCGCCACCGCCATCGTCATACGTTTCTCTCGAGCGTTCACGTATCCGCTGGTGTTGTTTAATTCTTTCAAGCAATGATTTTTTGAGTGTGCTCGGCTGAACAATGGAACTAGGTCTTATCTTTCGTTCGCCGCTACCACTCGTGCTTCGCCGCGATTTTCGTTTTGTTCCACTCGCACCTCCTCCAATCAATGAAGATGAATCGATGACAATACTTTTTTTGGTTTCATTCATTATAGTCTGCTACGCTACGATACGCTACGCTACGATACGCTACGCGACTCCGCTACGCTACGTATATTATAATTAGGTATAAGATACTACGAATTTTTACAAATACAGCGTCTTCATAAACGGCCCGCCGCCTCCGCGTTCCTTTCGATCCTTCACTTCCGGATTTTCAGTAAATAATTTAAACCCATTCTCTAAATCATCCATCGTGATAATCTTTTTTTCGGAATCAGGAAGACAGAAGACTCGACGACTATGCGCGATTTTCGTTTTCGTGAATAGCGTTTCCATATCACGACCGTATGTGGTAAAATAATCCATTCGCGATGCGAACCACGATTCGGATACTCCAGACGCCGTCGCCACCGTCCACCCATAATCACGCACTTGTTTTTCATAAATAGATTTCAATTCACACGGTTTATATGCGTCCAATTTGAACCGCCACGTAAATCGAGAATTCAACCCTTCATTTAAACTGAAGAAACAGTCATTGAGTTCCTTTTCATACCCGGCAATAATTACCATCCAATTATGCTTATGTTCACTGAGTGCCTCACACAAGGTATCCACGCATTCTTTCGCAAAACTGTCGCGTTTTTCTGAATTACCAAGTGAATATGCCTCGTCAATAAATAAGACGCCACCAAGCGACGCTTTAATCATATCCTTTGTTTTAATTGCGGTTTGTCCTAAATATCCTGCCACGAGATCATTTCGGCTGACTTTTTTGAATATTTTTTTGGTTAATATTCCAAGATTACTGAAGATCCGACCGATGATTTTGGCGACTTCGGTCTTGCCAGAACCCGGAGGGCCGTAAATGACAGTGTGCATAAAATCGCCTTTGGTCGGTGATGTGAAATCATCGATTCCCGTGCCCGCACCCGCGCCCGCACCCGCACCCGCACCCGCCCCGGATGCCCACGGAGGCGGAAATTTAATATTCATTGGCTTGAATTCAAAGGTGCCCGTTCCAGCGCCGCCCGGCATAGCCCACGGATTCGCAAATGGATTCAGTAAATCATCTCGCATATCTTTCGCAGATGCCGGTGGTATTTGCGGTTCTTTGTTCTTGTTTTTTTTTTCTGGAATATGAAGTTCTTGTAAATAATACAAAATCTGGTCTACTATGGTGTGTTTAATGGTCTCCATTCCAATCATATTTGATAAATCCGTTAACGGTTGTCGGATTGCGTGAATTGCTGACATATTAATGTTGTATTTTTTGCTTTCACATAACGGATATTTGTCGCAAAGGCCGATGAGGTCGTCGATGTGTTGGATATTTTCGCGAATTTCGATGAATTCGGGTTCAATCTCACTTGTAGGAGTGGGCGGGACAGTTGGTATCGTCGCGGACGCTGCTGCGTGGGTGACAGTGGCACCGTTAGGCATTTGAAATGGAATAATCGTCGCCCATACATTTGGAAATAATGGTGTGGATGTTGAAAATAAAGATGACGTAAATGGGGTATATGTCATATTCATAAATGGGTTCGCGGGCGCAGTAGCAGGAGCAGGAGCAGGCGCGGGCGCAGTAGCAGGAGCAGGAGCAGGCGCAGGCGCGGGAGCAGTAGCACTAGCAGGCGCAGGCGCAGGCGCAGGCGCAGGAGCGGCAGGAGTATATTTATACACGCCACTATCGTCTAAATAGGAATACGGTGTATTTGTTTTCTGAAAATATTCGTGTAATTGTTGCTCCATCTTTAATACGTGCTCTTCATTTTCACGTCTATCTTTTTCAAATTTTTTTAATGTATCTTGTCGAGATGGTGGTGGTGCGGCAGATTGTGGTGGTTGTTGTGATGGTGTAAACGATGAATTTGGAGTTTTGTAATACCAACGTCGCTTTTTACGAGGTGGTGGCTGGTTCGGATTACGAGGATGTTCGGACATAATAAATGGTATCACAGTATCTCGTGTGTGAGATATGCTGGCCGAATGGGTAATAGAATAAGCTAATATATGTTTATATTGTATTGCGAAGCCGAACCATCAAACGCAGTCGACTCGCGTAGCAAATGAAATATGAAGAAAATTGAACTTATATTAGAGGTAACACTCGTATATATCATAATTGCCACATCGCGGTATGCCAAAACTTGTCCGGAAATCAAAAGTTATCGTGCAATCAGAAAATACGAATATATCCTATGAAAATGCTCCTGACATCGCCGAGAATGTCGACATTACTACCAAGACATACGAGAGGTTGAACCCGCGTTACGCGAACACGATGGCGAGCGAAGAATCCGAAAATACAGGCACAGGCACCGGCACCAGCACAGACAAGACCAGCGTAGGCACGTATATCGAAGAACCCTGGACGATTATTGGCTCTTACTTTGAAGGTAAACATCTGGATCAACTGGTTCGCCATCAAATCGAATCTTACAATGATATGGTGAACGTCCAACTCAAGCGAACCGTGGATATGTTTAATCCTGTGCGTATCACATCCGAACAAGATTACAATAAGACCACGCGTTCCTATCGTCTTGAAGTCGAAATCACATTTGATAATTTATATCTATCCCGTCCTCAAATCCACGAAAATACGGGTGCTACCAAAATATTATTCCCTCAAGAAGCGCGACTTCGCAACTTCACCTACGCATCAATGATGACGGTAGATATGTCCGTGAAATATATTGTTCGTGGCGGCGGTGGCGGCGGTGGCGGCGGCGGCGGTGACGTGGCAGCAACCGGCGGCGGCACCTCGAGTGATGTAACCATCCATCACAAGGTATTCAATCAAGTCCAAATTGGCAAACTTCCGATTATGTTGAAATCCTGTATTTGTGTATTGACGCAACACAAGCATCTCGATCACAATGTTACGGGTGAGTGTCCTTATGATGCGGGCGGTTATTTCATCATCAATGGAAGTGAGAAAACAGTATTAGGACAAGAACGCGCCGCTGAAAACAAGGTTCTCTGTTACAATGTCGCAAAAAACAATACAAAGTATCTGTATTCGGCAGAAATCAAATCGATCCCTGACTCCAAATGTATTTCGCCAAAACAAATCAATATGATGGTCACCGCAAAACAAAATGGGTTTGGTCATCCACTTGTCATCCAAATCCCTCGAATGAAGCAACCCATTCCATTGTTCATTGTATTTCGCGCACTTGGTGTTCTTTCCGACCGCGAAATTTGCGAGTATATTGTGTATAACATACAAGGACATCCGCAACAGCATCCGCCGGCATCGGCATCGGCATCGGCATCGGCATCGAACGAAGAAAGTGGCGCAAACATTATTACTGAAAAACTTCTCAAAGCACTTCAAGCATCCATCATTGACGCAAATGGAATAATGACCCAGGAGGACGCAGTCAAGTATTTCGTATCGCAAGTCATCTTCACTCCCATCAATATGGATAAAGAGACTGGCGCAATCAAGAAGCGCGAATTCGCACACGAGGTTCTTCACAATGACCTCTTTCCACACTGTAACACTGATAAACAGCGAATATTCTTCTTGGGATATATGGCACACAAGCTCTTATGCGCGTTCTTTGAAATCAACAAACAAGACGACCGTGATTCGTATTTGAACAAGCGTGTTGATCTCACCGGCGCACTCCTGAATAACCTCTTCCGGAATTATTTCAATAAACTGGTAAAGGATATGTCAAAACAGGTCGTCCGCGAAATCAATACCGGGTCGTGGAGGTCAACCGAGGACTATCTCAATATCATCAATAATACAAATATGTATAAAATCATCAAGTCCGCCACAATCGAGAATGGATTGAAACGCGCGCTTTCAACCGGTGATTTCGGAATCAAGAGTATGACGAGCACCAAAGTCGGTGTCGCACAAGTGCTCAATCGGCTCACCTATTCGTCGAGTTTAAGTCATCTCCGCCGCATCAATACACCGATTGACAAGAGCGGCAAACTTGTCCCACCACGTAAACTACACAATACATCTTGGGGTTTCATTTGCCCCGCAGAGACGCCAGAGGGTGGAAGTATCGGTGTTGTCAAGAATATCAGTTATTTGAGTCACGTAACGATTCACAGTAACCCCGCTTCACTTCACACATATATTGACGACTATATTGAGCGGGTGGAGACACTTACTCCGCGCGACACCTATCGCCAGGTGAAGGTGTTCATCAATGGAATATGGGTCGGAATTACGCGCGACCCGATGCGCTTGTATCACGAATTCAAATTGAAGAAATGGCGCGGGATTATCAACATCTACACGTCAGTGGTATTTGATTACCCCAATGCGGAGATTCGGATTTGTAATGACGCTGGACGGATGATGCGCCCACTCTTGCTTGTGAATCAAGAAACAAATGACCTCTTCATAACGAAGCAGATGATAGACCGAGTCGCGGCGAAGGAAATCGGTTGGGATGACCTCCTCACGCATATCGCGGGTGCGGGCGACGGCGGTGGCGACGGCGGTGGCGACGGCGGTGGCGACGGTGATCACGCCGTCATCGAATATATTGACCCAGACGAGCAAGCATTCAGTATGATTGCGATGCGCCCGAAGCATCTGTCGCGTAATGAAACACAAGCGGCGACGTCTCCCTATATTTACAAGTATTCGCATTGTGAAATCCACCCGAGCACGATTTTCGGGATTTTGGCGTCGTGTATTCCATTCCCAGAGCACAATCAGGCGCCTAGGAATACGTATCAGTGCGCAATGGGCAAGCAAGCCATCGGCATCTACGTCACAAATTACCAGCGCCGTATGGACAAGACCGCGTATGTTCTCACCTACCCACATCGTCCCCTCGTAGACACTCGTCTTATGCAAATGATTCAACTCGCGGAAATTCCCTCCGGTGCTCCCCTCATCGTCGCGATTATGTCGTATACCGGATACAATCAAGAAGACTCCGTTCTCGTGAATCAAGGCGCCATCGACCGCGGGATGTTCTCCGCCACAATCTACCACACAGAGAAAGACGAGGACAAGAAAATCAACGGCGACGAAGAAATCCGATGCCACCCCGACGCATCCAAGACGAAGGGGATGAAGTTCGGGAATTACGACAAACTGAATCAACGTGGTGTGATGCCAGCGAACACCTTCATCGAAAACCGCGATATCATTATGGGGAAGGTCATTCCCATCAAGGACAACCGGAATGACCCCACTAAAATCGTGAAATACGAGGACATCAGTCGTGTATATCATACATCGGAGGAGTGTTATGTCGACAAGAGTTATATCGACAGCAATGGTGAAGGATACTGCTTCTGTAAAGTGCGTGTTCGCGCATTTCGCAAACCAGTGATTGGTGATAAGGTTTCCAGTCGAATGGGACAGAAGGGCACGATTGGCAACATCATTCCAGAGCGCGATATGCCTTTTACGAAGGAAGGTATCCGCCCCGATATTATTATCAATCCTCACGCCATTCCGTCTCGTATGACCATCGGACAACTGAAAGAGACGCTACTCGGGAAGGTTCTTGTGAATCTCGGGTTGTTCGGTGACGGGACGTCATTTGGCGAATACGATATTAAGGATATCAGCAAGGAACTCCTCAAGGTCGGATTTGAAATGAATGGGAATGAACTGTTATACAATGGACTCACCGGCGAACAAATCAAGTCGGATATCTTCATTGGCCCCGTATTCTACCAGCGTCTGAAACATATGGTGAACGACAAGCAGCATAGTCGGTCGATTGGTCCGATGGTGAACTTCACGCATCAGCCGGCGGAAGGTCGTAGTCGCGATGGTGGTTTACGATTCGGAGAGATGGAGCGTGATGCCACAGTAGGTCACGGCGCCTCACGTTTCACAAGAGGGCGAATGTATGACTGCTCTGATAAATATGAAGTTCACGTGTGCCGAAAATGTGGTATGATCGCGTCATATAATGATGACCGAAGTATTCACCTGTGTAAGATTTGCGAGAATCGGTCGGACTTTGCGCTGGTTCAGATACCATATGCGTGTAAGTTGCTCTTTCAGGAGCTGACAACGATGAATGTGGCGCCGAGGATTCTGACTTAATTGTCGTTCCGGTGCTCCCGTCGCTAGCGCGACGCCGCACCTCCGCTCCAATTCCTAGGACTTATTATTAAGGTATGATGATTTATTATATTTTTTAACCTAATTTTATGGGGTTGAGGGGTTGAGGGGTGAGGGGTTGTTTTTCGGTCTATCCTATATTTTACAAAAAAAAAGCATAAAGCATAGAATATTTGATGCTTTTTTTTGATTAGTTTGACAAAAATTTTGTAAGATTGAATATTTCGTTTTACATTCTTCTTTTGTATGTTTTTTATCCTTATTCAAACAAAGTTCTACAAAGTCCGAGTAAGACAGTTGTGAAAGCCAATGTATGGGTGTAAGTGGTAGACGTTCTGTGAGTTCCATATTATAATATTACTAAAGATTATAATTTGAATATTTTGACTAAATTATTGGGTTATTCCTAAAGATATGATATTTTTTTGTTGTTTTTGAATCACCATTTTCCATTTTTATAACATTTGAAGTGCCGTTGAATAAATAATTTTGTTGTCGCAAAATACTTTTAACAATATTCAAATACGGTCGTTTACATTCAAAATTCGGTTTAAATGACGATATTGTAGAACACGCGAAACACTTTTGAATCTCTTCTTTCATATTCAGTATAGCTGTTTGTTTCTCTTTGTCAGCATCTAAGTCCGACAACAAAAAGGAGTTATTCGCATCTAATTGTAAAATACTAATAATTTTTTTACATATATCCTCACGTTCTATTTTATATTTTTCGCAAAGTTTTACTCGCATCTCTTATAACATACATAGATAGAAAATCTTTAATTCTTTATATCTATAATAGATTCAAATGGATTCATCGTCGTTGTCCTCGATGTCGTTTGCCACCACCCCCAACGCAAAACTCGCCCCGATTGTCGTGGCGGGGGAGGCTGCGTATATTGGCAAGGCGCGGTTCGCCGGAGGCGTTATGGGTGGTGAATCGTTTTCCGGAAAGGAAAAAAGTAAGTTTAGCACATTATTATTTTATTTATGGTAATATATAATATCTTAATATTACAATAAGCAGAAGCACAATGAATTTCACTTTAGGTGGCCTAAAAGGAATCTCCCCTCATCCTGTTTCAAATGGAACGATGAAAGGCAGTTCAGAATTAGAATCAATGCGTTTTGTCCTGCGTAAGGCGTGGAATGGTTCTGCTGCGAGTAAGAAATACGGCGGTCGTGCCCCTGCTGCGACACCCTTTCGCGTGGTGAACAATGCCGGTGACTACCTTTCTCGTGAGTATTACACTTCTGGTGGTTCCAACCAAGTCACTAGTGCGCGCCAGAGTATTACTTCCGGCTGGCGCGGTTTAGCGGGTGGCGTCCACGCAATGTCCGATGGCACAGGCGTTCCTTCTGCCACGTGTAACACCAAATTCGTCTATGATGGCTCGGATTATACCCGTTTCCGTAAGCAAATGGCAGTGAATCGCAATTACAATGATGCCGGGTTTGGTGGTGCTAATAATGCTGCGCAGTCAGCAATTCGTGCGATTCGCAGGCGTTAGGCGGCCGGATGCGACGCGACGGACTTCTCGCATACGCTGCCTGCGTTATTTTATCATAATATACTAACGAATCCATTCCTTTCTTCATTCGTATATTATGTCTACGCCTACGCCTACGCATACGCATCGCACCATCAATATGCCCGAGCAATTTGGGCCTTCTGCTGCCGATACCTTATTCGCAATGAACCGCGCATCTTATTTGCGCACGGCTGGCGCGGTTGGCGCCGATGACGTCAAATACAACGCTATCCTCCATAAAAAGACGAAAACATTTACATCCACGGATTCATCATCCTATATCCAATCGCGTCGTATTCAATCGATTGGGTATAGTTCTACACGAGCGCCTTTAGGCGATACATTGACGTTTAAAAGCCCAGTTCTTCAAGTTCAGAAGGAGGCACTGCGCCGGTGTCGTTCAGGCGGTTGCGTCGCTCCCGCAAAAAAAGGCGCAAACCACTCTTTTCATTCTGGACGTTAGGGTCGTCGTCCTTTATTACTTACCTTCCAATCATTTAGGACAAACTTTTTTTTATTAAATTATTGTATAACACGCATCTCTCATAATGTTGAATAAGTATTTGGTAGAGTTCCTTGGAACTGTATTCTTTCTTTATGTCATCATCGCAACTGGCAATGCCATCGCAATTGGTGCTGCTTTAGCAATCGCGATTATGCTTGGAGGTCACATTTCCGGAGGTCACTTCAACTCCGCAGTTACCGTGATGATGGCCGCTGCCGGAAAGATTCCTATGTCAGATGCTCTTCCGTACATTCTCGCTCAAGTCGCCGGTGGTCTCGTTGCTCTCGAGCTTCACAAGCGCATCAAGTTCTGAAGTAGAACATAATGTTGGGCAAATAAATATAAAATTGCTATATTATAATAGTATAGCAATTATGCCGAGTATATCTCAAATCAGCAAACAATACTCCAAACAAAAATCTGCGCAAAAAGGAGGCGGACTGATGGAATTTTTAGGAATAGGAAAATCAGAAGAGGTGAAACCCCCGCAAACAAATGCTGTTCCATCATCTCAAACCGAACAACCTGTCATTGAAACAAAGACACCACCTGACGAAGCGAATTCAAATCCGTCCTTTATGGATAAGGCATTAAACGTAGTTGGTTTAGGTAAAACGGAACCCGAAAAGCCCGCACCCGAAGAGTCCGCGCCAGCGCCCGCACCCGAAGAGTCCGCGCCAGCGCCCGCACCCGAAGAGCCTGCGCCAGCGCCCGCACCCGAAGAGCCTGCGCCAGCGCCCGCACCCGAAGAGCCTGCGCCAGCACCCGAAGAGCCTGCGCCAGCACCCGAAAAACCAGAAGAGCCCGCGCCAGCACCCGAAGAGCCCGCGCCAGCACCCGAAGAGCCCGCGCCAGGACCAGAAGAGCCCGCGCCCGAAAAACCCGAAGAGCCCAACGAATCAATGATGGATAAATTGAAAGGTGTATTGGGTTTAAATACAGAAAATAAGCCGCCAGTGGAAAATGAAGAAAGTTCCGAATCCGAATCCGAATCCGAATCTGAATCTGAATCTGAATCTGAATCCGAATCCGAATCCGAATCCGAATCTGAATCCGAAGATGAAGAAAACACCTCCGAATTTGATAAATTCGCAGAAGAACTTCAAACCTTGCGCAATAAATATCAAGCGTTGAAGCAAGAGAATAAAAAATTAAAAAAACAAAAAAAGGATGAACCAAAAAATATGGAAGAAATGTCGAAAATGGTTGCCACATTTTATGCGATTAAAGGGTCGGTAGATCAATTACGATTATCTTTAATAAATCACGCAAACCATAATAATTTTCCGATTGATGGATTAGGGCTTGAGGATTCAAGAGAAAGTCCGACGGAAGCACCAACGGAAGCACCAACGGAAGCACCAACGGAAGCACCAACGGAAGCACCAACGGAAGCACCGGTCGAACCCGAGCCCGAATCTTCCGAATCCGAATCCTCTGATTCCGAATCCTCTGAATCTGAAGCCTCTCCTCTACCAGCAGAGGAACCCATCCCCGAGGAAGGAGCATCATCCGCCACCGCCCTGCCCGAAGAAGGAGCATCCGCCACCGCCCTGCCCGAGCAAGGAGCACCAGCCACCGCCCTGCCCGAGGAAGGAGCATCATCCGCCACCGCCCTGCCCGAGGAAGGAGCACCAGCCACCGCCCTGCCCGAGGAAGGAGCATCCGCCGCTGCTTTGCCCGAGGAAGGAGCATCCGCCGTCGCCACCTCTGACCTTCAAAGTATACCTGTGAACGAAGAAGTAAAACCCGAAAATGGTATAATTAGTGGCGGTAAGAACCACTTTGTTCAAATGATGAAAAAGAACAAGACCCACCGTCACCATAAACGCCGTAACCGCCATCAAACCCTGCGTAAGTAATGAACTTCGTTGTTCATATGAAAGCACCTTCCATCAATATTCAGGTGTTTTCATATATTTTTTTTATACAGCATCCGGTATAGCAAATATAACAAGATTGCCATTAGACCGTAGTAATACACTTGAGACACCGGGTCGCCTCGAAGATCGGATAGGTCGACTGTAGATCCGGTAGCAGTAACGGTCGAGTCTGCGTCCGTTGTAGGATCGCCAGTTTCCGTGAATCCAAGTATTTGTGACAATCGATAAATCATATCATCATATATCGTTGGTTCTTCGCGTTCGCTCGTCGCATTCGCATTCGCATTCGCACCCGTGGTTTCCGTCATTGGCGGTTTATAAAATGTTCCAACATTTTTATTATGACGTTCTATAATTTCCTTTGCGTTGAGTACTCCCATCTCCGTGTCAGCAGCATCCGTTGCGCCATTTTCACGACGATTACGAGAGAACGTATCATATCTGAGACCTTTCGCGGACATTTGTGTGTTGTAACTTAACGGACTACGATGCGAGGTTTGGTACGCAACACCAGATGACCCAGCTAAATTCCCCATCGATTCGCTACGATTTTGACACGTTTTTCCAGAAGCAGGATTAAATCTTCCTGGAAAATGGCACGGATTCATTTCCACCATTTCAACCATTGCGACGTGACGCGTCTCTGTTCTACGAACATTATTATTATCCACGGTTTGTAAGGTCACCTTCGCACAATCTGGATAGGTTCCAGCTGTGAACCCATTGAATAGTTGAACAGGATTCAGCGCACCTAAATTCCCGAGCGCACCAGGAATTAGACCTCGGAGGTCATCAAATGTGCGCCCATCAGCGCCACTTGTAATAAATGGAATAGAACCATCCGGTATGTTATTCACATAAATCCAACGGTCCACCTGTTTTTTTTCGCCTTTCCGTTTCTCGTCCCGTTCTTTTTTTTGCTCGTTCAACGCATTTTTTAATTTGGTCGCTTGATCTTCGGTAATTTCTTTCGCGCCTTCTTTATTCTGGACATCTTCGTAGGCGCGATCCCACGCAGCATCTTCATCGCGCTCTTTCTTCCATTTTTCAGCCGTCGTTTCACTACATTTGCCGGTTGTTTTCAAGAAGAACTTATTGCCAAGTGGCTTACCGGTTACACTGGCGTTACCAGAACCTTGAATGAGAACTTCTACATAAGAAAGAAGACCGTCTACATTTGTCGAGAGTGCGCCGAGTGAAAACCCGGGATGCATTCCCATCTCAGATGGTTGTTTAATACTTTTCCAATAATCATATGACGGGCCTAATAATGATGACATTGATATTCTACCTATGTATTCATTAGATTAAATTCCATTCCATTCCATTCCATTTCATTCCATTCCATTCCATTCCATTTCATTCCATTCCATTTCATTCCATTCCATTCCATTCCATTTCATTTCATAGTAATATTCGGCGCACCCCCCGGCGCGAGTGATTTATTTAAATCCTGGATTTGTTTCCCTAATTCCTGTAATTTTGTTTCGGTTTGTTTGATTTCTTCAGTTTGGTCTTTCACCGCATTTACATATTTAGCCAACTCGTTGATTTTACCCTTTAATATAATATACTGTCCGCAATCCGTTCCACACGGCGTCTTTTTTTGTTTTTCGGCTGCGTCCGTATCCGCATTCACAAATTTACCGTCTTTCGTGATGGTCTTACCATCTTTCGTGGTTGTCGTGGACGTGGACGTGGACGTTTTCGTATTCGTCATTCCCTCAATTGCTTTGCGAAAAATAGCAGCATCCGTTGTTCCTCTTCTCCCGTATCCGTCAAAAATGTCGTCATCGTCGTCGTCGTCGTCGTCGTGTGCTGTCGATCGAATCACGAGAGGCGAAAACCAATGCTTCCAATAAGAGTGTCCGAAGATTCTCTCGCCGTTGAATAATAATAATATCAGTAACCCAGAGACAACGAGTATAAATGTTATAATAAATGCTTGATATTTCAGAATTGGGTGTGTTTTAGTGTCATTTACAAATTGGGTTACATTTGACCTAAATACCTCGTTGGCGTGAACAAACATCGTGCCGTCTTTACATTTCACTTGTATTATATTACTTACCCTTTTGCGCTAACTTCTGTATATTCTGTTGCATCGTTTCAATCGACTTGTTTTGCTGTTTAATGATTTCACTATTTTTCTGTATATCCTTCTGTAGTTTAGCTGCGTTTTCAATTAATCCGGTGAGTTTCGATTTCATTGCTTCTACGGCATTACAATCCTTGGGACAGCTCTCGTCATTGCCTCCAGTCCCGGCATTGTCTCCACTCCCGGCGTTGTCTCCACTCCCGGCGTTGCCGTCACTGTCTTTGCGCCCTTTGCTCCCTCCACTCGTCTTTTTATTATCCATTCCTTCCATCACGCCGCCGTTCCGTAGTCGCATATTCTCTCGCACATTCCGATAAACCCCCGTTACAACATTCCGAAATGTGATGTCGATGATTGCGATGACAACGCCAATCAAAAGCAATATCGTGAAGTTCGAGAGATTTTTCGTGTAAAACTGGATATATTCAAACATCCGTCACTCTTATAGATGTATACGATAATATTTTGTTCGTGTTATGTATACGGATTCTCTTCATTATTCCATTTCGTATGAGTAAACCATTTGTTTCGTGGCCTCTCAATTTTAGAACAATGAGGGTCGCAATCCGCTCTACCAAAGAAAACACCACCCGAAGCGTCTTTCCCGGTTATACTCGTCCTGCCGAAAATGGACCCTCCACCGAAGGTAACCCGCTCAACGATTTTGGCCGTGATACAAAATGCTGCGAGTTTCCGCAAACCAAAAATGTCATCAAACGTTCGGTATTCCGAGCACGCCCTATAAAGCATTGGCGTAAGAGTCTGATGCCGTCTTCGACAAATAAATCCAGACCGACAATTGGTTTTATCGACCGTCCTGGTGGTATCGTGTTTAGAGGTTCCGCGTGTGGATGTGACGCTCGTGTCGCTTCGAAACAGAACTATCTCGTGGAAGATATCCGTCGCCCCTTCCTACGTGAATGTATGCCGGATGAAATCATACAGAATCCCGGTTATAAACAAGTAGGCGTTCCAGGGGCACCAGGGTCATATCAAATCAACACAGGCATTTATGAGACCAAGAATCTCTCATTTAACCCGAAAAAACGGATTATTCGCAGTGGAAATACGAATGTGAGCCGCGCATATCATACAAGCAGCGCGTCTTATCTTCAAGCGAGGTGTCGGACGTATCAGCAACAACAGACGTTCTCGAAAATGTCGGCCACCGCGAACCAGTATGTCCTGCCCGATGGCACGCCGGTGAATCCGAGTGATTCCAAGACGGGTTCGCAGGTCTACTATTCTACGAATTGCGGGAATGCGGAGAGAATCTATCCCGATGCGTCCGACCGCGCGAAATGCCGGACAACGGTTATCCACAAGCCGAATAATGTGAAGTATGGAGTTCAAGGTGCAGTGACGGCGGGGACGCGTCTCGAGAGATTGAAACTGGAGACCATCACGAAAAATGGCGCGTCGTTTAAGTCGGCATATGGTGTTGCCGCGGGGAATGCTGGGCAGTATCACGGCGATTCAATGGGTGCGCCCTATTTCATTAAGAGCAAGATATTCAAGCCGGATTGTAATTTGTATAATCGGGCGGTGAAGAGGCCGCATTTGCGGTGTTGATACCAATAATAATAATAATAATAATAATAATAATAATAATAATAATAATAATAATATCACGAATATATAACCATTCGTGATATACCGTCTATTCAATGACACACCACACGCAAAAAAAAAAGCACCCACACCCGCAGATTCGCCATACACGAAAATCAAAATCAAAATCAAAATCACGTGACAAGAATCATCTCCGCACCAATAACTTCTACTTATGGGCCAATCAGAAATGGTTGAACGAAGTTACAAGAACGCTTCCGAGAGAATTAAAGTATATCCGCCCTTTAGATAACTTCAAACTCATCCAGGATGAAATGTATCAAAATGTGCTTACAATGGTGCGCGAGTTGACGCGTCCTGACAGTGGAATCACAGCCACCCTCCGCCGTCAAATCAAATGCGTGGCCTCATCGTTTCGTCATTTACACCCTGAACCGATTCTTCGTCATATTTCAGAATTCTGTAAATTACACAGCGACCTTGTTCAAGAAAACAATCTCTACAAGTTTCTAGGTATTCTCAATCAAAACGAAATGATTCGCTGGGCGCTTCCGGTGGTATGGAATGTCGCACCAGACGAATACACGCCCGGTAAATTATCCGCGCATTTAAATGGGCCGTCGCTTTCATTATACGACTATCGATTTTATTTAAATGACCCGGCCAGTGAAAAAGAATTACTAGGGCTGCGATTAAATGTTAGTGCGACTACCGTCGTGCGCGAAGATCCTGCGCTAGGTGCCACGCCGCAAGTGGGTGGGTGCCGTGGCGACCGGTCTTGCCGGGACGACGGTGACGGTGACGGTGACGGTGACGGTGACGGCGACGACGACGCCCCCCAAACAAAAACCGTCGAATATATTCAGTATAAGAAACGTATCACGTCCGCATTCCTGCGCTTCATTGACACCGTTTTTACGAAATGCCTTGGCAATGACTACGAAACCACGCACAATATCAAAGCGCAAGATGTTTATGATATTGAGTGTAGTATACTGAAGCATTTCAATCATAAAGACGTTCGTTTTGATGAAGATTACGCGGACATCTATCGCACCGCAAAACATCCAGACAAACCACCCAATCTCTCGCACTTTCGTAATAATATTCGTGGAGCAACGCGTGTCCTTTCTTCCGACGCGATGGAATTTACAGATATTGATTGGCGAGAGATGGCGAAATGGATTGGGTATCGCGTCGCAGATACGCCGCCGTATTTCATCGCGAACCAAGTGGGGTATCTGAAATCCATAATGACGACACTTAAAAAAGAGTGGGCATCAGACAAGTGGAAGAGTTACTGGTATTTCATTTATATGCGACAAATCATCTGTTTTCACGACAAGTGGCGAGAGATTTATCTGGACTTTAATGATACACTCATTCGTGGAAGAGAAACGCACTTTCCGAGAGAATACGTCCCCATCCTGGGGCTTGCGTATGCTTTTCCGAAGACAATGACGGAGGAATTCACGCGTCGCTTCAAAAATGAAGAGATGGTGGCGAAGGTGCGAGAGATTGGCAATACGATGCTAGAGTGTTTTAAAACGCGCATCCAAAACAACGAGTGGATGTCGCCCATCACAAAGAAGGGTGCGCTTAAAAAACTGAACACACTGACGATAAACGTCGGCGAAGCCAATCTCTCGGCACCCGACCCTACAAATCTGGACTATGACTCGAGAGATGCGTGGGGTAATCTTATCAAACGAAGCGTTCAACGCACGGAATATCTTGCGCGGCATCACGCCTCGGCCGGGTCGTCCTCGGCCTCTTCCTCGGCATTGTCATCCAACGACTTGGATATTATGAACTGGGGGACGATGAAACTCGTCGGATATCAATCGTTCGTTGTGAACGCATATTATACACCGAATACCAACAGTATTTATATACCCACCGCATATATGCACAGTATGAACGTCCAGTTCGGTCGCGGATATGAATATGACCTCGCCTCCGTAGGTTTCACATTCGGCCACGAAATCTCTCACGCACTTCACGTATCATCGCGCGTATACAATCATCGTGGCATCATTAAAAATTGGTGGACGCGTAATGACGTCGCGACCTATGAACGTAAAATCGCCGCAATCCGGCGCCAGTATGAAGACATCTCCAAGAAAGACGGATTCGTCATTGACGGCAATCTCTCGCTCCCTGAAAATCTGGCGGATGTCACGGGACTGGCGGTATGCGAAGATGCGCTCAACCGTTTCCTCGACGCAAATGCGACTGCCGATCCAGGCGCGTCCGATACTGCCAGTGCGCATATTCGCGCAATGTCATTTTATAATTTTTATACGTACTACGCAATCCAGAATCGACAGTATGCGAGCCGGCGCGAAATCCTTGTCCAGGTTCTAACGAACCCCCACCTGAACCTGAAAATACGAACCAATGTTCCGTTGATGCGGAGTAAGACGTTTCGTGATGTCATTGAAATCAAGAAAGACGATAAAATGTATAGTGACGAGTTTGACGCGGTATTTTAGGCACACAGTCGCGGCAATAAAATAGGTATAAACTCTCAACTTTATAGTATCTTATTGTAATAAATGGGAGCAAATATTTCGATGGATGTAAGTGCGAATATTCAAGAGACAATCATCGCCGCTACCGATACCGCGCCGCAGCAAATCACATTTGAAGACAGGTTGCGTCAAGAGTCAATCCTAATCCCTGAAGACCTCGCGGATATTCATATAGAAGCACCGTATATCAATACACACGACCCCGAGACCACCGCCGCAGACACCACCACCGCAGACACCACCACCGCAGACACCACCACCGCAGACACCACCACCGCAGACACCACCGCCGAAAGCGTCGAAGGGGGGCGCAACCCCCGGCGCAACCCCCGAAGAAAGAAACAAAGCACCGCCACCGCCACCGCCACCGCCACCGCCGCCGCCACCGCCACCACCACACCCTTTCAGACCGAGCGCACAATAGAACAACGTCGCGCACAGATTCGCCCGATTATGGATAAACTCACCGAACTTCAAATGAATGTATCTTATCCAGCTATTCGCGAATTATACAAACAACTTCAACTGTTTGTGAAGACAGGTGAAGATGCGAAAATCAAAATCCCATTCCCCGAATTCTCTCGTAGAATCAAAGGTGAACTTACGAACGCAACATACAAACCGTGCTGGGTGAAGTTGGAGATGGAGTAAGCAAGCACTAGAACACAATATTGTCATCAATCCACTTTTTGATGCGAATATTCACTGGCTCCAATATTTTATTCAAACCCTCAATGTATTGTAAGTAATACTGTGGATCCTTCTGAATTTTCAAGAGAGTTTGATAAATAATCGTATAATCCTCCTGGGAATACAAATCCGTGATTTTGACGAATATCAAGTCAACATTGGTATCTACGAGACTCTCGATGGGGACGCTTGACGCACCAGTGCCCACGCCCGCGCCCACGCCCACGCCCGCGCCTACCGTAGCATTTATCGGACGTAATGGCGGAGACGATGAAGGACTTTTTAATCTCGATGGTAGATGTAATTCCTCATCTGCTGCGGTGGCCGACGTATTCGTCATTTTACGCACCAACTCTGGATTATCCAGCATCCCCTTATACATTTGAAGCGTGTGTAGAATATGAATTTTATCCGTTTGATTATACGTGCGTGTCAAATTATTAATTCCAGTTTTCGCAAGTTCGTGAAGAAGAGTGAACAATGCCATATTATCGCCCGCGCCCACACCCACACCCGCGCCAACGCCCGCAGCCCCAGCAAGCACCGTCTTATAAAATTTATTGAACCGAGAAAACACATTATATAAGTAAAACACATCTTCCTTCTTGTCGTTATTATACCACCGCCGCATATTTTGTGTATATCCAGGCGCCTGAACAGTGAGAATATTGTTATGAATCGCGAGTTTCGTCCCAATCGGATAAAAAGTGAGAAAACCGATTTGAAGCAATGCCTGAAGAGGCTCCAATATTGTCTCAAAACGTTCTCTCGGCTTCTTAAGTTGTCCTGCGATAAATTGTAACGTGCTCTGCATGCGAAGTATATTACCATACATTCTAATATATATTTAGACTGTTTTAGATTAGATTGACATCGCCACGGTTGCAACCGATGCCGCCGCTGCGGCCGCCGCTGCTGCCGTTGCCGTGCGATGAAGAAAAATGTTTGTAGATTGTATCGTCTGATGATGAACGTTATATGGAATTTCATAATATTCGCACCAGGCTACGCATTTGTTAATGTTCGTCTTTTTATATTGATCCAATTTCTCCGCATTTCGATGGTTTGTTATAATCGATAGCGTAGATGTAATGTTTTCAATTTGTTGGAAACTCACCATCGCATTCATCTCCTCGATCTTATTCAAGAAAAAGAGGTCGTGTTCTTCTGGCAAGATAGAAACAATCTCACTATCACCACCATCGCACCGCGACTTAGACGACAATGACAGCATTGGCATTAGAGTCAGTATCTGCTCGATGATTTGACTCGAATCGGCCACCTTGAAACCTTTACAAACAACGTATTTTTCAGAGTTGGCTACACGGCTTGTATGTGGTTTCATAATGGATACATTGTTGTAATAATAACATAGTATATACAATATATCTACCGTGGGCTTATGAAACACGTCAAAGATTTTGAGGATAAAAGAACCGCCTTGCTTTTGAAGCGCAAGAGCATAAAATACTTCACATAAAATCAGATGTGATGCCATATTTTCTTGATTGTTGAAATCCACGGAAAAATCGAATCCGCCATCCGCGGTAATAATGTCCATCTTATTTCGGTATTTCGAGGCGCATTCTTGAAAATTTTCGGTTGAAATCAAGTTTCCCGTTTTATCTGCGCCGGTTTCTATGATTACATTTGGGTGCTGTTCTAAAAATGTGCGGGTTTTTTTCCATCCAGGGCAAATGGGGTCATCATTGACAAGGGTCATTCCATAATATCTGTCATTGCCATATGTCGTTGCCGCCGCCGCCCCTACCGCCGCCCCTACCGCCGCCGCCGCCGTTCCTACTTTTTGACTATCAAATATACGCCGCGATATCTTCAGTTGTTCTAGATCTTTCATCACTTCGTTGTGAAGTTCGGTATTACGTTTTAGAATCTGGAATTGCGCCGACCCTGCGGCGATGGCCGCCGACCCTGCGGTGATGGCTGTCGCAACCGATGCCTTTGCCATTAAAGCCTGATACTCGATCCCACGTAAATATGCGACAGCCTCTATGAATCCACCAGGGCCTTCCGCCAAATGAAACGTCTGAATTCCCATTCGAACATCGGGTCGTTCGCAAATCGTATTGCCATACGGTGAGAGAATGTCGTAATTTTTAATGATCTCAATCATTTTATAAAATGACCTGGATAAAGGTCGCAGTTTACTTATATTTGTTTTGTTTCCAGATATATTCGTGTGAATATATTCATATGGATTTGTGAACTTTTTGATGTTGTCCCACGCATCTTGGTATTTTTCAATTTGTTGTTTGATATTACATAAATGCGAATAGACCGAGGATGAAACGAGCACACGGTCGCGCTCACGGTCACGGTCGCGGTCGTCTGATGTTGTGATACGAATCGGAATCGGAATAACTTGACCCGTATCGTGTGCCATATTTATACCGATTTGTGGTAATGAAAAATGATTGTAATATGATAAACCATTACAACACTTCGTATGATAATCGCCGCCGCCACCACCACCGCCACCGCCGCCACCGCCGCCGTCTACCGCACTCGCAGCAGCGTCGATTGTCTTGAAACAGTTCTTTGTAGATTTTAACATTTATAAGATCGGCTATATGTCATACGTAATTCTCTATAAGTCCGTTTTTTTCTTTGTTTTACGCGCAGGCACCGCAGGCACCGCAGGCACCGCAGCGGCACCCATTTCCTTAGTCGGCGCGGCCTTTTTGGTTCGTTTTTGTATCTTTTTCTCAATCTGCGCGATTGGTGCGGATGGCACATCTTCTTCCACGATAACCTTTTCTTCGGGAGCCGCCGCCGCCACCGCCGCTACCGCCGCCGCTTGTGCTTGTGCCGGTTTTACTGTTTTCGCACGAGGCTTCGGTTTGATTTTCAGTGTCGTCCCAGTGGTTACTGCGACATCAGATATTTTTTCCGAAATCGCGTGCGCCGCAATCGCCGGTTTGGTTGCGACATCAATTGGACGTGATGCCCTCGCAATCTTTTCAAGTGCGAGTTTTTCAACAGCAAGTTCATCTTCACCTCTTGACTCACCTGGCGACGCAGACGCTCCTTTCGCATTCGCTCGATCTTGTTGTTCTTGTAAACCAGCATAACTCAAGAAGCTGTTCTTCAGTTGTTTCGCATTGATATTTCGATTCTTGCGAAAGATAAAATACCGATTGTAAAATGAGACTTGTTTTTCTTCGGGAGTCATAAACATTGCTGAACCATATTCTTGATGACAATCGCGTTTCCATTCGCCACCGCCGACGCCGCCATTTAGGCGACATTCTGCTTCCATATGATGAAACATCGTGTCAAATGTCGCGCTTCCATCCGGCATTCGAAATGACAGGGTAGTTTCCGCTTCTTCTGGAGTTAGAAGGTCAAACCCATAATTCTCGAGAAGTTGCGTCAAGTAGTCAAAATTCACAAGATATTCCTTCGTCGCTTTATTGATGGTATCCTGGTATACTTCTATTTCATATCCGATACTACTGCTATCGGGTTCAAATTCGGTCTGATGATATTTTTTACGCACCGACCACATCTTCTCTGGGTCACTGCCTGCACCACCACCACCACCACCACCACCACGAAGCACCGTAACTTCACTGCCGGTTTCCAATCGCGCCAACGCCTGGAATATACGCGCACCATCGAAGCACGTTCCAATGAAATATCCGCCTAATTTGGTGCACTCGGCCACATTTTGAAGAAAGGTGTGAACCTTGACAATATTCTCAAAGAAGTAATGAATCGCGAATTGGACTGAACAAATATCAAATCCGTCCGCACCACGGCCATAATGTGGATAAACCCCGCGCCCAAGGATACTTGCGTCTTTCGCACCTTCACCGAAGATCGCGCGCGTGATGAGACGATATCTCTCGCTGATTGCGGCTTGGCCACTCCGTATTTCTTTACTGCTATCTCCGTGGATAAATACTGCGTCGGGAAGATTGCGTTTATTCTTTTTGATATCAAGATACCGCGCACAGACACCGTCGAATTTATGTTCGAGATTGTCTTTCGAGTAATCAATCCCGAACACAAAACCTAACTTGGCCGCAATCCATTTCGGTAGATCACCGCCTTTCCCTACGGCGAGGTCAATCAATGTATGTCCCGCTCGAGCCACACTCGTGATTAGTTTGCGTTTCACGAATAGATTATGGAAATCACGCATTCCTTTCGCGAGGGTTCGGCCACCGCCACCGCCACCACCACCACCGCCACGCCCACCACCCCCCAACGCCGTTGCGGACGCAGTCTCCGTGTGATTATAATAAATGTCATTGCTGATGAGTTCATCCGGAATGCCTTCCCCCGTCATTATCATTTCTGGTGTAATCGCATTATGAATCGAATGCCAGTTGTTATTTGCCACGTGATATGCGTTTCCATAGTTCTTTCCACCACTGCGATATTCCGCAGTTTTGTCGTGACGAACACGTAATGGTAACCAACGCCAATTTACTGGTCGGGATGCGTCATAACTGAACTCCACGATGGTTTCGTCCTGAAAGACATCATTTTCCAACGTCATCATTTGATTCACACCGGCTTCATCCGGGCGCAGCATAATATGGCAAATGTGCGCTTCGTCGTCATAAGGATAGGTTGGGTAAAATGGCGCAGGTTTATACGCGTCCTCTGCGCCGCCAACGCCGCTAACGCCGCTAACACCCTCAATCATTGTGACACACGGGTTCAAATGGCCGTGTTTCTTCTCATCATATCCCACGCGTAACACAAGCGTCTTGTATTGTTGAATCTGGACGCACCGTGACATATCCACGCCTGTCTTGAATATATTTGAGACAAGGTCTTCGGAATCGTCGCCTTTCTTGGTCGTAACAAGGAAATCGATTGTATTCATATGCGCAGGTTTCCATTTCAACGAATACTCCCAGGTGGATTTGTAGAGTGGCCCCGCGACAGTATTGTCATTGCGCACCGTGCTTCCAACGCCACAATCAATTGGTGTAAATATCAACCCATCCGTATGATACTCAAACTGATGCTCTTCACATTTACGGAGAATTAACGCACAACAATCAAAGATCGACTTGTCGTTGATAGAAGAAGCAATTTCAAAATGCTTGGTATCAATGCGAATCGGTGGTAATGAATCCACGCCACCCGATACACATTTCAACTGAAGATTCTTCACCAGGCTTTCCATTAACGGAAGACGATAGTTCGTGAGCACTTCATCTTCGCTTACGGTTGCTGGAAAGAATAGTCGTGAACGAACATCGGCTTTATGGACGAAATAGACATCAAATGCCAAGAAAAGGTTGATGAATTGTCCGCTTTTGTTGTGAAGAATATGTTCGCCGTCCAAGAGTGAGTTGTGTAATTTTGCGTTCAATGAAACGGCACCTGTAAATTGAAAGTTCATATTTGTGTCTATTAGATAAACGTGTCCTGTATTGGGTGCCACGAAGAGGAGTTTACGTTGTCCGTCGGCTTTTTCTGTTACAGAATAATTTACGCGGATATTGGGAACTCGTGAATCGGAATCCAGCGGGCGAATATTTTCCATTTGAAGGGTATATGAGCACGGACCAATAAAATGCTTATTGCGTAGAATCACTGGAGGTGCGTGGCGGTCGCGGTCGCCGCGGTCGCGGTCGTCTCCGTCGTCACTTGCGCGGTCACCGTCTCCGTCTCCTCCGTCTCCTCCGTCTTCTCCGTCTCCTCCACGTCCACGTCCACCACGCCCTTCTTCTGGGTAGAGAAGTTCATAATAACGGCGTTGAATGCCGCGCATATCCGATATTGACACAGGATAGTTCGTTCCTTGAAATCCCGACATCACGATTTTAATCATTTTACGCAGGTTATCAAGTAGATGTTTCGGATGATTGAACGCAGTTCCTGGCCCCACAAGGTCATTGATGACTTCAATCTCAATCTCATAACGAACCGGACTGTCAAGCACTCGAGCGGCCTCAAATGTGGAAGCGGAAATATAACCCGTCTGGTCTTTTTGCGACTCCTTGACAACACTCATATCAATCTGAAATGGAAAATCGGGATGCTTCAGTGTGCTGCGGTTGATATATCGGAAGGTCTTTTTATTGTCATTCCACGTTTTCAGAATAGACCGCGCGAGTGTGCTTGTATTTGCGATACGCTTTTCACGTTGATAACTCACCTTGAAATTAAAGTCGTTGAAAATAACGGGATGGATGGTCTCGCCGCCGCCGCTGCCGCTCCCGCTGCCGCTGCCTGCTTTGGCATACATCTTCTGTGTGAAGAGAACATATTTCTCATCTGGCATATTTGTCTTACAGTAATTCTGGATGTCATTGATGCCGTGTATTTCCGCGCGAATCAAGGAAAGTTTGGTTTGTCCAGTTTTCTGATCGATGAATTCGTTCTGAATTTTCAGTGAGTAAGCATTTTTTTTGATAAAAGCAAATCCTGAAGACAGTAATTTTTGAAGAACGCTGTCAAAGTTTTCTCGCGTCGTCGGCGCATTTCCACGCGTTCCAAATCGTATTTCCAATTCGGGTATTCCTTCTGATTTATCAAGCAGGTTTTCTAAATATTGACTCACGATACGTGTAAAATCTGACGACAAGACGCTAGACGATGCGCCCGAAGATGCGCCCGAAGAAGACGACGACGTCCCGCGCCCTCTGTTTACCGGCATTGTATATATATGAATCGGATATTATTTATACGTTAATTCATAGATATACGTGAATTCATAGATATACTTTCAATTTTATCGCTTCGTATAATTCTGACTTTGTTTTACGTTTTTCAGTTCCCATCGACCCAAATTTACCGGGAATAATATTTACAATTGGTAGACCTAATCGCGTCGAAATATCGACGAGGTCGTTTAACTTATATGCGGATATTGGGCGAATCGGTGCGGAGATACTTTCCATCAACCAATAATTTTGCCGGATGAAATTCAAATACTTTTCCAGGAGTTCCATCGGTGCCAAATACAATACGTATTTTCCTTTTATTTTTTCTAGAATGAATGTGCCGCCGCCGCCGCTGTTGCCGTTGTCGCAATGGAAATATTTACGGTCTTGTACAATACATACGGAGACCCCCTTACACACCGCAATCGCACGTAATGTTTCAAGATGAATAAATGGTTTATGAACCAATGTTTCTTCTATTTCGCTTATTCTGATTTTATTGGCCTTCAAAACCGGCTTACACGTTCGCAATGTTTCTATCAGTTCAAACTTAAAGCGATTTGATTCCGTGTAGAGATTTTCAATCGTTTCGTATTTCTCTGTCCCATACAACATTACATACGTCAACCAAAGAAGTGAATCCGTTGCGTCACTACGCACCGTGTATGAGTAACGTGCCATCACGTCAGGATGGAATGTCGTATCGAGGACTTCTTTAGCGTCCGATGTGTCCGATGTGTCCGATGTGTCCGATGTGTCCGATGTGTCCGATGTGTCCGATGTGTCCGATGTGTCCGATGTGTCCGCAGGGACCACACACGACGACACTGCCACCGCCACCGCCACCGCCACAGGCTCCATTTCAGTGACCCGGTCATAGAGTGATGACATCGTAACTGGACGCGTATTCATATCATAGTATACAATTGCGTTGTTTTCAGGTGTAAATGAAAAAGAGTTATATAAGCAAGGAATGATGACGTCATCGTGTTGCGTCATTGTCGGTTATATAGTATACGCTAATTATCTTTATACGTCTTATTCTCAAAGTATTCCTTCGTAAGAAACTCTTTTTGCGTCTCAAATTCACTTAATTGCTTCTCCTGTTGAATCACGTACTTCATATATTTCTCTAACTCCTGTAAGGTGGCGTCGTTCAATTTGGAAATATTCACAAAGACTCCGTTCTTGTTTTCGTTGAGATGTGTCTGTTTTTTATAAAGAATACGCAAGATTTCAATTTGATGAACCACAGGCATATTTTCAATTCCATCTTTCAGATTCATTAAATAGTTTGTTTTTGCTTCTACTTGTTGTGCGAGGTGCTGTAATTCATTCATCGCAGAAAGACTCGCGATGGCAGCATCGGGCACCGGCACCGGCGCGACGACGGCAGTAGATGTCATTTTACATTGTATTCTCTGTCAAATCTTTATACCATTTATTCGTATACTCGTATACTCGTATACTCGTATACTCATATATTCATCGACGCGTCACTTGGCGAGACAGCATCCATCAACATCGCAATCACGGTTACGTGTGTATCGTGTAATACAAAACGTCGTCCGATGACTTCCACCGTCAAGATATCATTTTCTTCAATCCGAGAGAACAGACCGCTATTTTTTATATTCATATCACGCGATAGAAACACTTCAATCGGAGATAAATCCCCTGGTTTGAGTTGCGTAGCACCTGCGCGAATTCCTGCTTGTGTAATTGTTTTCACAACACACTGAATCACAGCGTGTTCATCTGGAAAACATATAAGACAATCCGCGATGATGTCAAATATGATATTGGCACCGGCGAGTCTTCCACACGAATGCGATTGAATCACGATGGACTTGGGACAAATATAACCTTCGACAGAACAGCGACCTTCGATTTGTAGAGCAAGTTCATTGGTTAATAACTCTTTCACATCGATGCCGTATTTTAATTTATAAAATGGTATCGTGAGATTGCGTTTGATGGTTCGTTTTACGAAGAGTGATGGATCACAATATGGCGACGTTGATTGCGTTCTTGTGTTGACATCGCCGGCGCCGGCGGCGGCGTCTGCGGCTACGTGACCAGCGACGTGACCGGCGGCGGCATCTGCGACGGCAGACGTATCCATCGCTAGACACGACACATTGTTGTTCTCTGTCTTTTTTTTTGGACGGATCACACGTTTCGTAGCAGTAGATGAAGCAACAGCAGCCGCCATTTACGACAACGATAGCTATAAGGATTCAAGAATTATGTTTATATCATTATCAATTTTATTCGTGGATATCAAACCAATTCAGCAATTATCGATATGGCTTCATCTCCGATTTCGAATCGCTGCCCAATGACGCGAACGCGTATTTCCTCTTCTTCTCGAAGTCGCGTAAAATCCACGCGGTCATAATGATGATCACGCGCAACAAATACGACCACAGGTGACTTCGGTTCGTTGAGTGTGGCGCGAATTCCAGCAAGACTGATATTCTTGATTACACACGAGAATACAACGCCTTCCACGAGCGAACACGATAGACATTCATAGACAACATCAACTATCACATTTTTGCCGTATAAGATTCCGTTGGAATAGGTGAGTATTTTCACACTCCCTGGACGGATAAATCCTTCCGCCATACACTTTCCTTCTACGAGTTTTGAGAGAATATGTTCCAACGTGTCTTTCATATTCCGCCCTAGAATACGGAATGGGACTTGAAGTTTTTTAGTGAGTAAAATCGTGGTATAGATACCTAGTTTGGGTTTGGATTGAACGACGCCTCCTGTCACAGATGGTTTTTCAAGATTCATTACGATTCGTTTACTATACACGTATACTTTATTTATCTATTTCTCTATTTATCTATTTCTCTATTTCTCTATATATAATTTTTCAATATTACACAATACTGCTTCTGCGGGGGTGAAGAACCACTTCTTACCATTGACGCGATTGCGGTGAAACGTTCGCAAAACAAACTCTTCAAAGACACACAGTTCCTTCTGGGTTCGAAATTTCGTGTTCTCCATTGTGAGTTTATATTCGTCACGAGATGTAGGTGGATAAAGCGAGAGAAGTGTATTTACGGTTGTAATCGTTTCCGTTTTGCCGGACTGGTCACATCGCGCACCTTTGTCGCGTTTCTTTGACATTGTCTTGATTTTGAATATGAAGTATTCCTTTTTGAATAACGATAAGAACCCAATAATCATATTCATATGTTGGATTTGCCTGGTCTGTAGATTGCCTAAAATAAGTTCATAGTCACGTTCATCTTCCGGTTCGGCCGGTTGCCATTCTTTGCTTTCATAACGTAAAACGATGAGAGAACACTGCGGTTCTTTTTTTTCGTGAAAAAGGAGGATTGCTTGGTCGCGCGGAGTCGCAGTCGCACTCGCGGCAATCGCAGCCTGTGCTCTTCTACCAATCAATGGTCTCACCAACACTTGTTGTGCGTAATAATTCAGCATCATTCTCTCGAACGGTGTAAGTGACTGAAGACTGCTCGGTGTCGACGTGGTCGTCGTCGTCGTCGTCGTCGTCGTCGTCGTCGTCGTGGTCGTGGTCATTGAATAATTATTCTTCTGATACAGGTAATTGATTACCATCAGGCTGTCATCGTATAACAAATGCTCCAATAGATTTGCCACGACGAGTTCTGATAACTGCTCTTTCGTAATTTGGAATTCTTCGGTTTGAGAGATTTGGGTAATAATTTTTCCACAATAATAATACCATTCTTCTTGGTCTTTCGACGGTTTTTCATATACCGTCTGACACGTTTCAAATGTATTCGTAAGGGTAGTCATCAGTTTATCAATCTTACTATCTTCCGCGACATCTTCTACGACTTGAACGTCTAAGTTGCGTTCAGGAAGTGCGTCTGGTGCCGGCGCGGGTGCGGGTGCGGATGCGGCTGCGGCTGCTGACAACGCAGCGACAATCTTCTTATTTTCCACGGGCTCTGACCGAATATTCAGATAGTCTTCTGTGACCTCGACTGGAAGAGGATATTCCACGGCAGTGTGCTTATATGGCACAGGTGTGCTTCTCTCGTGAATACCGATCCGTTTATCCGTGATTTCAATCGGTTGAAATAGATAGTAATCCCCGACATTGATGACGCGACCTAGACGCCCATATTTGTCGTTGACGTATTCATTGGGGTCGGTCACCATTTGTGTAAGCGCAAGATTAATTTGTGCGTTTGGATAATGACGAATCGCGTTGACATGCGCGATGATTCCATTTGACCCTGTTTTCTTATAAAAGAAACCTTCCTTGAAGAGTTCGCGGATTTTGTGGATGATTTTATCCAGGTTCATCGACATAAACTTCTCGTTAAATGTATCGAGTCGGATATCGCCGCCACCGCCGCCGTCACCGTCACCGTCACCGTCACCGTCACCGTCGCTGTCGCTGTCACCGAGTCCGTATAACTCTTCCTGCTCTTGAATCGGCCGACCATTTGAAAACGTCGGACGGCACGTATATTCACAACGTTCCATATAATCACACAATGCGGAATAAGGACGCGCGCCAACTTGAAAGTCAATTTGTTTGCGTGACGAGAGATTCTGTTTCACAACTTGGTTCAATTGTGCGGCAGTTTGTGTATTATGCTGAACGTTTAGTAAACAATCCACTGCGGAGGTGCGAAGCACGCGAGAGACAACGCCGATTTTGACAGCCTTAAATTCCGAGAGACGATACAAGTAGAGGTCAATCGCTTCAATTTTGGGATTTGTGAGTTGACTTCCGTATAAATACAATTCCACATTCCGTTGCGAAAATGGAAGACGCTTGTGACTACAATTGCGAATCGCACGACCAATGATTTGCTCGAGGAGATTCATATTATACCACGGTTCCAGGATATGAACCTGACGGATATTCTTGAAATCTAGACCTTCACTTCCCGCCACCGAAATAATAACCACTTTTACGTTTTCACCGTGCGTATTGTCTTCACTCGTGAGCGCTTTCAATTCAAAGAGATTGTCGGGGGAAATTGTGGGGTCACCTGTAATCACGGAGTATCGCGCAGGACGAAACGGCTGATTCGGGAATTGCGCTTGATGCTGGCGCTGGGGGAGCATCGTAATCGCATCGATGCTTGCGACGGGCTTACTGCGGAAAAGCGACGAGTTCGCACCTGCTGCGCTATACCGCGTGAAACCGAGTTCTTCTAATGCGAGGGCGATGGGGACGACGCCGCCATCAATATATTGACTATAGGCGAGTATAATGCCGTCACTTGTAAGAACGCGGTCGCATATATTCTTGATTTTCGCAGAGTAACGTCCAATATTGTCCGGTGCGAAGATGCGCGAGGAAGCCTTCGTGGTCGTTTCACCGCGTGGCAATTTAAAGCCGCGGATAAATTCGGGTCGGTATTCGAAATTTTGGCGCATTGGAGGGTTGCCGACCTCTTCATAGGACATAATATGTCGGAGCCCTTCCTTCCCGATACACGCGGTGATATCAAACTCGTCGGCAGGATTATTGATATATTCGATGAGAGATGGATGTGGGTATACGATATTAAGTGCTTCAAGAGGGCGCTGGACGGCAGCATATCCAATGGTATCCATATTTTCAAAGGAGGGGAATTCCTCGGATTCGACGATGGTGGATTCGTCGATGCCTCCGGCGGCGGCGGCGGCGGTGGGGGCAGCTGCCTTTTTTCCTTTGGCTTTGCCTTTGCCTTTGCCTTTGCCAGTCCCAGCCTCTACAGCCGCCGCAGCCGCAGCCGCAGCCGCCGCCACGGCCTTTTTCCGCCGCGCCATCGCGGTCTTTTTATAAATATACATCGCCTTCATATCATTAATAATGAATCGATACGCCTCTTCTTGAATATCACCGACCTGTGTTAAGTATACATCAATATGCGCGATGGGTTGGTCGATATGACGGCCATTTAACTGGGTTCGCGGGTATTCGCCTCCTGCCGCAGTCAACGCTAGAAGCGAATGCTCTGGCGAGTGTTCTCTCGGAAAGATGCGATATGGAAATGTATATGGGTTCTCTCCCCGCACAAATGAAACATACCCGGTCGCTTTCCGAATCAGTAAATCCTTGCCAATCTCTCGACCATCGGCATCCAAACGGAAATTACCGCGATCATCAAAGACATCCGCGATATCAATCGTTGCGCGTCGGTCATTTAAGTTCATCAGGTTTATCAACCACACAATCTCCTTATAACTGTTATACATAGGTGTGCCCGAGAGAAGCAACAATCGCACATTATTGACCTTCTGGACGATTTGAAACAGAATCTTCGCCACGCGTTTATCGCGGTTATCATCAGTGATGCGAATATTATGAACTTCATCGATAATAATGAGTGTATTCGCGAACAATTTACGCAACTTCACCACGGACAACGTTTCAATTGCGCGGGTCTCCATATCCGCGGCTTTTGCCAGGTCGGCGGCGGATTTACGGCCTTTACGAGCCGGTGCGCCCGATGCCGATGCCGATGCCGATGCCGATGCCGCCGCCGCCGCCACCGCCCCCTTGCCTTTGCGCCGGACTTCCTGTATCACCGCATCATCTTGGGAAACCCCTACACTCGATGCGTGTGTGCGCGCATAATTCGCGAACTCGTTATACCCGAAAAATGTGTAATGCGACGAAATCAAGCGCCGGATTTGCTTGATCACCTTATCGCGTGTAAGCCCCTTCATATTCATTGGGTTGATTTCTTTAATGAATTTATTTCCCGTACACGCGCGAATGTTCCATACTCCAGGCTCAATCTCTCGGAGTTCACGTTCGTCAAAGAGCTGGAGCCGGAAATTCTCTTGGACGTTGGGCGACGCAATGACAATGATTTGCTGGGTGATCCCCATCTGTTTCATATAATCGCGCATTTCTTCGGCCACGCTAATTGCCGAACACGTCTTTCCCGTTCCAAGTCCGTGATATAACAATAAACTATTATACGGCGTCTCTACCGAGAGAAAGTTGCGGACGAATTGCTGATTGGGCGCGAGTTCGATCTGCGCGTTACAGAGAATCTCGGCCTCTTCTTCCACGTTTTTGGTATTATCAACGTCCATTTTCGTGTCAAAAAACTCTTTTCGAAGGGCGATTTTGGTATTAAAATTGGGGTCGTTTAAGGTGGGGTAGAGGCCAGATGCTGCGGCTGCGGCTGCGGCTGCGGCGCCGCGATCACTGTCGCTGTCACTGTTGCTGTCGCTGTCGCTGTCGCCCCGTAATATTCCAATGTCGTGTAATGTCATCTCTCGTTCAAGTAACTCCTTCTTCAAGAGTAATGCGTTGAATTCCTTACTAAATGGATTATTGAGTTCTTCTGGTTTGAGACGTCTACGTCCTTCTTCCAAGTCGCGTTTCATTCGTTGAATCACGTCTGTGCCGTTTTGTGGTCGTGCGGCACTGATGGCACCGGGAACCACTGGTGACAGGTTCGGGTTCGGGTTCGGATTCGACTTTGGTTTAGGGGTAATGGTGCGCTTTGTTTTTTTACCAGGAGCGGCGGCTGCCAGCTGCGTCGAAGACGATGGTTCCGGCATCACAGCAAGTGCGGCAGACGCAACCGACGCAACCGACATTTCAATCGGCACATTTTCTTCTTCTTCATTGAGATTTACTCGTTCATTGGATGAAATATGTTGTGTCGGCAATTGCGGTTGCGGACGCACTTGCGGAAACGACCGAGCCTTTAGCCCTGTTAGATGGGTTGGAACAAATATAGGGTCATTGATATCCTGATTTTCCATTGTATGTTAGAATCAGTTATCCTTTATATATCTATACGAAATAAAAAGGAAATACAAGCGAAGAATCCTGTGTCAAAAGATTCTGTAGCGGGATAATATGTTATTGATTTTACAAACAATCCCAATTTTTTCTAAATTATAAGGTCGTATCGTGCGAATACACTCATCAAACGACATCCATTTCATTAATCCGACCTCCATAATGTCGTGTGCCTTCTTTGGCTTCTTATCTAAATCCACCATTGCTAAGAAATACTTTTGTTTATAACACTTCATATCAGAACCCATAAATATTTCTTCAAATGGAGCTATATTTTGGATAACATTGTCCGCGGTTACGTCATAACCGGTCTCTTCTAAGCATTCTCTCAATGCGCACGGTAAGTCTTTCTCATTGTAATTCCGTCGCCCTTTTGGAAACCCCCACTCTGTCTCCATCCATCGCGTGGTCGAATCATCAATAAATTGTTGGAGGTTTTTGATGCGCCCATCCTTCGTGCGAATACCTCCAAGAACTTGGCGATACTTTTCAAATGATACATTTTCTTCATTTTTATACTGACTCCCGCGCGTATAATCTCCCCATAACAGACGCCACAACTGGTCAAACGTAAGACGCATCAAATTCGCCTTTTCCGTCATTGTCATTTCGTCGATGATGCGCTGGATGTAATCTTCATCGTTGAGAGAATATTTGCCGCGGATGAAGTCCACAAACCCGAACGAATCGCGCCGACGTATCATCAGGAATTCGGGTCCGGTTTCACCACAACGGAATGCGATGACACCAATACTTGTAATCGGTGCGCGGCAATTATTGTATACGTGATTATTCCGATTACAGTTGTTACAAAAGTATTTGTTTCGGTCGCCGTTGCCGCCGTTGCCGCCGTTGCCGCCGTTGCCGCCGTTGCCGCCGTTGTTACCACGCGTGGACGAGACAGATGTCGATGACGATGACGACGACGATGACGACGATGACGACGATGACGACGACGATGACGACGATGACGATGACGATAACGATGACGACAATTGTTTTTGTTGCCGCATTTGGCTAATCTCAAGATAAGACATTGCTGATTTAGGATTGTTTACTTTTTCATCGTTTTCTGATTCCATTGCCGCGTTATGTTTTCGCCCAGTATTAACGTTAATCTCTCATTGTTTTTATGTCGTTTGATTATAAGCGAAGCAATGCTTAAACTCGACGCAAAAGTATGGGGGCCACATTATTGGTTCGTATTGATGACCGCAGCGGTGAATTATCCCGACCATATCAACGATGTCGTTCGTAAAAAATACTACGACTTCATCCAGAATTTTCCAATGCTAATTCCTGACCCCGAAATGTCATCTGAATTTGCGCGAATGCTCGATAAATATCCCATCACTCCCTATTTGGATAGCCGCGATTCGTTTATTAAGTGGGTTCATTTCATCCATAATCGGTATAATGTGCTCCTTATGAAGGACGAAGTATCTTTACACGACGCACTCGAGAGATATTATTTACATTATCGCCCACGCTCCGTTCAAATCTTGGAAGAACTGAAATACCGGGAGAAACTCGTGTATTTACTTGTCATTGCGGGGTTGGGATATGCGGCGTATTATTATCATAATCGGTGAGAATTGTTCGTAACGTTTCGCTTTTACTGCGAACAGCACGAATCCATTGTCTTTTACAAAATAATACTTGGAAACATTACTAACATAACCCAAGCGGTTTTATGGTATCCTCGACGATACACTAGGTCAATAAGCCACGTCCAAACGCACGTAACTATAATTATACCAAATGTAACCAATACTTGTTCTTCTATATTATTACAAGATGACGGGTTGGAATTTGTTTTACGTATACACGTGACAATATTTATGAAATCAATAAGAATGAGTAGAATTGCGATAACAAAATAAATAATCGCAGGAGTGCTTAATACTGACAAATGCGTTAGAATCGACATATCGCCTCTTTATATTGTATGCGCATACATTATTTTAGTCCTATAATATAATATTTATGAATTCATTCTGTATTCTAAATCTTCTTGTATTCTAAATCTTGTATGGTAAAAGCCGAGTATATTGTATTTCTTGTCGCAGCATTCCTTATTGTAAACACATACTATGATGGTAAGTTGACGAAACTATTCCAGACGAATCAAAAATGGATGAAAATGGCGACATTTGCTTTCGTCGGTCTCTCGCTCTTCTTGTTTTTGCGTCGTAATCCGGATAACTCTAGGCAGTTGATGTACCACGCCAACGACATCATTAAGTATATGCCGATAAGCAAGGGGACGGCGGATATGATAACACCGTTTTTTGATATGACGGGGGTTCCGCCGGGGGTTCCGCCCCCCCACGACGGCGGTCAAACGAGCGGAGCGAGTGGCAGTGCGATTGGCCGCGCGATGAGTAGCGCGATAGGGGCGCCGTCGTGGGGGGGCGGAACCCCCGGGGTAAGAACCGCGCCAAATATGGCACAGCCGTCGTTGGGGGGTGGCGCCGGCAGCAGCGCCAGTGAGCGCCGCATATTGAACTCCGGCAAAAATTCGAGCAAGCGCAGCGTGAGTGAAACCAAGAAGAAATATGTCGCAGCACAACAAGGATGGAAATGCGGAGACTGTCAGCGTCAATTGCCAGCGTGGTTTGAAGTGGATCACGTCATTGCTTTAGAACACGGCGGTTCCAACCACGTAGATAATTTAGTCGCTTTGTGTCGGGATTGCCACGGAAAAAAGACGGCGATGTCGTTCTTGTAGCGCCGCAATTGCCGCAATCACCGCAATGTAGACACAAATCCATCAAATATAGCACAGCCGCAGAGCGACGAAGCGACGAAGCGTAGCGGAGTCGCGGAGTCGCGATGCGAAACGCGGAGTCGCGATGCGAAATATTATATCTTATAATTATAACTCGGTGTCGTTATTATTATAATGGATGCTTCCACACCATCCTTGACAAAAGTTATAGAATTCCTGCCATTAATTATCATTTCTGTAATTATACTGGTCGGATTTTTTACGTGGGAAGTCTTTACAAAACATATTTCTGTATTTGTATTATTGATAACAAGCATTCTATTTTCTATATGGCTCTATAGCGGTGATATCTATTCGTATATTGGGTGGAAAAAAGCCGCAGAATCATCCGGAAGTCTCGGTGACCCGGTTCTACCTATTTCTTCATCCCCATTTCAGTTGTCCCCGGAAACCATCATTTTTGTAATTTTCGGCGTGATCATATTACTTGGTCTCGGTCTCCTTCTTGGGCTCACAAGTCATACGGTCGGTAACAAAGTCGGACAAGCAAATCAATCCAGTATACTCGAGTATATGAGTTACGGATTTATTGGGATTGGCGGCATCATATTAATCTCCGTCTTATGGAAGGCATTTCGAGGAGGCGCTGAAGAAGGCGCACAAGAAGGCGCGAACGAAAGCCCATTCGCATCAACACGGTTTAAATTGGCGTCTGGGTTAGTTCTCGCCGTCATCGGGATTTTTATCAGGGCTCGTGCTGTGAATATCGGAACAAGCCAATCGCAACAGGTGAATTCGAATAATGCGAAAGAAGTCGCCACTTCGCTATCGAGTATAATATTAAATGTCGGTCTTATTTTTCAGGTGATCGCCTTGTTAGGCACAATGTATATGATGTATCAGTATAAGGTGTTTCATCCAGACGCGAATTCCGGGTGGTTGTTCAAATCTATCCGCTATATTTCATTTATAGTATTATTCGTTGCTGGGTTTTTATTCATTGCGACCCAACAAAAATGGATACCCACCGTTTCTGGAATTGAAGTCGGTGCGGGTCAAGATAATCTCTTCGCCGCCCACGGTATTGTGTATATGGTTCTTGCGGGTCTCGCGCTTCTCGGAGGATTAGGGAACATCGATAAAATCACCGCATTTAAGATATTCGGAGGGATTATTGTTGTTACATTGATCGCAGTGATCATATGGAACTTCGTAGCAATCAACCAAGAACCCAACTTCAAGTTGGACGAAAGTGACGCGGCAAACGGCAATGCGTATTATCAGCAAGTGAGAGATGAAGTCGTCAAACAAATGACCGCGTCGGGCGAACTCGCGAATAAAAGTCCGTCGGAATCCGAACAAGCAATCAAAGATAAAATACAGGCTCGTGTTGACCAACTCAATCAAACCAACAATGACGCGAGTATAATCACAAATAACGTATTACTCGGGACATCCGTTCTCATTACACTCGTCATCGCCGTATTCTATTTTGCGAAAATGAAGATCGTTGAATGTATGAAGATACCTGTGGGGATTATTCCGATATTCAAGGGTGACTGCGCCGCAGACGCGACTTCCTATAAGGATAATACGCCATTAAAGGAAAGTCTTAAAGGCGATCCTGTAAAAATCGAAACATTGACGGGAGAACAATGGACGAACATAATAAATAGCGATTCCGAGGCGGGTTTCTTCGATACTATATCCGCAAAACTGGCAAGTGGGTCACGATGGAATCCCGCATTGTCGCTCATTCTCGTGATTTTATGTATTTCCATCACATTTACAACGGTGACAACATCTGATACCACAATGAAATGGATTGCGAAATCGTTTCGCGGTGATATGTTCCCGCGCGTGAAAGAACTACTGGATACATTTTTTATTGTATTTATTGTGGGGCTTTTCTTGTGCGCGTTACTTTTAATCCCCTATGTAAAAGAGCAAAATGTGGGTGGACTAAACACGATTACAAAATTCATTGAATCCATTCAAGTGTGGCAATGGAAACAGGCTCCGGAATCACCGAGTATCATAAAATGGATAGGAATGATGGTGATGGTGGCTGCTATCGCGGCGGTCGGTTTGTCCTGGTTGTGGAAACATCTCGCAGAAACCGGTGGTGTATTTCCCAAAAATATGGAATTCGTTGTTGTGCTTGTCATTATCTATGCCTTGTGTTGGCTTCCCATTTTTAATCAAATGATTGGTGGAGGTGGGTTCCACGAAAGGTTTGAGGGCGACAATCTATTCGTAAAAGGGATACGAACATTATTGACATCCGTATATCTGGTTCCCGTGTTTTTTATCGCGCTTTTCAAGTTAATGATATATGGCATCGTTTGGGTGATTGGAAAAATCAGAAACAGTCCCGAACTCACCGAGCCATTTGAAAAGCAAAAGTCGTTTTTTAACTTCACGAAATGGCACGCGGCCAAAGATGCCAGCGATCAAGGAACTGATCTTCGTTTGTTCGGTCTAGGTAAAATTCCTACACCAGCGGAAGTGACGTCGGCATCTGCGGCGGGAACTGCGGCGGCGGCGGCACCTGCGGCGGGAACTGCGGCGGCACCTGAACCCGTAAGCCCCGAACAAACCAAAGTCAACGCAGTGGGTTCTCTCATCAAGGTGATCTTTATTGTGATTGCGTTCGTCGCCTTGATACTCGCGATTATTTACACCGTATATAAGATTGGCGCGGACAAACGGGCATCCGGTGGCGATAGTTCATCGACGGCCGATGGCGGTTTTGTCGCGCAGATGAACTCTCCCACCGCGCACACCATTTACGTCATTATGGCCGTCGTGGCAATTGCCGGGTTCGTCGCCTATCTCCGAGAGAAATTCAAGAGCGCAAATGCGGAGAAGTCTCCAGAGGACTACCTTTTTAATGAGGTCAAACCCGAAGACGCTAGTAGCCCAATGCGCCAACTCACCTTTGCTCTCACGCATATTATTTATATTGTCCTGATGATTATTGTCTGGGTATATGACCGCGATGTCGATGACAAGAACCGGATGTCAGTGACGGGTATGACCGTATTGGGTATTGCGATTCTCTTCTTTCACTACGGTTTGGAGTTCATCGATAATCGCCTGCCGGCAGAACCGGGAACGGGCACGGGCGCAAGCGAACCTCCAAAGATGGCGCCATTCCGAAACCTCCTTACAAACATCCGCTTCATTATGAATACCGTGTTCTTCATCGTGATATGTGCTCTAGCATATTACAAACAGCACGGCGTTATGGTGGCACTGATCGCGTTTATGTTCCTGTTCCATCTCACGAAATCCATTCTCGGCCTGAAACTATTGAAATTTTTGTGGTCTTGTATTCTCTATATTCCTTGTTTATTCCTCGACTTCCTTCAGAGTTCGCAATCAGCGGTAGGAGATACAACGCGCCCCATCTGGATTATCGTCGCGATTGAAATCCTGCTTATCATCATTTTATACGGCGGGCCATATCTCTTGAATTACATCGGAGCATCCGCATCACAAATGGTGGGCGCGCCAGTGCCGCTCAACCCACAATACGACACCAACTTGACGACGCAGAGTCCACAAATATTCATTTTCCACAATACCGGATTGGATCGCACACCGGAGGACAATGCGGCGAATTGCCCCATCGAAGAGAAAAAACTGTATCATTATTCTATTTCAGGATGGTTCATTTTGAATAATAATGTAACAACCAAAAACCAGGATTTAGAGATATTCAATTTTGGAGATACCCCCAAAATGACGTATAATCCGTATACCAACGAACTGAAGTTGACAAGCGCAACTGTACATATGACAACCAGAAATTCCGAAACCACCGAAGTTTATAACTCGCGAACATATTACAAAGCAATTGCGAATGCGAAAGCGAAGGGGTCGGTACAACGAAATGCGAAATTCCAGATGCTGACCGAAGACGATGAACTCGACGCGGAGATTCCTCTTCAGCGATGGAATTATTTCGTCCTGAATTATGACGGCAAGACGATGGATCTCTTCTTGAATAACAAACTGATCCATCGTAGTGATTTCATAATGCCGGATATCCAGTTGAAGCCGATTACCGTGGGGGCGAAGGATGGCCTCAATGGCAGTATGTGTAACTTCGCATTTCATAAATACCCGCTTACAAAGGAACAAATTCGGTGGACGTATACGATGCTGAAATCACACGATCCGCCGATGATAGGAATGAAGACGATACAAGATGAAATGAAGGCGCCGGCAACAAGCGGGATATATACGCGATAAGCGAAGCCAGCGGATACAGCGAAGCCAGCGGAGCGAAGCCAGCGATAATTATATCCATAATATGTATACGAAAAAATAATATATCATTCTACATTACTAACAAATGAACTCCAAACTTGTTCTCGCGGTCATTGTTATTCTTTTATTGTTGTATGTCATTTTTAAGGCACTTACAACGTCATATACTAGTTTAGGAATGATGCAAAAATGGGGAAATGAAACTACATTGACCGGTTCGAATTTGCCAAATAGTGTTAAGGCAAATAGTTCGATTTCGATATGGTTCTATATTAAAACTTGGGTCTCCGGAACTAGGGTCATTCAGTTTAAGAAAGGAACCGAAGTCATCTTTCAAGTTCAATTCAAGAACGCAAATGAAAATACCATTCAGATTTTCCCCAGGTCAGGAACATCTTCCACTAACGATGACTGCGAAATCTCCGAATTCCCTCTTCAGAAGTGGGTGAACCTCATTATCAGTTTCAATGGTTCCGCAATGGACGTTTACGTGGATGGAAAGTTGTTAAAATCGTGCGTTGTGAACCAAGGTTCTCGATTGAATCAGACAGATATGATTATTTTAGGCGACGATACGAAGAAAGCCCAAGATGTCGGGTTTATCACCAATGTTAAACTGAAAGCGGCGCCTATCGCACCACAAGAAGCGTGGGATATTTACTCGCAAGGATTTGGTGGAAGCCCCTGGAGCGACCTTCTCAATAAATACAAGGTGAAGTTGAGTTTCATTGTGGATAATCAGGAACAAGCAAGCGTCAGCACGTAATCGCGCCAAGTGGTGACCGCGGCGATAGCGAACAATATATGAATCTCAGGAGTATATTGTTTTTTTATTTGATATATATAATCATACCAAACTACAATTTGATAAAAAATGAACAATAGTGGTAGTGGAGCCGGCGGTATTTTTAGTGGTTTCTCCAAGCCAGCCGACGCAGGTCTTTCCTCATCAGGTTCGACAGGTATTGGCGGTGGATTCGGTTTACGCGAATTTATGGAATCGAACAGTCTCGTCGCAAAGTTCGCCTTTATTCTAATGGTATTCATTGTTTTGACGACATCCGTGAAAATCGCGATTATTGGACTCTCGTATTTAATGCTCCCTTCAATGTCGCCTTATGTGCTTGATGGAACCGCGAACACAGAAGATCTCTCAATTATTGTCTCTCAAGACCCATCGCAGAAGGACTCCGTATTTATTGCTCGTTCAATGAACGAAGCCGGTGGTTTAGAATATACGTGGTCTGCTTGGTTCTATATTAATCAGGTTCCCATCGATTTGGGAAAATACTCCCGAATCTTTAGCAAGGGAGGCGAAGGAACCAAGTCAAGCGAAGACGGTATCTACTACCCCAATAACGCACCAGGTATGTATATCCGATTTTCGGATGATATCAATGCGACCAATCCCGACAGAACGGATAAGGGACGTAATGTGTCATTGTTAGCACTAGTCGACGTAAATGGTAAGACCGATAAGCGAGGCAAGGAAAATCTACACGAGAAACTTATTGCCACCGATATTCCAATGAAAAAATGGGTAAACGCGATGGTTCGTGTCACCAATAATGTCATTGACTTGTATATCAATGGTCGTTTGGCACAGCGACGCAAGACGGCGGGCATCCCTCTTCAAAATTATGGCAATGTAAACATTGGCGAGGATAAAGCCCGAAACCGTTTTAGTGGTTATATTTCCACCATTCAATATTTCAATTATTCGATTGGCTCCACGAAAATCAAGAGCATTGTCGACGAAGGCCCGAAACTGAAAATGATAACAACGTCTGGCGCGGGTTCCGACGCGACAAAGAATCTTGGATCATACCTCTCCAACAATTGGTATATGCGGTAATATTTTTTTACATTGACATATCAGCAATACAACACGATATACGTGTAAAAAAATATAAATGTCACTGCCGCCACTGCCGCCGCCACCGCTAGACCCTGTGTGGATACCACCATTGAAACAGGATAATCCAAACGACCCAAATAATCCAGGTGATGTATATTTTGACCTTGTTGGAGAAGGGATTGAAACCACACGATATAACGTATTTTCATTAACCTATGGCACTACATTTACACTTATTCCAGGGACATTTACTATCCCAAATGGCGTGGCACCGCGCGACACTGACGTTCCAACAGAGTTGCTAAATGTTCGCAGCACACTTATCGGTGTGATACCATTGGTAAACATTACATCGAACCACACACGCACACCCATTACGATTTCATTTCCGACAAATAATGCGGCAATCTCGATTGTTACATTCAGTAAAGAATACTATATTATCCCTCAACCATCATCCGATCCGTTTAACACGTCGGTGGGTGTATATACACGGCCTGGTGCGACCGAGGTGCGTCTTCCATACCGAAACGCCCTTGTTATCAATGGTATTTTAGATGCGTCTGGCATTTTTTCATACGGGCAAGACCGTGCGCTTTTCCGTATGGAAATCAAACAGGCGGCGTATCAAGCGAGCGGTATCGGCGAAGATATCAATTCATATAACTTGAAAAAGATCCTTGTCCCGATTACACTATTAAAATCATCATCTTCACTCACATTGAAACCATTTGTAGGCGAAGGAAAATACACGATACCAAATTCCGACGCAAATGGCATCATCACGCGCGAATACTTGGACGGGTTTATTGACCTTATGATTACTGATTTTGCGACGACAACACGTAAAAAAGTAACGGATGGAACACCGGATTATAACGATATCATCTACTATATCTCTCGTGGTCCAGGTGGCGACCGCGATTTTATCTTCACTACGTCGACAGATACATTGACGAATAAAGTCACCATTGTGAATAATCGTATTCTCTTTCATAAAGTAACTGTAGACGCAGATGGAACCGTTTCTCCCATTTCGATCAAGTTTCTTCAAGAAGAGACGCCGATCTACAATCGCTCTACGCAGCGTATTGGCGAGTCCGTAGGTTCAACTACGACAATTCGTCTTAGCATTATTAAATCAACGCCAACCTTTGTGGGGCAAAGTCCAGCAGTGAACACTGGCCTTGCGACAACGATATATCGTCTCGCGGATATGAATAAAATGACGACGGAGGGATCATTTGTCCTTACCCCACCTGCCTCGAACAATACCGACCCGGAAGCCACCTTTTTGTTTTCGTCATCCAATGATAGCCTGGTGAAGATACGTGTAACGGGAAGCACCGGCACAACGTCTACAACCGTATACACCGCCTTTATTTATGGTTCTGGGACTGCGACGATTACGGTGACACAACCCGCAACCACCAACTTCCACCAAAAGATTGCCATATTTGATGTCAACGTCTTTGAGATCACGCCCGCAGTTATCAACTGTAATACAAACCTCTTTTATACCAACCCCTATAATCGCGAATTCTGGACGCGTTTCAAACCCGAATGCCGTTCTTCAAATTTAGTGGACGCGCGAACGGGACGCGCACTTACGGCAACAGAAGTAGACGAAGTATACGATATGCGACGTAAAGCCGAGATATTGAAATACAACAAAAATGTCGGCGGACTGACGAAAAATCAAAAATATGCGAAGGCGTCCCGCGGAGAGTTAATGCGGAAAATTGGGAATGAAAATAAGTATTTGTCGGAATCATCAGGTGGCGTTGGCGGCCCATTTACATTGACGTGTCCGACGACTCCAGCGAATCGCGCGGTTCTTTGTGGACTTACAAGCGCGTGTGGTGTTCCCGGAAAAGAGCGTTTGTTATGCCTTGACCCCTCTGTGAATCTCTATAATTATAAGAAGACATACGAATATAAAGCCGGACTTCAAGTCACGTTGAATATACCAACAACTGTTCTTACGGAACCGACGAATTTACGCATCACAGAATACGATAATAGCAATAATCGGATTACGCTTGTATGGGATGCTCCAGATTCCAATGGCGGATTTCCCATTACTGGATATGTCATTACATATTCGGTAGACAATAAGACATGGGCGCCATATAAGAGCGTATTCCCCTATAAACCGCCTGCGGGGGTTACCGCCGAGTTTAATAAAATTTCCGGAGAAATCAACGGAAATTCGGTAGTATTTGAACGCATACCGGGGTCAGTTGAAATCCGCGCAAATACCGTATACTATATATCTGTGTTTTCTGGAAATGTGCGCGGATTATCGAGTATTCCGGCGACCATCACAATTAAGACGTCGTCGGTTCCGTCGATTATCAGCGACTTTGGGTTTTATACGCCAGCAGATGAACGACAAAACTTGATGGTGGATTTGAAATGGACGGATCCCGTGAATACGGGGGGTGTCGTGGGGACATACAATGGACCACCTGTGCGACAATATAATCTTTATTATCGGAGAGTCGACGCGAGTGCGAATGTGAATGCGAGTGCGAGTGCGACCGCTATCGGGGCGGCAAGTTGGACGAAGCAAACACTCGATTTAAGTAGCGTGATTGTAGGTGGAAATGCGGGGGGCACTACGCTCGCACGACGTTATATATTACGTAATCTTGTAAACGAAAACAAATACCAAATCAAAATTGAACCAATCAATTCGGTAGGAATAGGCCCTGAATCCGCAATTATTACCGCACGGACATTGATGCGGCCTGGTGCGCCGATGAATGTGATATTGACCGCGAAGTATGGATTGTTGCCGCCAGCCATTACAACCACACCTGGAAATTATATCAATGTTGCGTGGACGAAACCGGACACCGGAGGTAGCCCAATTAAATTGTATAATGTCACGATTTTACCTCCACCCGTTCCACCGTCCACTACATCCACCGCACTTACAATTCCATTCAATGTAACTGCTACAAACACAGATATGTCATATACGATGGATATTGGGCGTTTAGGACAATCGGCGCTCATTGATGGATCCTACTCGATTATAATCGAGGCATATAATGGTTATCTTACAGGCCCATCTAGCACACGCGGATTTTTGACGGTAAGGCCGGTCACTGCGAGGGCTCTTATATTCAGTATGGATGGGTTTTACACATCATCTGGCTTACAGCATACAGATATGACATTTACAATCAACACCCCGTGGGTTGAATCAAATAAGATTACAACAGTTAAAGTAAATGGTTTGAATTCGGCATTTCAGACCACATTGAATATATTTGGTCAGGTAATTAACGGAACAGGTGAACATAAAATACGTATTCCGGTATCGTCTCTTGGACGTGATATTATTGTTGTTGGAACAACGTATACAGTGACGATTACGCTGGTGTTTGAAAATGGAGAACCGACGACGAGTGAACCGTTTACCTATACACCGGAGATTAAGTACCTATGATGCTCACTTCGCTGGTCGCTGCGCCGCGTCGCTAACGCTCCTTGCTCCGCTCCCGACTCGTTCGCGCTTCGCCGCTCTATAATTTGGTAAAATACTTACGCAATATAATACGAATATATTGCGTAATATGTAATCCAATACGGTTACATATGGAGCGGCGAAGCGCGAACGAGTCGGGAGCGGAGCAAGGCGCAGCGACCAGCGAAGTGAGCAACCTGACTATTCTCTCAATGTCGGGTCTACACAAATATCTTGTCTCGAGAACACCTGCCCTGACATACATTTATCCGCCGCTTCTACTTTCACACAACTTCTGAATCCGCGGTCTTCCCCAATATAACAATATCCACTTTTCCCCGCCTGATGTTTTTGAGTTACACTCGTGCTATCATCTGCGCGAGGGGCTGAGCCTGTATAACTACGGTCGGCTTTATCTAAAAAGGTATACTTCGTGTCGTCATTTATAAACCCCGGCTTCTTGTCGGAACTATTTGTCATTCCAGGAGGAACCGGTGGTTGATGTGCCGACGCAGGTATCGGTGCGCGCCTTCTGCCTCGAGACGATGGTTGTCGTTGATTGTCGCTCCCTCTCTCGTGGTCGCTATCGCTATCGCTATCGCTATCACTATCGCGATCGCTATCGCGATGACCCGCCGGAGGTATCGGCTGATTCGTCATCCGCGCAATGAGTTCCCGTCCTTTCTCTTCCATTGACGTAAAGAACGATTTCAACTTATTACCGAGTTCTCCCATTCCTAAATGAAATTCCCCATTGTTCGATAAACTGCCCCACATAAACCAAACAATCGCAGCAACCAAAATAATCTTAATGAGAGTCCAAAATGAAAATGAAAAAAATCCACCTGACTCGTCATCAGAGTTTCCACTGGTGGTTCCAAGAGATATTTCTGGCATACTCACATCTTTAAATGTATCTTGCGCCTTCTCTTTGATCGTGGAGAATATCCCCGATTTTTCCATCTTGGAATTCGTAGATAGACCGCTATTTGCGCTTTCATTGTTAGTAGGTGCGCCAAAATTCGTGAATTTAAATGTTGGTAGTGACATTGGTTTGATGTATCGGTTATATTGTTTATAACTTTATGTTATATATAGTATACATTATTACGGTCGTTATTACGGTCGTTATTACGGTCGTTATTCATATGGACTATATTTTTTCACCGATCCCCCTCCTGAATTGGTGGTATCTTCATCATCCTTTCGCACAATCGTGTTCATTGCGTTCAATGCCTCTAAACGCTTAATTGTGCGTTCCAAATCGCCATTTTTGTCCCCATTGTAACCAGCAGATGAAAACAGATAATCGGTATCTGGGCTTATCTCGTGCTGTTTGATTTGCTTATATACCGAATCAATATTCGCAACCGCATTTTCAATAACGATCCGGTCGTTAATCATTTCTACACGACTATCGTATTCTGTTGTAAGAAGTGATATCGCGAAATAAATCAAGTATCGCCGCTTCTTGCGGACACCTGGCGTGAACCGAATACAATAAAGACGCAATAAACTATTCACGATTTTCTGTGTAAGCGGTGAATACTCCTCTGCGTCATTGCTTCTCGCCAATATCATATCCCAAATCATCCAAATGGGGTCAAACTGGAGTTTATCATCGACTGGAATATGGGCGCGCCGTTCGCATCGACACGTCTCTTTCTTTGCCTTACAAATCGTCTCAAACTCTACAACCCACTCCACCCAATAGCACGCCAGAAGTGTATTTTTGGAATCGCGAGAGATATGGTATGCGAACTCATTCATCGCGATGAATATCTCCTTCGGGTCTCTCTCTCGGAAGAACTCCTGCGCATAATCTACGCGCGGGGCTTTCAGGCGCTGTGACATCGTCGCGATATCATATTCTTCCTTCTTCTTGATTTTCACGATGTCGTATTTGTGTTGACGTTTTGAATTCACGATGACGCACACAATTTCCGCGAAGAGCGACCGCATTTTTGGGTGGTTTCGCAAGCGGAGTTCATTCCCCGCATACCCGTTGGATATAATCGACTTGAAACTCTCATACCGCATTTCAATATAAAGTGGGAGTTTAGGATTGGCTAAATGAATATGTTTACTTATAAACGTGATGATGATATCCCATAATTCTAAATAATGCCCGGAGCATACGAGTTCCGCACTCCAATAACACGCAGGTTCTATTTTAGATGAGGATAAACTATTCAACAGTTCTTTTCGCACGTCGGTTTTTTTATAGGACGAAAAAGTGATACCGCGAAAGTCACTTTCACTGCGGATGTCGTTGATTTCACACATACGCGATAAGCGATAATTACATTGTGGTCGGTTTTTATTCGCGCGAGAATAACGATAAGAATATTTTAGAACGAAATACTAGTAAACAATGATGTCTCTATTTAAATACTTTCAATCACTTACACGATGGGAAATATTGACCTTTTTATTCATATTGTTGATGGTTGTATGTTTTATGAAACGCGACTTATCCACCCAGGTGGATGGCTTCACTGGCTCTCAAACCGAGAAATACAAAGTCTTTGAAAACGACCATTTGTATGACGCATTTTATGCTGATATTTACGATGAACTCTTCATTCAACCCAATAAAATAGAGGCGGAAGTGGACGAAATCATTAGCATCACCGGTGCGCTAAAGGGGAATGAAACCGATAAGAAAAATTTCAAGGTTTGTGACCTAGGATGTGGGCCTGGGCATCACGTCGACCAACTCAAGAACAAGGGTGTCGTAAATGTGATTGGATGCGACAAATCGCAGGCGATGCTTCAGACCGCGAGAGATTTATACCCGTCGTCTAAATTCATACACGGTGACTTTATGAAACCAATGTTATTTAGCGATGAAGAATTCAACGTCCTTACGTGTTTCTATTTTACGGTGTATTACGTAAAAGACAAACGCGCGTTCTTTCGCAACTGCTACCAATGGCTGAAGCCCGAGGGATATCTTATTCTTCATTTGGTCGACCGAAACCATTTTGACCCGATTGTCCCGGGTGGAAAACCGCTATTTCTGGTGTCACCGCAGACCTATGCGAAAGATCGGATTACGAATTCTCTCGTCAAGTTCCGGAGTTTTCAGTATAAATCGGACTTTATTCCACCGCCGCCGACCAGGTCTACGTCTACGAAAGCCTCTACTGCGACGAAGAGCACTGGAGAGAAGAATATAGCAAAGTTCGTGGAGAAGTTTACGGATGATAAGACGGGGAAAGTGCGAGAGAATATTCACACGTATTATATGCCAACCAACCGAGAGATGTTGGATATCGCGAAGGAGGTCGGATTTACAGTGACGGGGCAGGTGGACCTAGTTCACGTTCTAAACGAGTATCAGTATCTCTTTATATTGAAGAAGCCGGCATAATCGCGCGCGTATCCCGCGCGTATCCCGCGCGTATCGCATTTCTCGATATACTACAATGTAATGACACAACGTGAAGTGATAACGGCGATACTCGCGGAGTGGTGGCCGTATATCATCCTCGTGATATGCGTGTTATTCATTACTTGCGTGTGTGTATTAAAATTCAATACATTTTTCTGGTATCATCAACCAGTGACATTTCGGTGGACGTTGCGTAGGTTTGTCAGTGGCGGTAGTGGCGGTAGTGGCGGCGGCCAGAATACCCGGATTATGAATTCTCTACGCACATCTGGAACACGGTGTTATAATGCGGTCGTATATCCGTTTATGAACTTTGTAAGCCACGATGATGTCCGGGTCTACGACGACAGCGTGAACGCAATCATACCTTACGAGAGAATTGCCGCATTTCTCTCACGGCGTGACACTGAAATCGTGGCACCTGGAAGACGTGTATGTATCGACAGCGATACAGTATGTACCGATATCCCAGGTGATATATTTCGTTATATTCTCTCGCAAGAGTCGCACGGTCTCTCGGTGTTTATTGGTGTGCTTTGTCGTGGCGGGAGCGGGAGCAGTGCGTCGTCTACGTCTACGTCTACGTCTACGGCTACGGCCATAAAAGGTGTATGCGTCCTCACGCCTCGTATAATGGTATCGGGCGCGGGCGCGGGTGCTGCGACGTCGGTTTCTATCTATGTATGCGACCATCTTGCGTGGCTGCGTTATACTACGCGCGACCGCGATTCTCTCACATTGCTCGAAACAACGGAATATATCCAGAAGTCACGAGAGATTGCGGGGGAACAAACATTATATCGTTACCGTGAAATTCCGTGGTTTGTCGTTCCGTTTACGACGGTTTATTCATATACGTTCACGGGGGACGCATGCACTGGCGCAGATGCTGTCGCCGCAGGGATAACGGTGGTGCCTGTTTCATCCGCGAACTTCGCCTTATTTTACGCCTTTGTAAATGAACACACGAGAGATTTCCGATATTGTATTCTTTATGAACTCGGTCAACTTCAATCTCTCGTTCAAGGTGGAATCTATCGGATTTTTATGCTCGTATTGAATCAAGTTCGCGTGTTGTCTGTTTATATCTTCGCACCATCTTGGCTGAAAGCATCACCAAATGCGTTGCGTCGTTTTCATTCTGATTTTGATTCTCTCTCTGTCTCTCGGCGGGTTACAAAACCGAAACGAACACGAGGAAACCGAATTTCTAAATTACACGAACATATCGCAGATACATCCACAGCACTCGTGAAGTATTTGCCGCCGGTAGAACGGCCGAAATATGATATTTTTGGGAAGCGGGTGAAAACGCGCAAAGGCGCGACGGAGGCGACGGATGCCCGTGAAAAAAACAGAGATGAACACACGGTCGACATCCCATTATTAATATCATCCATCCGAGAGAAATCTCTCTGCGACAACAATACATTTCTGCGCGGGTTTTATATGTCTCTCGCCACATTTCATCCGGCATTTATTTGTATCGATACCATCGCGCATAATTATCTCTTGATTGATGCAATGCTTGCGGCATCAAATGTCAAACTTGTATCGCGAGAGAAATGGTATTACATTATGTATAATGCCATTATAGAGAGGGAAACACTGTGTAAGGATATATTTACCGCGTAGCGGAACCGAGGCGGACTGTGCGTATTTCGCCTGTTTCGCCTTCAGCGATATGTGAAATAATGTAATTGTTAAGTCCGCCGAGGTGGAGCGCAGACGAGGCGAAGCCGAGCGTAGCGGAACCGAGGCGAAAGCGGAACCGAGGCGGGTTCAACGCTGATACCTACCATACGACGACGCTGTAAATGCTCTACTTCCACGCCCTGCGCCGCCGCCACCGCCAAACATCCCGCCTCCTCGGCCGCCGCCGCTACCACCACCCGATGCTGCGCGCGTAAAGGTATCAATGACAAATATGATAAATACGCCTAAAAAGCAATAAAGAACCAACTCTTCAATCACGTGACCCGTCTTTTCATCTTTCTTCTCTTCCAACATATGAATAATGTAGTTGAGTTTCTCGATCAGCGCTGCGTTTGTTCCAGATACGGCGCCACTACCGACACCACCACCGCCACCACCAGCGGCCAACTGATTCGCGAGTGTTTCCGCATAAGGCACAAATTGTTCGTAATATTGAGAAGCGTATGTGCTCGTCTTCCCCGCACCAGGACTGGCACCGGCACCGGCACCGGCACTGACATTTGGAACGCTAAATGGATCTTTCTTTGGCGCACCCGGAATTCCAGTAAGTTTTTCAAAATACAATGATGAATTTGTGGGCGCCGCCCCCGCCGACGACGACTCCATCCCCTCGAATAATGTAGATGTATACGACGATCCTGGATTTAGGGAATTCATTTGGGTGGTTTTACGGACTCCTCCGGTCGCCACACTGCTAGATACTCCTGGAATCACAGATGAATGCGATACGTTTGACGAATATACACCCATTCCTTGTGCGGGATATGATGGTAGTATACTATCAACGGCAACATCATCTCCATCTACGTCGCTATCTTCACCGCCTTTACGATGAATGTTTTCGATATAATCCTTGATTTGTTTGATTTTCTTTCCGGCATTTTGTATGACACCATTGTTATTGCCATTTTCACTGGGTGCTTGTAATAAACCTCGTTCTCGTTCTGGTCCACTTCCACCGTTGGGTTCATTTCCGCGCGGTATCTTTAGGGTTCGGTTACTGCCGCCGCCACCGCCACCGCCATTTCGGCGATTGTAGAGTTTTCCATTTCCATTTCCGTTTCGTGTATTGTCGTTATTATTATCGGCGGAATATTCTGAAAAACCTAAAGATGTCATATTCTCCTATAAAAAAATGAGATTTTAATTCGGTGTGAATTCTTCTGGTTATATACGAAAAATATATTTGTTATGTATATAAGACGAAATGGTGAAATTAAACAAAGGACTCACTTTAGGTGTTTTACTCGTTCTCATCGTTGTTATGATTCTTAAACCCAATCTTCTCGGGTTTTTGTATAACAATGTTTTAGGCAAACTCATTTTTGTGGCTGCCGTTGTGTTTCTCTCATTGAAGCATACCGCCGCAGGTCTGTTGGCCGTCGTGTTTATCGCGATTATTGCTTCAATGAGCGGCTACCACGGATTTGAAGGAATGGAAGTGCCGGAGGACAAGAAGAAGAAGCCGGAAGAAGAGGAACCCTCGGAAGGCTTTGAAGGAGATAAGAAGAAGTGTGAAGGCGAAGATTGTGATGGCGAAAAGGAAGGTGCCGAGAATCAGAAGCCCGACATTGTCAAGGACATTGAAAAGCAATTGAAGGCGAAATAAGCACTCCGTGCTCTGTGCTCCGTAATAGATACGAGACGATTCCGTGTCATATCTATTGAATTATATCTCGCATAATAGTAGTAGTATACGATGAATCTAGAGTATAATATCAAGTATATTCTTTCGTGGGTATATCATAATGTTATTCAAAGTGATGCGACGTGTGCCATCGTGCGAATATTGATAATCATTGGACTCGTATCGTTGTTAGTATATCGTCAGTTTATCTTATTCCTTCTTCTTAGTATTGTCGTCATATATGCGGAGGTGTTTCTCGGGACGGACACGGACACGGACACGGACACGGAC